ATGCTCACTGGTATAAGCATCAGTAATACCATAACCTTCTAATGTATTAGGTTTGCTCTGAACGCCAGACCATTCAACATTAGTAGCAGTTGCAGCATTACCAGTAATATTTGCAGGAAGTTCACCATTTTCATTTAATTTTAATACTTTATTCGGTGTAGGTACACTTACTATATCTACATTAGAAATTGCATCAGTAATACCATAACCACTTAATGTGTTAGGAGTGTTCTGAACGCCAGACCATTCAACATTAGCTGCACTACCAGTAATATCAGCAGGCAATTTACCTTCACCGTTTAACTTAAGCAGTTTACCTGCTTCAGGAGTATCAGATACATTGTCAGTAGATACGAAATCAGTAGCACGTTTACCATCAAGAGTTTTTGCATCACCAGTAATATCTGTAGGAAGTTTACCTTCTTCATTTAATTTTAACAATTTACCTGCTTCAGGAGTATCAGATACATTGTCAGTAGATACGAAATCAGTAGCACGTTTACCATCAAGAGTTTTTGCATCACCAGTAATATCAGTAGGTAATTTACCTTGTTCATCTAACTTAAGAAGTTTACCAGCTTCAGCATAATCAGTGATAATATTAGTGTTAACTGCATCAGTGATACCATAACCTGCTATAGTTGTAGGTTTATTTGTAATACCAGACCAAGCAACATTAGATGCTGTGCCTGCAGAATATACTTCATAGCCGCCATCTTCATGTAATTTTGAAACGTCGACTACAAAATACATCATTCCAGTATCATTAACTTTAACAGTATCACCAAGTTGTACATCTTCAGGTGTTAATTCATATCTTGCAGTGTCATCAGTAACAACAACACAACGTTCTAAAGCACCATGAGGTAAACTTGCAAGAGGAATTGTACCAGATAAAATAGATGCAGGAATCTGAGCATTATCATCTAATTTTAAAATTTTACCAGCTTCAGGTACTGAAACAATATCATCATTTTTAACAAATAAATTATCAACCTGAGTGCTAGTATATACGTCTTCAATACCTAAACTTCCAAGGTCTGTAGGTTTGTCGGGAAGATTTTCCCAACTAATATCAGACATATATGCGATAGGATTAGACTCATAGCGAACCCTATTATCAGCAGTATCAAATTTATCGATAACTTCTTTATTTAAATGATTATGTTTAACAGAAACTGCATTATCAATATCTTGAACTGATGAAGTGGGTTTATTTTGTAAATTTTCCCAAGAAATCTCAGGAATTTCTTCAGATTCGAGTTCAACAGTACGTAAAGTATAATCACCCTGGACTATATTTAAAGTATAACCAGTATCCTTATTACCAACGGTGATTAATTCACCAGGATGAACACTAGACTTATTACTGTTTACGAATCTAGTAGCTTCTTCAATAGAGGAGAAAGTTAAATTTTTACCAATTTCTTGAATAGACTTATCCGATTTGATTATACATAAACTATAATCAGTATCTTGAATATTATTAGAAATGTCACCATTTGCAACAGCAATAATCTGACCAGGATATGCATAAGAACCAGGTTCATTAATATATGCTAATACTTCATCTTTATTATTAAAAACACTCGTAGGATCAATAGGAAATGCACCCATTCTAGAATACATTTTCAATAATCCTAAAACGAGATTTTCATTTTCATTTATATAAGGAAAATTAGCCATAATTACTTCCTCCTTTCTTTAAATTGTAACTTTAAATGTCATATCAGACGGGAAAGGCTGTTCAGGAATAAAACTGTATACCTTATAATCAATGGCAGTAAAATTATTAGCACCTTCAACAGGAACTATAGATTTAGTAAATACTGCTTTAGACTCATCATTACCCATCTCAATATATTCGACACTAGTAACATCTCTAAGGTTTGCAGGATATGCAAAAGTTGCACGAGTCTGACCTTTAAGAATATTAATAGTAAATGTAGTACCTTCAGTAGCACCATGGTTACTAGAGTTGGTTAAAGTACGAACTGTATTAGATGAATTTGCAGGAGTAGTGACAGTATCAGTACCCCAGAAATATTTACGGAAACTAGTATAAGTTATAGGGGTGGAAGTTTTACTACCGGAAGGAATACTACCAGTAGGATAATTTTCACCAAAATTATCTTTTTTTATTAAACCTGCAGCATAAGTTGCAGTTGCAGTATAATTTGTAACTCCAGTAATAGTTAAATTTTCAACATAAGAAATAGGAGATACGGTTGACATTTCAACTTGTACATTATTTTTCTTAATAACAATATTATTTAAAGAACCTGCATCGTTTTTGATAAACTCACCACTAATCATAATGGCTGCATTAGTACCTTCTTCATAATATCCACCAACTGTACCACTTGATACAGAAATAGAAACAGAAGGAGCGGTATATTTAGGAGGAACACGTACCTGTACCAATTTACGAACGATAGAATCAATAGATGTTCCAGCTGCAATAGTATCACCGTTAACAAAGGAGCCAATACCATCTGTATCTAACATAACAGGAATTTCTTCAGCTGTTTTAACGTTAGCCGTTTTAGTAATTGGATGTAAAACAGTAAATGAACCATCAGATTTTTTAGTTTTCATTAAAAAATCAATAACTTCAGACATAATTATATTTTCACTCCTTTACTATAATTTTATCAATATGTAAATACCGTTAATATATTATTTTTACCATATATCATCAGACAGATCAGTGTCAATCCATAGAATAACTTCATTGCTGGTAGGATTAGATTTATTAACAGAAACATCTTTCTGTTCATCGATAACAATCTGTTCACCACCATCAATTGAAGTAAGACCTTCAATAGACATAATTCCTTCATCTTCAATATCAAATACAAGTCCACCCATTACCAGGTTTGACAAATCAGCACTACCTGTATCTTCAACAATAGGAATTTCGGATTGATCAAATAACAGTATAATACCTGTAGTAGTATCAGGATTGATAGGATCATCAGGATCAACAGGGGGAATATCAGGTTCTGTTCCAGGTTTATATCCAGGAATTGTGATATAATGGGATGAAAACTCGTCAGGTGTTAACCAAAGTTTAGTAATAGGTTCTCTAGGTCTATATTCTGAAATAACAACAACTTTATCAGCACCAGCACCAACAGTATCTGATAACGTAGTTTTATTCCATTTAGATTCATCATATGGACCTGTTACATAATCATCAGTAGCAGTAACAACTCGGATTTCATTATTATCAGTATCAATGATAAATGATTTATCACCAGTATTATATATTTTATTTTGATCGTAGATCGAAATATCTCCACTACCAAAAATAAAATTCTTTAATAAATTTAATATACCTTGTCTATCTAGAATATTATTATCAATTACAGAAAATCTACCCATTGTATATCACCTCCTTTTATACTTGAACTACTGCAAATAAACTATTAAATATAGGTCTTATATTTTTAGTATTTTCAGTAATTTCGCCTGAATAACTAACTAAATAATTTTTAACTTTAAAAGATGTCAATACAAATCCTGCAATTACCTTACCTTTAGGAACTTTAATAAAATCATCATCTGTTAAATTAAATACCTTATGATTAATCTGATCTATTGATTCTGAAATAACAATAGGATCAGACGTTGTATCATCATTATAATATATTAATAACTCCATATCTAGTAACAAATTATTTCTTTCACTAGATATTCCTGATTTATTAACAGTAATTGCATCGATATCTACATTAAATAATATCTTTTTACAATTATAATAGGGTATAGTTATTGTATTTGTAATATAATTTTTATCAAATTCCATTATAAAAGGTGCATATACATCATTATCCATTTCAACATTTATAATATCTCCATAAATAGACATATTATTAGCAATTGATTTAGTTTCTATGATGTGTGACTTAAGTCGTGAATTATAATTATATGATATAGTATCACCGGTTTGAGTTTTAACAAGAACTTCACCAGTAAACTTATCAATCATTACTTCTTCATTATACGCATCATCAAATCTATCTTTAGATAATAGCGAAACACCAAATCTATATTCCGGCATGTATGTTTACACCGCCTTTCTTTTTTTATTAATATAATGTTTTTAAGTCTTAAGTATGGTGTTCGTATCAGGATTTAATAAAATATTATTTTCAGTGATATGTAATATATCAGGATTTAAAAATAGATCATTATCGGTATTAATAAATAATGTTGGATATTTATCCACCATAGATTGTGTAATCTGTAAAGTATCGGGATTAATTAATTTAATATAATTCCAGAGATATTCATTAAAAAACTCTTCAATTTCTACTATGATATCATCAATTAAATCTGGAATTGTATCCTCAATATCAGGTAAACCGTCCTCGATATCATCAATAATTTCATCAAATATTTTAGAACTGATGTCATCAGTAGGATAATCATCTCCCCAATCAAGACAATCTAAATTCTTTTGATATATTTCAAGATTTGTTAAGGTAGGTACATCTTTAAGTATAAATATATAAGGTGCCACAATTTCTATATTAGATTCATGGAGTCGTAAACCATTTAAATATATATCATACCACTTAAAATCTAACGGTTTATTAATTTTACCAGTTAAATTAACAATACCTTTTTTATTTATTCTTCTCTCATAATGTACCATAAAATATTTATTACTATTATATACAAGTGTATATTCATCATTAGGATCCTGTTTCATCATGCCTCTAATAGCATGAGGACCTGATGCATTATCTGAGAATAAATATCTACGCAACTTCTGAGGAATTAATCTACCATTACGATATAATAAGATATTTTTTCTATCATTATTGATTTCTCTATCAATAATAACTTCATTACTACCTTTTACAACTTGTTTAAAACTAACCCTGTTTACATTAATATCTACAGTTTTACCAATATCTAAAGGATTAATAAATTTAATATAAATTTTTTTATAATTATAAAAATCATTAGATGTTATTTGATAATAACCACCATCAAGATATGCATATAAACTATAATCATTTTTAGATAAATAGATATTCTGATCATCCAAAGATTTAGTGGTGACATAAATATCAGACGGTTGAATATATTGATCTTCAGGTATATTAACTTTATGATAAGATATATTATCAATTATTTCTATGGATTGTTTATATCTATAATCTACAAATTTTTCTACAGTAATACGACTATTAGAATTTATCATTCTAATAGGAATGTATATATAGTAATAACGATTATCATGGAATGTATATAAATCATTGGTTTGATAAGAATCAATTAATATATTAATTTTATCACCTTTTTTATATCTGAAAGTAAATAAATAACATGTTTCATTAAAGGTGACTCTTTCAGTAGTTTCTTTAATTTCTTTAAAATTATTAGACCTATATCTGTCAGTTAAATCATCTATTTCAGATACATCAATATCAAAAGTTGGAATATATCCAATTAATTTATGTAAATAAATTGAATAATAATTACCATTTTTATATATCATATTATTCAACTTATTCATCTTATATTTAAGATGATCTAATTTAGAATTAGTCCAATCATCATGATCATATGTCATTGAAATAGGTTTATAATTTTTAATAATATCAGGAATTGAATTATCAGCATATTTTTCTAATACATTTTTAGTAAATCTATAATATAATGACAATTCATTTTCATACTTAGATCCTATAGATTTTGTATCATCAGCATAATATATATAAATAATCATATCATCATCATGACCAGTATATAATTCATATATATTAGGATAATGTAATATTACCTTTGTAGTATGATCAAAGAATACATCAATTCCGGATTTTCTAAAAATGATAATATTTTCAATAGGAACAGGCATATCCTTTATAGGTAATTCAAAATACTTAGTACCTGCAGGAATATCTATAGTATCGAAATGATTTAATAAAAAAATATTTCTAATATCTGTATGTATATTAGTTAATGCTAATACCTGCTCACTATTAAGTTTTAATTTATTTTCTTCATTTTTAAAAGCTTTAATAAATTTATATTTATACAATTGTGTATCATCATATGTTATCCATGTAGTAAAATTATTAGTTTCAGATATCATATTAGAATTTTCAAAATTTACAATAGGAATACCATTATACTTAGGTACTATTGTATAGTTTCTTATCGTTCCTCGATTAGAATGAAGTGTAGATATATTATGAGCTTTAACAATTAAAACTGTCATTTTACTATGAGATTCAATCAAATCCCTAATTTCTAATTTAGTAAATCCATCATGTATATATCTTTCACCAGGTTTATGAACAGGACATTGTTCAAATACTCTAAATGATACAGTAGTAATATTTTCCAACATGTTAATACGATAATTAGTATACATTTCACCATTTATAAAAACAAATATATTATTACTAAATATATTTGGATTAGAATTGATTTCATCTGGAGTTAATAATTTTTTATAAAATTTTGACTGCTTAAATTTAGTTCTATTTTTATTTGTAATAAATTGTAAATTTAAATTATATGAGCATTCTGTTTCTGTAAATTTTGTCATATTAGCCATATCAAAATCAAATCTAATCATACCTGAAAGTGATTTTTGTGCATCATATAAATTATTAAATATAGATTCTTTTATATCCCATAAAGTCTCATTCAATATTTTAATATTGAATTGATCTTTACCGATAAGTTCATATACGTGCTTATTATCAGACATTTATTTCACTTCCTTTACGTATATATTAAATATCTATTTTTATATTAATGTTAAAAAACGTAAAAGATATAGAAAACTGCGATTTGAGTTAAAAAATAAATGGATTTAGAACTTAGTCTAAATCCATTTATAAATTATTGTAAGAAGTCATTATTTTCTAAATGCTCCATATATCTATCTTCAATTAATTTAGCATGATGTTCAGTAATATGATTTTTAAAATCTTGATGTTCATCACAGTAACTATTATAATGAACAATATCAAATAAAACCTGGTCATAACTATCTTTACTATGAAGAATACCATGCATTAAATCATCACCAAATGCAAGAATCCGATTTCTAGTATTAACAGCATCTCTTTCATCATCTTTATTTTCAACAAATTCTATTTTATCATTCATTTTTTTCATTTCAGTTTTTAAATAGTCAAAATCATTGTTCATCTTATCAATTTTAGTATTAATGTTTTGATTAATAATATCCCCAATTATCGTTAAACCTTTTGTTAAAATTTTTTTGATAAAAGTCCAAGGATTTATTTTGATCGGAGTAATCTCAATAAAATATATTAATATTAGACCACCACTAATAACAATATTCCTAGTTCCAATTAAGTCATATATATATTTAAATATTTCTTCAAGACTCATAATTAATAAATACCCCCTTTCTGTATTATTAATCATAATTTTAAAGTAAGCTATTTATTAATATGTTTAAATGAAAAAATAATGGGTATATAGAAAACTATATACCCATTATTAACTATTTCATGTTAATATAAATCCCAAGTATTGTTACCGTCACTAATATAAGGTGAATATAAATCCCAAGTATTATCACCATTAGAAATATACATCTGATATGCATCATATTCAGAAGTTTCTTTATTGAAAATATATACTAAACTTAAAGGCTTCCATATTGCATATAACGTAACTTCAATATTATTATGAGTTACAATATTACATATATCTTCACCATTTTTATAAAGTATACCAGTTCCATCAGGTTTCGTATTCCAGCCTACAAATTCATACCCATCTAATATAAATCCATTAGCATTAAGAACTTTACCTGATGAATACGAACTAGACATATTTTCGGTATAACCAGATTTACTTCCATTACCATCAAAAATAATAGTATAGTTATTTGGTATATATTTTACTGTAAGAGATACATTTTCAGAACCCATGTTAAATACATATGGATTATATATACTTGTATAAGTCCCTGTCCATTTATCCCAAGTATAACCATTATTAATCTCTGCACTAACTGTAACAGATTCTTCATAATAATATGAACCACTACCACTCACACTTGAAACAGCACCACTATCAAAATTAATATTTACAATATATCTATTTCTATTATACCATAAATCTATTATTCTAGATCCATCAGATAATATTGTAGTTGATATTACAGTTTCATTATCAACAGAACCGTGGTCATATGTAAATCCATCTATTGGTTTTGCTATGCTAGATAAATTTATTATGGTATCTGGTGTAGCATATGCAGTATCAGTACTGTGTACATCATATGATAAACCATCAAGTTTTTTAGTATGATATATTACTTGATATTTTACAGTTGCAAGTTCCCATTGTGCATATAATGTAACTGTTTCACCATCAGTATATGTTAAATTAGATACTGATTGACCGTCTATATATAATGTACCATTACCATCAGGTCTTGTATTCCAGCCTATAAAATTATAATTAGTTTTTTCATATCCATTAGTATTTAAGTTCTTAGATACATCATATGTCATAGACATATCACTTGTTGAACCAGAATCACTACTATTACCATTAAATTTAATAGTGTATGTAATAGGAGTCCACTGAGAATATAATGTTGTGGGTGATGAACTAGATGGCGTATATGTATTTGATACCAATTGTGATGAAGATTGTGCTTTTGACCATCCTTTAAATATATAACCATTTCTAGTTGATGTAGGTAATGTGACAGAAGAAATAATTTCTGATTCTACATCATATATAGCATATAATGTGTTATTTCCAGCATTAAATGTACTTTTATCAGTATATACAATTCCTGTTCCATTAGGATTAGAATTCCATGATTTGAATTTATATTTGATAGTTTTATTCACAGAATCAGAATCTCTACTAGGAGTACCACCATTACCATCATATGTAATAATAGAATAATTTGATGTTACATCATCAGATTTAGTAGCTGTAGGTAATATAATAGAAGATACTGTATCAGATTCTATATTAAATATAGCAAATAATGTAATATTATCATGTATATCATCAGTATTTAAACTACCACTATATGAAATTCCATAACCATCAGATGAACTGTTCCATGAATTATGTATATACTTAATAGTTCTGGTAATACTATCAGAATCTCTACTAGGAGTACCACCATTACCATCATATGTAATAATAGAATAATTTGATGTTACATCATCAGATTTAGTAGCTGTAGGTAATACTAATGTTGTAGGTGATGAACTTTCTGAGTCATTCCATATAGCATATACTGTAGTATTATCAGTAAATATTGATGTATTATCATATTGTATACCATTGCCATTGGGATCAGAATTCCAATGATCGAAAGTATAAATAATAGTTTTATTAACGGTATCAGATATTTTAGATACAATACCACCATTGTTGTTATATATAATACTATAAGTATTATACTTATTAGATTTAGTAGGTTTAGATAAAGAACTTAATTCATTATTTGAATATTCAATTGATACGGTATTAGATTGTGTTGCAGTTAATGTGGTTGATGAATTACGGCTATATTGTGTATACCACATTGTATTATCAGTATCACGCCATCCGTTAAATGTGTAAGACGTTTTATTAATTTTCATTGCAGTGATTGAAGTATTATTATCACCACTATTAGCATCACCTGTTATAGTGAACGAACGAATATTAACACTTGTAGGATTTTTATAAGGTTGGGGTAATTCAACATAACTTTGATTAGTCCATTTTGTTATATCAGGATCTCTCGGTGGACAGTAATCCCAAGAATATCCACCACTATCAAAATAAAGTACATATCCAATATTTTCATTAGATCCTCCACCAGAATCACCACCATCATCGTCGTCATCATCAGATGTTTTAACACTTTTACTTGTTCCATCACTAATGCTATATTGTGCAGTGCTTGGGCTTGTAACGCCAAACCATGCACTATATGAATTTTTATGAAATGATATTGTCACCGTACTAGTTGTATCACAACTTCCTGATACACCTAATGAATAATAATCATTAAGACTACTTGGATAATATTGTTGACCACCGCTGTCTATAGTAATACCATTTAATTTAATATATCCGTCTATAACACGGTTAGTTGCCCATTCTTCTGTTAATACAGATACATCATCTACATAAAAAGTGGAACTATTATAATGGTAATCAACTCTAACTGTAGCCCAAGATCTATTTGTATCAAAATATAGAGAACCACTAGGCATATATTATTCCCCCTTTAAATATTAGTTATTATGAATGGGAAAATCTAAAATTATTTTTTATATTTTATAACATATTTAAATTGGGTACAATCATATGATTGTACCCAATTATTCCAATATATTAATATATTGTTTTAAATCAATAAGGTTCCCAGACTCCATCTTTTACAATATGTGGTGCATATAAAACCCATTCTTCATTGTGGCAAATGAAACATTGATAGGTTCCAATACCAGGTATTGTTGTACTTCCGAGAGTTTCCCAATTAGCATTTACAGTGATAGAACCAGTAGTTCTAGTTGCTAATTCATTTTGTAAACTTATAGTATCTGTAAATGTTGCATCTTTACCTTCATTGATACCAGTGATTACATTATTGGTATTATCTGTCCAATTACCAAATCTGGAACCAGGTTTATTAGCTTTAGCTAATGTTACACCATATAATATATTATACGTTGCCGGATTATTACTATTATTATTACCTCCATTTAGACTATAATTAATACTATAATCGATCGGATCGTAATAAAAATTAAATGTCATGTCCGAGTCTTCTTGATAAATGGTTTTACCCATATTATAGTATATGATACCATCATTTTCATTTACATGACCAAATTGGTTATTTAAAATAAATCCATTAGGAATATCAGATAATGCATTATCTGTATTTAAATTAATTGCCAATTTATAAGTATTTGTAAATGTTTCAGATTTCATTAAATAACAAGTATTAGACTCAGCATTTCCATCATTATTTTTAAATCCCCGTAATAAGTGGTTAATTCTATTAGTATATGTATTGATTTTCCAAATAGCATATAATGTTATTGAAGTATTATCTGTATACATATCACCAGGTTGATATGTTGCAATATTATCATTACTAATACTCCATCCCATAAATGTATAACCACTTTTTACAGGAATTAAATTACTAATCTGATAATCAGTTCCATATTGTTTATATTCTATACCAGGATTATTATCAGTAGCACCATTACCATTATATAAAATAGTATATGATATAGCAGACCAAACAGCATATAATGTTATTGAAGTATTATCTGTATATATATCACCAGGTTTATATGTTACAATATCATCATTACTAATACTCCATCCCATAAATGTATAACCACTTTTTACAGGAATTAAATTACTAATCTGATAACTAAAACCATATCGTTTAGTTCCTGATGAAGGAATATTATTACCATCATTTCCATCATATGTGATAGTATATAAGTTATATTCAACTTCGGGTATTAATGATACATTCTGTGTAGGCATTATAAATGTTGTGGGATTAGTATTATCAGTTATTATAAAATCACCAGACCATTTAGAGAAATAATACACATCATTATCAAAAATTGCTTCAATTGTTACTGATGCACCATGTTCATAAACACCAGCACCATTAACACTTTGAATATCTGAGGTTTTAATTAATGAAACAGTATAAGTATTTCGGGTATAATATAAATTGATAACTAAGCTACCATCAGATTTAACAGTCACTGTTGATACGATACTACCATTAACTTTACCCTCTTTATATACGAAACCATCAATATTAGTTATTAAATTTGAGAGGGTTAATACACTATCAGCAGTAGCTACTCTATTTTCAGATAAATGTAAAGAATATGTATTAGTTCCTACATCTTTAATATGATGGTTTATGGTATACACTATATCATCTTTAGCTACCCATTGTGCATATAATGTTATATTACTGGTCGGTGTATATGAATCTGTAATACAATATTCAGAAGATACACTTTCACCCCAACCTAAAAAGTTATAACCTTCTCTAGTTGCTGTGGGTAAATTAATAGTAGTAGTATTATCGGAAGAAATATTCCATATTGCGTATACTGAGGTACTATCATTAAAAGATGTGGAATCTGTATATCTAGTACCATCACCTGTAGAATTAGAACACCAATATGCAAAATTATAATTCACTGTTCTAGTGGCATTATCGGAATATCTATTTACTGTACCACCATTACCATTATAAATAACAGTAAAAGTCTCACTACCACTAGATCTGGTAGGTTTAGATAATAATGATAATGTGTTATTATTGTAAGTTGTTGATTGTGACGATGTTTGTGTAGCAGTTAATGTGGTTCCTGAATTATGGTTATATTGTACCTGCCATATTGTACCATCAGTAGTATCACGCCATCCATTAAATGTGTAAGACGTTATAATATTTTTTGTTGCAGATAATGTGGTATTATTATTACCGCCATTAGCAATACCTGTAATAATAAAAGACTGATTATCATTAGTAGAATTACGATATGGTTGAGGTAAATCTAATGGTGTATTTTTATATTTTCTTAACTCATTATTTGAAGGGAAATAATCCCATGTATAACCACCATTATTTAAATATACACTATAAAATGTTGAACCAGACGAACCCCCAGAATCACCACCATCATCGTCATCATCGTCATCATCTGTAGTTAAGTTAAATCCTGTAATAGTTGCAGAAGCAGATTTATTACCAGAACCTGTAGAACAGTTTGCATTAACAGTAATACTACTTATTGATGCAGAGCCTGAACTACTTACATTAACAGTCATTCTTTCACTACAAATTTCAACAGGAGAGCCATAAGTTGCAACACTACCACTATCACTTATTCCGCCAGATACAGTATATCTAATATCCGTACCACCGGTAAAGTCTACACGTTGTACATAAATATTAAGTGTTACGTCTCTGGATGATCCCCAAGTATCATGCTCTGTTACATCAGCGGTAATTTTAATTACACTAGTACTACCACTTGTTGACATTTTGACAGATGCCATTTTTTATCCCTCCTCTTCTTTAGTAGTATTATTAGGTTGATGAACCTTTAAGAATATAATTCTACCTTCATATAAATTGTTTGTAGGGAAACTATCTCTAAATAAATTACTATTAGATACAGCGTCTGCAGTCATATATTTTGTTAATAATTCTGATGCAGAATTTACAATAATTACATTATTACTCATATTTATTCACTCCCCACTTCTAAGAAGAACATATCATTCTCAGTTAAAATACCAGGAGGTAAAGTGTCACCATATAAATTACTAGATAATATCACAGGTTTAGTGCTGATACTGCTACCAGGTACCTTTTTTAAATATAACGTACCTTTAGGAACATCCGGAGGAAGAATTTCACCACATACGTCTTTACCCAATATTATAGGACCAGTTAATTCTTTAATAATTACATTAATATCAACATTTTTTGTACCGTCAAATTCTACACTACCTTCAGCATCACCAATAAGTGATATTTTTCTACCAGTAGTTAATTTTTCAGCAGAACCAGAGCTATAAATTTCATAACCTGCCTCATCATATAATAATTCATCATCTTTTACATAAAACATCTTATTGGTTTCTAATACTTTAACAGTATCACCAATTTGAACATCTTCTTTTCTTAATTCAAAACGTTCCTCATCATTTTCAACAATAACACATCGTTCTAATGCACCTTGAGGAATATTTTCAATAGGGATTACACCTTTTAAAATATTTGCAGGTAATTTACCCTCTTCATCCAATTTTATAATTTTATGAGGAGCAGCTTCTTCTACAACATCTGTAACAGCAAGTTTATTATCTATCTTACTAACTAATTGACTAGTAAGATAATTCAATTCACGATCAGATACAGCTTTATACACTGTTATTACACCTCCTTAAATTATTTTAAATTATATGGGTACATTCGTATGAATGTACCCATTTTTTATTTAATATACTGTTCTTTTTGTCTTAAGTGACATCCATATGAACACAACGATTATTCGTTCCTTCAATCTTGTAATGATATCTAATTCTAGGACGAGTATTTAAATAAGCTTCAATTTGATAAGCAGTTTTACCTTGAATGTAGAAATCCATTGCCTTACCATATAAATGTCTAGAATTAGAAACTCCACCCTCATTTGCATTATGAACAGGACATCTAATACCACTAGTTACAATAACAGGTCCTAATTCTTCTCTCATAATATCTGCTTCTTCAAGTAATATTCTACTCATTGTAGCAGTATCACCTTTACAATGTCTGCCACCACATTTGCATGTAAATTCATCTTCTGTAAAATATTTAATACCTGCAAATACACCAGTCTTATTATTAGTAGTAGTTGTAGTATTGATAACAACTTTATTTGTAGAAGATGATGTAGTCGTTGTAGTATTTGTATTATTAATTTTAATACCTTCACCAATGACTTTTAATATTTCTTCTTCAGTTTTAGGACCAAAAACTCCATCAGGAGTTAAATTTCTTTCTTTTTGAAATTGTTTAGTTGCTTCACTTGACTGAGCACCAAAATCACCATCAATTTCACCTTTATATAAACCTAAATATGCTAATAAATTTTGTTTTTGTTTGTTAGTCATAGACTCACCTCCTATATATTATTATAATGTGTAGAAATATTAGTATTTTTAAATATAAGAATAAATATACATATATAGTATAATTTATCTCTGTTTATTTATATAAAAATTTATTATTAAATATGGCTCCTTTTGACATAATTAGTCACTTCATTTTTTAAATAAAATAATTAATTATGGTTACTGATATTTAAATATCAGTAACCATAATCTTTATTTAATTAATAATCTTCACCAACAATTTCTTTATACTGTTCTTTAGTAATAACACCTTTACGAACAGCCATTTTTACCATAGGCTTGCTCCAAAGACCTGCTTCGTAATTAAACTTAACCTTTTCAAAGCTCATAATTATACCTCCACATCATCAAGTGTCATCATATTTTGATACTCAAGCTGAGCAGCGATGCTTGCCAGAGAAGTAGCGCTTAATTCAGCATTAGAAGCCTCAGCATCGGCTTTTTCTTTTTCGGCTTTTATAGCGGCAAGCTCTCTGGCTTCTTCGAATGCCTCAATTGTATCTAGTTTTTCTTGGTCTGTTTCACAGTTGGAAAAATCGCAACCCTGTACCATATACATATCAACCATTTGACCTAAAGTGCCGAAAAAGCCACCATTAATTTCGCCAGCAGCACAAACAACTGTAATAGAATCAAGACCAGCGATTGGATAACGCTGAATCCATTGTTCTGCCGTAAATACTTCGCCAACTGGTGTTAGAATCACATCTTGTTTATTCCAAATTGCATATCTTTTCATATTATTTTCTCCTTTTATTGTTAGATTATAACATAAACATCGACTGTTGACATACTACTACCCACATATTGTTTATCCAAACCACCACCAAACAATGCGTAGTCACCAACGTGGGTTGCCGCTAAATTATTACGAGCCTTACTCAATGTACTCGGTGTTGTTTTAGTGAGAGATGTATCATAGACATCAACAGTATCGTACATATTATAGTCTTCATATGCTCCTGCATCCGCACCACCACCAAACAATGCGTAGTCACCAACGTGGGTTGCCGCTAAACCGTATCTTGCCTTGCTCAATGTACTTGGCGTTGTTTTAGTGAGAGATGCATTATAGGCATCAACAGTAGAGTGTGGTATACCGTTATCAGTAGTGCTTGAATATGATGATGCACCTCCACCAAACAATGCATAGTCACCAATATGAGTCGCCGCTAGTCTACATCGAGCTACACTTAAATTTATGGGATTCGTCTGTGTAAGATATTTATCAAAAGAATGTATCGCATCAGTAACATATTCCCCGTCATTATAACACAAACCCCCACCAAACAATGCATAGTCACCAATATGGGTCGCCGCTAAATAAGAATAAGCTTTACTAAAATTTATAGACGATATCAATGTGAACGATGTGTTAAAACATTCTATTATTTCACCATTGCTAAATAATACATAATTTCCAACACAAGATGCAGCGATGTCACATCTTTTACTTGTTTGTATCGTTGTTTGCGTAAGAAACTTGTTATATGCAGAAATAGCTTCGCCAGTTCTAAACACTGCATAATCATCGGTATGTGTCGCAGTGAAACTAACACCATACCCAGGTTTTAAAGAATCAACATTTGATTTTACCAACAAAGAGTTATAAACATCTACATCATATTTTCGGCTAGTACTACTCCAACCACCACCAAATAAAGCATAATTACCAACATGGGTTGCTGCTAAATCATATCTAGCTGCACTTAAACCAGTTGCAGTTCCATAGTATACTAACTCTCCACCACTCCAACAAGGTCTAGCAACTCCACCAATACCTATATATGCTTTTTTAATTTTTCTAGCTACACCATCAATACCTATATATGCTTTTTTAATTTTATGAGCAACATTATCAATACCTATATAAGCTCGTTTTGGCATTAATAACCACCTCTATATAAATTTATTAATTATGGTTACTGATATGTTAATATCAGTAACCATAATCTTTATTTAATTAAAAATCTTCACCGACAATTTCTTTATATTGTTCTTTAGTAATAACACCTTTACGAACAGCCATTTTTACCATCGGCTTACTCCATAAACCTGCATCATAATTAAATTTAACCTTATCAAAACTCATATTTTATACCTCCACATCATCTAATGTTATCATATTTTGGTACTCAAGTTGTGCAGCAATACTAGCTAAAGATGTAGCACTTAATTCTTCATTAGAAGCTTTAGTTTCAGCTGCAATCTTTGCAGCTTCAGCTGCAGCAAGATTTTCTGCTTCATCAAAAGCTTCAATTGCAGCAAGTTTTTCTTCAGGAGTATTACAATTAGAAAAATCACAACCTCTTGAAACATACATATCAACCATTTGACCTAAGGTTCCAAAGAAACCACCATTAATTTCACCAGCAGCACAAACTACTGTAATAGAATCGATACCAGCAATAGGATATCTTTGAATCCACTGTTCTGCTGTAAAAACTTCACCAACAGGTGTTAAAATTGTATCTTTCTTATTCCAAATTGCATATCTAGCCATTTTATTATTCTCCTTTTTTATTTTATAGTATATACCGTGACTTCACCCGTCCCACTAGCGCCATATTGTGGTGTTGAATTATCTCCACCACCAAATAATGCATAATCACCAACATGAGTAGCCGCTAATTTACTAACTCTACGTAATAGTGGTGAAGAGGTTGTTCTTGTAAGTGAACTATCATAAACATCTACTATATTAGTAGGGTCACTACTAGCATTAAAACCCCCTGCAAATAGTGCAAAGTCACCAACATGTGTTGCAGCTAATTCATATCTTGCAATACTTAATGGTTCTTGTATGGATCGAGTTAATGACGAGTCATACCCATTAACAACATCAGAAATGTTTCTTGAGCCGTTGTTGTTACCTATACCTCCGCCAAAAAGTGCATGATTCTCCACATATGTTGCGGCTAATTTTTCTTTTCTTTCGCTTAATGAATCTAATGATTCAATTTTTGTCAGAGATGAATCATATGCATCAACAAAATTATATCCACTACTATTTGCGCCATCGCCACCTGCAATAATTGCATAATCCCCGACATGTGTTGCTTTGGCATTCCATCTGCCATAGATCATACCAATTACCACTGTTGAACGTGTCAGCGATTTATCATACGCATCGACTATATTACTTTCAATCGCATTTCCCATATATCCAGAATTTGTTGAGCCACCTGCAATGATTGCATAATCCCCGACATGTGTGCATGATGCCCCATATTTAGAGATATTCGGTTGTGTTGGGACTATTGCAGATAATGATTCAGTAAACGCAACAATATTACTCACATTAAGAATAGCATAAGTTCCAACATGTGTTGATGAAGCAAAATTAGAGGCGGTTGTATTATAATTGTAAATTATAGATTTGATTAAATTATAGTCATACACTTCAATCGAATCAGATATATTACTACCTGCCGTAATTGTTCCAGCCATAAATAAAGCATATTTTCCGACATGTGTGGCGGTAAGGTTATATCGTTTCAAAGATAGATCATCTGCTGATCCATAATATACTAATTCTCCACCACTCCAAAAAGGTCTAGCAACTCCACCAATACCTATATATGCTTTTTTAATCTTTCTTGATATACCATTAATACCAATATATCCTTTTTTAATTTTACGAGCCACATTATCAATACCTATATAAGCTTTTTTTGACAAATTACTCACCCTTATTCATATACAAAGTATAATTTACCAGTTTGTAAAGCTGATACTCCTGCAGTTAAATCGGTAGGCCCATAATCATATAAATTATCAATTGCACTGGTAATCTGTTCATTAACAGGATCAGATCCTACTTTTTCACTTAATAAATCAAATTCGTTTTTATTTGCAAAATCAGATGCATGTTTACCATCTAAAGTATCTGCATTACCACCATCTAATTTAGATACTCCACCAAGTTTTTCCCATACACCATTTCTTTTAACCTTTAAAACAGCCATTCACATACCTCCTTATTAAATTATTAATTTAATATTTATTAATATTTTAAGTATATTTAATGACAGTGTAATAGAATGTTCTATTTGCAATAGCAGTCCAACCGGAACCACCATAGTATTCAGCCGTAAGTGATATGGTTGTATTATTTCTTCTAATAACCCAATCAGTGAAAGCATTATAACTATCCATATGTAATGTTGTATTTAATCCACTACCATATTCTGCAAATACTGCTGTTGTAGCTTTTAATGTGCCATTATAATGTTCATTATAATGGATCATAACTAAATCTGGAATGAAGTTACAATTAATAGTTGCTGCTCCACTCGAATTAGTTGTAAAAGTACCGCTTTCTTTTCCTCCATTGACAGGGATAGAAGATAGTGCAGATACTAAGTTACCACTTATTATAGAACTAGGCACTGTTCCACCTTTTTTCCCAATCATAGAAAAAGCATTTAAAATATCATTTTGAATAGTATCCAAATATTTTAAAATATCATCGAGACCTATAGGGTCTGTAATTCCAACTATTTTACGAATTATATTTGCAATTTCTGTCATTTTTGATTTTACACTCATTACCAAACACCTCCAAGAATAGCCTCATCAACATATCTTTTTATTTCTGCTATATCTTCTTCAGTCCAATAATCAATACCACGAATCGGTATCGTACCTGGATCTTCGAGAGGTGCATCCATATCAATCCACAATGTACCATCAGGAACATCTAATGGCTCATCATTTTGTGTATAGATTGTTTCTTCATCTTCTATTGTTATAGTATCTGTACTATTATCACCTTTAGTATATGTAATTATATTACCTTCTGCAGATAGACCAATAATTGTATTATTGAATGTAGTGTTAATTTGCTCTGATACACTATTAGTACCAACTTTTGATTTTAATTCATCAAAATCTGTACTAGATGCAAAATCAGATGCATGTTTACCATCTAAGGTATCTGCATCACCTGTAATATCAGCAGGAAGTTTACCATTATTATTTAATTTTAAAATCTTATTAGCTTGAGATGATGTGACGACATCATTAATACTAACAAAATCATCTGCGTGTTTACCATCAACTGTATCAGAATTACCACCATCTGCAGGAAAAGATGAAGGGATATTATTAATTTTAGTATTTATACTATCTAATTCAGATTTAATTACTTTATTCTGTACAGGATTTGTACTGTTATTAGATAATGCCTCATCGATAATAGTTTTATTAGCATCTTTTTCAACACTATCTAATTTAACCTTATCATCTTTAGATAATAAACCATCTGTAACAGAATTTGCTAAAGTATAAGTAGTATTTTCACTAGGAGGAGTATAACCTAATGCATCAGTGACATTATTTTTTGTTATACTAATATTAATACCATCCATACTATTATTAGTAGTAATAGTTACATTATTACCTGATAAAGATAATGTATCTGTAGTAGTATTAGCAGTTATATTAGTACCATTTACAGATACAACACTAAATGCATTTTGGTTAGGTTCAGCATTAATAGGAGCATGATCGGAATTAGCATGAGTCTTAGCAACATTCCAATTTTCTCTCTCTTCTGATGTAATATGAATATTATTGTTATTAGTATGGGTAGTTAAATCAGTATTTATTGCTTTCGCATTAACCTCTCTCTGTAATTCATCAATCAGTCTTTTTAATTCAACACCTTGTGCTGCACTTAACGGTTGATTTGTCACATTAGTAATCAAGTTATCGACAATATCATTCACATTAACTTTATTAGTAGTGATACCCTCAATCAAACTCTTATTACTCTTAATATAAGCAACGATTTCACTTAATTGGTCTAAAGTTATATCATCACTATCAGCTAATACATTTAATCTTTGTGTTAAATTATTGATTAATAACCGAATATCTTCATGAGAAGAGGTATTTACATTATGATTAGATACTGCAGTATTTGCAGTACCAGAAGGATCAGCATTTACATCAGATGATGTTAATATAATATCAGTTTCTAAAGATTTATTATTAATCGTTCTAGAAGTAGGAACTTTATTATCTAATTCAGATTTAATTATTTTATTCTGTACAGGGTTTTCACTTGTATCAGATAATAAGCTATCAACAATAGTCTTATTAGCACCTTCATCAATAGTATCCAGTTTAACTTTATCTGAAGATAACATTAAACCATCTTTTGTATCAGATACTACATTATATGTAGTATCTTTATCGGAAGGAGTATAACCTAATGCATCAGTAACATTATCTTTTGTAATACTAATAGTAACTTTATCATTAGCTATATCAGGAGTAATAGTAACATTATCACCTAACAATTCTAATGTATCACTAGTATTATCAGCTATAATAAATGTATTACTAACTTTGATACTACTAAACGCATTCTGGTTCTTTTCAGCATCAGTAGGAGCATGAGCGGAATCTGCATGATTCTTAGCAGCATTCCAATTAGTTCTTTCTTCACCAGTAATATGACTATTATTACTAGTATGATCAGTTAAATCACTAGTTAATGCTTTATTATTAACCTCAAGTACTAAATTATCAATTAATCTCTTTAATTCGACACCTTGAGATGCCGATAATACTTTTTTACCATCATTAGTGACTAAGTTATCAATAATATCATCCACATTAACTTTACTAGTAGTGACACCTTTGATCAAGGATTCATTACTTTTAATATAAGTGATGATTTCACTTAATTGATCGAGGGTTTCATCATCACTATCAGCTAAAGTATCTAATCTTTTTGTTAAATTAGTGATTAACAGACGAATATCATTATGTGCTGTATCATTTACATTATGATCAGATATAACATTAGTTGCAGTACCAGAAGGATCTGCATTTACATCAGATGCTGTTAATGTAATATTAGATTCTAATGATTTATTATTGATAGTTCTTGATGTAGATACTTTTTCATTTAAAGCTTCATATATAACTTTATTCTGTACAGGATTTGTACTAGTTTCAGATAAACTACTATCTACAATAGTTTTATTAGCACCTTCGTCAATAGTGTCTAATTTAGTTTTATCATCTTTAGATAATAAACCATCTGTAGTGTTAGATGCAATATTATAAGTTGTATCTTTAACGGGAGGATAATAACCTAATGCATTAGCAACATTATCTTTCGTAATACCAATAGTAATTTTATCATTATCCATATCAGGAGTAATAGTAACATTATCTCCAGATATTTCTAATGTATCGGTAGTTGTATCCGATGCGATAATTATATTACCAACTCTAACATTACTAAATGCATTCTGATTCTTTTCTGCATCAATAGGAGCATGAGTGGAATTAGCATGATTTTTAGCAGCATTCCAACCAGTTCGTTCCGTAGGAGTAATATGAATATCAATATCATCTTTATGATCAGTTAAATCACTAGCTAATGCTTTATTATTAACTTCAGTTTCTAATAAAGTAATCAATCTCTTTAATTCAACACCTTGTGCTGCACTTAAAGGCTTTTTATTATCATTAGTAATTAAGTCATTAATAATATCACTTACATTAATTTTATTAGTAGTGATACCTTCGATTAAAGACTTATTATTTTTAATATAAGTAACAATTTCACTTAATTGATCAAGAGCCTCATCATCACTATCAACTAAAGCATCTAATCTTTTTGTTAAATTAGTGATTAAATTACGAATATCATTATGAGCATTTGTGTTAGTATTATGATCAGATACTATAGTATTTGCAGTACCCTTAGGATCTACACCAATATCAGATGCATCTAAGGTTATATTAGATTCTAAAGATTTATTATTGATAGTTCTAGTAGTAGGTACTTTTTCATTTAAAGCTGAATTGATAACCTTATTCTGTACAGGGTTTTCACTTGTATCAGATAATAAGCTATCAACAATAGTCTTATTAGCACCTTCATCAATAGTATCCAGTTTAATCTTATCTTCAGATAACATTAAACCATCTGTAATATCCGATACTACAGTATAAGTAGTATTTTCAGTAGGAGGAGTATATCCTAATGCATCAGTAACATTATCCTTAGTAATTTCGGATCTAATGGTTTCTGATGACTTATTTTCAACATTACCTAATCCAATTTGAGATTTAGTAACTTGATGAGGATTTTCTAAATTTTCAACGTGTAATTTAAGATCATTTTTATTAGCAGAATAGTTATTAAGTGCATTTTGTATTTGAGTAGATACATTATCAGTACCAACTTTTGATTTCAATTCGTTAAAATCTTCATTAAATACAAAATCAGATGCATGTTTACCATCTAATGTATCAGCATCACCTGTAATATCAGCAGGTAATTTAGCATTAGAATTTAATCTCAATAATTTATTAGCTTGAGGTAAATCTACAACTTCATCTATATAGACAAAATCATCAGCATGTTTACCATCTAATGTATCAGCATTACCACCATCTACAGGATTAGCTAATGATTTTGAAATATCATCTATTTTAGTATTAATATTATCTAATTCAGATTTAATAACTTTATTTTGTACAGGATTTTCACTAGTATCAGATAAACTACTATCTATAATAGTTTTAGTAGCACCTTCTTCAATAGTATCTAACTTAACCTTATCATCTTTAGATAATAATCCGTCTTTAGTAGAATCTGCTAAATCGTAAGTAGTATCTTTAGCACTAATTTCAATTTGACCAGATTCTCCTCCTAAGGTGATATTAGATCCTGCATTTATAGTTAAAGTGCTAGTAGGATCAGCTGCAGTAATTTTACGAGTATTATCTCCTATAACAGAAATAACAGAAAATGCATTTTGATTCTTATTAGCACCGTCTTCAATAGTATCCAATTTAGCCTTATCATCTTTAGATAATAATCCGTCTTTAGTAGAATCTGCTAATTCGTAAGTAGTATCTTTAGCACTAATCGTGATATATTCACTATCATCATTACTACTAAATGTTATATTATTACCAGATAATATATTTAAAGTATCAGTCTTTTCATTAGCTACAATATCAATAGTATTAAATTTGATTGTAGTGAATGCATTCTGATTAACTTCAGCACCTTCTTCAATATTATCTAATTTAATTTTATCCTCAGATAACATTAAACCATTTTTTGTATCGGATACTGTAGTATTAGGAATATTTATAGTCCTATTATTAACATTAGTTACATGACCGGTATTATCAGAAATAACCTGAGGTATTGTGAATGATTCACCAAAATTAGGAGATAAATCGTTTACAGGTCCACCACTATGTGTTACATATGATGGATGAGTATATTCACTATTAGGAGGAATAGCCCACTGACCATCAGCTCTTAAGAATTCATTACTATTTTCAGTTAATGATGGTACTAATCCATCTTTAGACTTAGTTACTACGTTATATGTAGTATCCTGAGTAGGAGGAGTATAACCTAATGCATCAGTAACATTTTCCTTAGTAATTTCAGATCTAATTGTTTCAGATGATTTATTTTCAACATTACTTAATCCTAATTGAGATTTAGTAACATTATGAGGATTCTCTAAATTTTCAACGTGTAGTTTAAGATCATCTTTATTGGCTTTATTACCAATTGCTTTGTTTAATAGTTCTATAACTTCTTTATTATCTTCAATCGCAGCATTTATTTCATACAAAGTATCTTTAGTTTCAGGCAAATCATTAAATAAAGTAGATATTTGATTATCTGTATAGCTTTTAGCATCATTTAATGCTTGGTTAGCAGAACCTAAAGGATCAGCTCCGATTTCTTCAGCTGTATGAGTATGATCTACACGTGATAATTCAAATTTAGAAGTAATTCCATTTTTAGTGATACTAATAAAACCATCTGATGATACGGATACATTTTCAATATACTTACTTTTTAATAAATCAATTAAATAATTTAATTGTTCATCTTTTACCATCTTTTCAGTCATAAAATAAAATCACCACCTATAATAATCTAATATATTATAGAACTGTTTAATTAATGAATTTTTGTAGTAAAAAATATAGACATATAGGCTAATAATGCCTATATGTCTATATATGATAGTTTTTGAATAAGATAAAGAATTTGAAATTTTATAAAAACTTTATTATTCTTCATTATTTTCATTATTATATTATGTGTAATATATTATAATCATCATATAGTAAATCTAACCCAAATATATACAATACCGGGCATTAATTTTCTGTATAAATCATCTCCTATATAAAAACAATTTGTATACATGCTAAATACAGAACCATAACCCATGGCTCCTGTTGAACCGTATTGTATAACACTGTGTGATGCATTACCAATCGTTATAGAACTTGCAATATGAGCGGCTGTACTATTATCATGAAACCCTCCATTTCTTATATCTTCAAAAAGTAACATAATACTATCTGATGGATATTTGACATTATCGTGATAAATTTTTATGTCTGACGTTGCTGATTCTGCTAATGTAATCGAACCACTAAGTATTGAGTGTCCTTCAATATTACCACCACTTTCAATCGCCGTAATCAGTGCTGCCAGACCGTCCACTTTCGTTCCATCAGGAACTTCAACACCTTTTTCAGTAAGAGCAGCAATAGCAGCAGACACGGCACTATCAATAGAGTTATCCAATCCTACCGTACCACCACTTGTATAACCAGCAGGAATACTGACAGATTTTGTATTGATACCATCCATTGTCTGAGACACACTACCATTATTAGGAATACCGCCGGATACACCAAAAATACTTTTACCACTAAGGATATTTTCAGCCTTTAAATTTGCATCACCCTTAACGATAGTCGCTCCTGTGGTATAAACACCGGATGAAACGGCAGTTTTATCTGAAGTTCCGGGGGTAATGGTTTGCGCCGCCTGAGTTGTTAACTGTTTTGTCCCACTTTTAGTGCCAGCAGAAACATATCCTTCTGTCTGAGTAGACGTAGCAGTAATTTTACCTGCACTGTCAATGCTTATACTAGGAGTCGCCTGAGTAACTACACCAACACTTTTCAACACATCATTTTCATAATTACCGGCAGGAATATTAACAGTATTTCCATTAACAGATACATCATTACCTGTCTTATTAGGAATATTACCAGCTATCATTTTGTCATCAACATAAGCTGTATAACCACTTAAAATTTTAGATGAAGTTGCTGTTGCATCAGATGTATCAATTGGTTTCGGCAAATTAGATGCAGCATTCAGAATATCTTGAAGTGCTGTTGTATTTGTTTTTATCTGACTCACATTATCACTCCTTCTTTTGTATTAGATTTAATATATATTCTAAATCATTAATATCAGCATTATAAAATTCATGATTCCAGAGCCAATGATCTTGGTGCTCTGGTCTTTTATATTTTTGACATAAAGAATCTTCCCAAATACGATCCCAACGATCTTGATAATTAGAATCTTTACGTCTTAAAATAGTATTAATTTTATTTGTTAATTCACCACGACGAATACCATTATTATCTTCATTAATAGAAAAATGAAGATGGGCATTTTCTGATGTTATTAAACATAAAGGTTTATTATTATGATAAATTATACCATTATGTTCTTCACATATAGTAAGAGCGGGGATATTTACATCCCCGCAAATTGCTTTATCTTTAAATCTTTTATGAGTTATATATTGCATTTTAGTATTTACACCCTTTTAGTTCTTTTTATATACATAAAATAATATGTTTATTTTATATGTTCAGAAACCCGCCAACTTTCGTTGGCTTGATTTCTGTGATTTTGGATTAGACCATGAAAGCTGGGGCGACGCCATAAGAATAGTAAGTAGCAATAACAGTAGGGCCATTATGGTCAGCATAACAGAAATAATTTGTGCTATTATATTGAACAGATCGCTCCCACCAACACGCAGTCGAACCAGTTGCGGAATGTCTGTACTTCACTTTGCTGTTACCAGCGGAGAAATATTCGTACTGCATCTGATAATTCTGCTCAAAACTGTTTGCAAATTTACGAGTACCAAAAATTTCAAATTCTGCAAGCAAAGGTAGGTAATCAATCGTGACAGTAACTGCTTCTTCTGTATTATCTTTATTACCAACATTGTTTGTCCATTTCGTGATTGGCTTCATAACAGCTCTCAAATCAGTAGGAAAACAAGACATCAGAGTATTAGCAACAGGATTTGTTGCACAGGTTGGTGTAGCATCATAGCCAACATCCCCAGATGCTGGGCTCTTGCCATAATTTTTAGGAGCAACGTCTGTGCTACCGAGTATATCATATCGCATGTCACTTCTTGCCCAACCACCATGGTTTGGAAACCCCCAGTGGTTCATGTTAAAATACTTAGTACCATCGGTTGCTGAGCTGCTATATTTACTATCAATTAAACAAACATCAATTCCGCTAGAACCAGAGTCGGTCTTAAAACCGCCGAACTGAATGCCGGAACCTTCCTTATCCTTGTTGTGGTCAAAGCCGAGGATGTACACCCACAGGGTAGTATCCAATGCCAATGTTCCCATAGTGCCGGACAGAGGGACAGCCTTGCAATCACCTACAGACCAGTAATTTCTACCAGTACCTGCATCAGAGATTTCACGAATCTTTGCCCAAGATACAGCATTTAATGTAAGTAAATCAGTAGATAATTCTAATGAATAATTAGTTTCTTCAGTGATAGACACGGTTTCAGACAGAGATTTACCATCCTTTGTAACAGTAAACACCCAATCGCCAGCATCTCTGATGGTAAAGTTCACAATACCACTAGAACCAGCAGTTTGACTATAACTTGAACTACCCTTAACAGCAGTAACAACAGTACCTTCTGATGTACTTACAGTAACTTTTGCAGCAAAAAAATCTAATTCAGTAAAAAAGTTATTACTAACATTTACAGTCTTAGAATTAGAATCTACACCATCAATTTTTGCAGAAACAGTCCAATCACCAGTTGAATCTACTTCCAACACACATGAACTATCAGATGAAACACCTGTCACAGATTTTTCACCATTCGTTGCAGTAACAGTTGCACCACTATCTACAGTAACACCAATATTATATTTTGAAATAGTTTTTACAGATGTTTTATCTACTAATGCAGTAGTAATCTGTTCAATTAAATTAGTTTGAGCATTTACTTCAGTATTAATAATATTTGCAGTCTCTAAAAGAGATTGTAATTCAGTTGTATTTTGTTTTAAAGGTGAACTCATTTCATATCATTCCTCCTTTAATAGTTAAAGTATTTGTTCGACCATATTATAAAATTCGTCAGAAGAAATTGGTTGTTCAGAAATTTCACCTTCTAAGGAAATTCTTTCATCCACTCTTCTTTGGATTTCTTCCTGCCATTCGGTGGGGACTTCGGAAATTGTGACTTCGCCGTTGTAAATGGAATCTACCAGGGCAGCTTTCTGACGGATTTCGGTCAGGAGTCGGTTATATTCGGATTCGGTGATTTCTACACCGCCAGGGCCTGTGCCGATGGCGATAAGTTTACCGGATTCGTTGTATTGTGCGTAGTATCTCATACCAGACCTCCTATGAACCATCTAAATGTTATGCCACCGTCAAAATATTCTGCATCGCTACTTATCGCACTATCGTAAGAAATAGTATTTGTATTTCGATCAACGGTCACCTTAAAAACGCTACCATTGGGAATATTGGTTACATAATTAGATCCTCCTCCGCTAACACCACTAAGCACACCATTAACCTCAATTAAATACGTATACCTGATATATACTTTGCTATTTGTCTTCAATGCAGATTCAGCAAGAATTACAAAAACAAAGTCACCCTCTGGTATAGCTGCGCCAATTGTAATTGACTGTGTATAATTGCTAGGTGTAATAGTTCCAGTCGAAACTCCTCCACCACCGGCTTCAATCGCAGCAATCAGTGCCGCCAGACCATCCACATTCATTCCACTAGGAACCTCAATACCTTTATCGGTCAAAGCATCTACAATCGGAGCTAAATAACTACCAGCCGCATCACCTTCAAGAGCGGTAGTTACCTGTGCCAATAAATCAGTCTGTATATTCACTTCATTATTAGCATCATCAACATGAGTTTTCATAGTATCTAAACTCATAGTTCCTGTAGTACCAGATAAAACTCTGATTTTGTCGGCAATGGAAGTTAAACTTGCATCTTTAATTAAATATTCAGCCATTAGAAGCTCGCCTCCTCTGCATTAGGAACAGTAGACCAGGAAGCTTTACCACCTACAACTCTTAAAAACTGACCATTATTAGTTGTTGAACAAGAGGGAATATGAATATTTTCATTATTAGTATGAGTAGTTAAATCACTACTCAGTGCTTTCTTACCAACTTCAGTTTCTAATAATGTAATTAATCTCTTTAATTCAACACCTTGTGCTGCACTTAAAGGTTTATTAGTAACATTGGTTGTTAAATTATTAATAATATCACTTACATTAACCTTATTAGTAGTAATACCTTCAATTAATGATTTATTACTCTTAATATAAGCGACAACTTCACTCATCTGATCTAATGTAGTGTCATCACTATCAGCTAATGTATTTAATCTAGTTGTTAAATTAGTGATTAAAGTTCTAATATCACTATGAGCAGATGTATTTATATTATGATTAGATACAGCAGTATTTGCAGTACCAGAAGCATCTGCACCTACTTCAGAAGCTGTATATTTAGGTTTCGTAGAAGCCTTTGCCCAAGCAGGAACAGTAGGATCTGTTTCTGCCTGTAATGCACTATTTGCTTTATTAATAGAAGCTTGTAAATCAGTATCTAAATCATTTTTAGATACTCTATTTTTTGTTGATAATTCACCAAGATTATTTATAGCTTCACCTACATGTGAAACAATATGATTCCAAAATCTTTGTAAACCATTTTTATCTAAAGATTCCATATAATTTATATTCCTCCTTTTAAAAAGGTTCATGTATAATTAAAAAGTTACAGGAACTTTAAATAATAAAATTGATAATAAAGATATAAAAATAAGAATAGCTTTTTTCATAATAAAACCATCCTTTATAAATTTTATTATCTTTTATTTTTCAACAGGATTCTCTTCAAAAATTTTTCTCATAGTCTTTAATGCAAGATCAATACAGTCATCAATCCATTTTATAATATCTGCTTGATTACTAACTTTAGATAAAATAGGATACATAGTGAATACATTATCAATAACTTGTGCACGTTTGATTTCACCAGATTGTACCCATTCACGATAATCACATTCAGCTTCAGTTACTAAACGAAGCATGATAACTTTAATCTGAGATTTTGCGATTTCAACCTGTTCTTCTTTAGATTTTTTAGAAATATTTTTAATATTATCATAGATAATAAATGCTACTGTAATAATAGCACTAATCATAGTCCAATTTTCATCAAGAAAATTAAGAAAATTATCAATACCGTTTATACCAATATTCATAATAATTATCTCCCTTTATAATACAGGTTCATCAGTTACTGGAGTATCATATACTTGGTTATTTAATGATGCCATAGCTGTCTCATAAGTAATACCACCAACTGTATTTTGTTTAGTAGACTTAACAAAATAACCTATAACGATAGTAGATAATGAGACTATTACACCAACCATTGCATATAAAGCATTTGTATCACCAGTTCTCACAATCATCCACTGACAGAAAAATAAAATTTCTACACAGAGAAGAGCAGCGACAATTAATACTATCTTACTAGTAGAAGGTAATACAAATTTAGGCCAATGCTTCATACGTTCTTCACGTAATCTCTTCTTATATTCAATGGTTTTATTTCTTTTTTGAATTTTTGCCATTTTTACATCAAATTGCTTTGAAGTCATATAAATCATAATAATCACCCTTGAATATTAAATGTATTACAAACTTTATTAATGAATTTAGCAAAGAATTTTCCAGTATTAGATTTAAAAGGTTTCTTTATATGGACAGCATCTTCAATGATATTATCCATAACAGCCCAACATTCTTCCATACCCATTTCATAAGGAAGGATGAATTTACCATTAATACCCCATTCTTCACCCCAAGAGTTCTGGATTTTCCAACCACGTTCATCCCATCCATAGATGAACATGCAGTGACCACCGGCATAACCTATATAATTAGTATTAAGGATACCGTCACCGTCAACTTCCATATCTTCATACCACATCATTGCCATTAATAAAGGAATACCTTTACTTAAAGCTAATTTAGCAGCACTAATTGTATTAACACGGCAATAACTACTTATACGATTAGGATAACCTACTTCATATAAATTTTCTGCTTGTTTTTCATATAATTTAATAGCTTTAGGAGTTTCTTCATTATAAGGGAAATATTCATGAGGAACATCACCAAATTTTACAACAATATCTAATGCATCACGCATAACCATACCAGGTTCTTTATGTTCTGAATTAGAACGGTTACCATAAATATAACCTACACTCATTTCTGCAGGATCATTACGCTGAATATTATTATAGTATTCAATAATACTAGATAAAGAATGTGCTACACATGAACCAGTATCCATTTGATTTTTAATTCTAACAGTTTCTAATTCAAATTCTTTAGGAAAATCTTGTACAGATGTAGTACAGACCATTTTATAATCTCTAACATCTACTTTAGAAAAGATAGCACCACATGGACCACGCATATATTTCACCTCATTCTATAATAATTGGTTTATATAAATAACCCTGGTTATATATAACCAGGGTTATATTTTTTAATTATTCGACAATCTCCCAGTTAAGAGCATACTGATCGGGATTATAAACATTAGCCGGTACTTTAGAACGATATAATACATCCTTCCACCAACCACATTCACCCTGAGCGAATGCTAAACCAACAGTAATAGTTTCAGGAATAATACGATAACCATCTTTATAATTAAGATTTTCCCATAAAGTAGGAGCGTTATCAGGATTATTCTCAGTTCTATCCCATAAGTCTACTGCTGCACGCTTTAATACACCATTCCAATTGATACGAGTACCAGCAGGAACTAAAGAACCGTTATTCTTTAAAGTAGGATATAAATTAGCTGCCTTACTAGCCTGTGCGTCAGTTGCTTCATTTCTAAATTTTACAAATGCTTCAATAAAAGCCTGTGCTTCATTTCTAGTCATATTATAAGACCTCCTGTAACATATTAATCAATTCTTCAGATTGTTTTGCATTAAAATAATCCATAGCGATTTTTGCAGGTTCAATTGTACAGATTTCTTCAGTACCATGTAAACCACCTTCTTTAATTGCAAAGACAGTATCTTCACAAGTATTGAAGGTATTATTATTTTCATCAGTCATTTCCTTAGGTACTTTTACACAAATACCTTCGGCATGTGCTTCATCAGTGATAACATAACATCCATTATTAGGATTTAATTTAATATAAGTAATATTATCTACATAATGAGTTTTACCATTTGAAGTAATTGAATACATAAACTCACCTCTTATAATACTTCTTCAATCATAGAATAGAATTCTTCAGAAGAAATCTCTTGTTCAGAAACTTCACCTTCTAAGGAGATTCTTTCATCAACTCTTCTTTGAATTTCTTCCTGCCATTCAGTAGGAACTTCATCAATAGTAATTTCTTTACTATATAATTTATTAACAAGAGAGGCTTTCTCTCTAATTTCAGTTAAAAAAGCATTATACTGCTCTTCAGTAATTTCGGTACCACCAGGACCAGTACCGATAGCAACTAATTTATTTTCTTCATTATATTGTGCGTAGTATCTCATATCAAATCACTCCTATAAGCCATGTATAAGTGTTACCAGAAACAAGTGGGTATGCAGCACAGTTATATGTAATTGTAGATTCATTAGCTAAACAAAGACCAAAAGTATTTACGGGATCTTCCCTTAAATCAACACTATCTGAATAACTCGTATATATTTGTTGCCCTCCAACTGTTCCCCCATATCTATGGTGTGCATGAAAAGCAAAATTTTTTACACGTATTTCACTAACAAATCTAGATACATTACCACTAATTTTAAAATATCCTTTATAAAAAAGTACTGCGAAATTTGGAACCTGTTCAAAATTATGCTGTATCTCGTAAGTATTAGTATCCTCGGCAATTGTGAATGATCCAGTTTTATATATGATTTCTGGATTAGATTGAATTACAGTTCCGATAATACCAAAAATATCTACACCGCTTAATACATTTTCCGGTTTTAAATTATTAGATAATGTCTGAATGATTGGATAATATTCTTCATCAACAAAAGTGGTGCCCACATTATTTAGTCTAAACTGAATACTATCATTATTTTTACTGTTAGATGGATCTTTTATAAATTTAACATCAATAAAATGATTACCAATTGGTACATTTTCATATGTCAAAGTAACAATATCCAGTGAATGTTTAGTTTTGAAATTCATTTTTACATCAGAATCTGCAGATGAATCTAATGCCAATGCAGTATTTAAATTACCAAATAAACCATAATCATAAGATGGTTCTGCATAGTTTATAACATCAATAGATATATCGCACTCTTTATCTACAACAAGATTTATTCTACAAATTGCATAAGATGAATTCATTCTCTTATTTTGACTTTCATAATAACCATTTTCATTTAATGTGAAACCAAAACTTGCGCCTGGTATTGGGTTTACTGTATAATTATATTTTTTTTTCTCATATGGAATATACTGTTTGTTTGGATCATATTCAATACCAGCAATCAATCCAGCTAAATCATTAACATTAGCCCCATCAGGAACTTCAACACCCTTATCAACTAAAGCACTTAATGCATTATTTACTGCAGAACTTGCATCGTTAATGTTATTTATCATACCATTAACAGACATTTCTCCAGATCCAATTAAGTTTCTTATAGCATCAGCAACATTAACTAAGTTCTGTTTTTCACCTATGACTAAATCACTCATTAGTACATCACCTCATTCATAGAGTAAATGTTACTTCCACAGATAGCATCGATATCTGCATCACTTATAGGAGTGACAATATTATCATCAATTCTACTATTAATACTATCAATAGCTTCTTTTACTACTTTATTTTGTACAGGGTTTACACTACTAGTAGATAAAGAACTATCAACAATAGTTCTATTAGCACCCTCTTCAATTTCATCTAATTTACTCTTAGCATTATTCCAATTAGTTCTCTCTGTACTGGTAATATGAGCAGTAGTATTATTAATATGAGTAGTCAAATCACTACTTAATGCTTTCTTACCAACTTCAGTTGTTAAACTATCAATTAAACCTTTTAATACAACACCTTGAGATGCACTTAAAGTTTTAGTAGCAACATTAGTGGTTAAATTATCAACAATATCACTTACATTAACTTTATTATTAGTAACACCTTCGATTAAAGACTTATTATTTTTAATATAAGCAACGATTTCACTTAATTGGTCTAAAGTTGTATCATCACTATTAGCTAAAGTATTTAATCTGGTTGTTAAATTATTAATTAAGATACGAATATCTTCATGTGCTGTATTATTTACATTATGATTAGATACAGCAGTATTTGCAGTACCTGTAGGATCTGCACCAACATCAGATGCAGTTAATGTAATATCAGATTCTAATGATTTATTATTAATCGTTCTGGATACAGGAACATTCTGTGAAATTTTACCAAGAATATGTGTCCATAAACGACTAAGTCCATCTGGACCTAAAAAATTAAATTCCATTGGTATATCTTACCTCCTTAATTTAATTATTTTACTATATAATTTATTAACAAGAGAGGCTTTCTCTCTAACGTCAGTTAAAAGAGTATTATATTAACTCATTCTGAACGCTCACCTACAATAATCCAGCCATATATTTTACCAGCTTTAAAAGTATAATTGGATTTACAAAATGTATATGGCATAGTCTGACCAGATTTTGGAAAGTATGTGATATTCATATTATTTCCACCAGTTTCGTCTTTTGAAGTATCGATTGTTATGGTATTATTTTGAACTCGTGCACGAGATATTGCATATGTTCGTGTACCATCATGATAATGTTGATTTTTCGTAACATATAATGTCTCATAATTAGTTACATCATAATCACTCATTAAAAATACAGATGCATAATATCTATAATTATTGTTACCATTTAATATTGCATATACCTCCGAATGAATACTATCTCCTGACTTAGTTAAATATATTAAACCATCATCTACTGCTGGTATCACAGTTCCAGTATAAACCTTCAACCCATTTATTTCAGACATACCAGTTATATTAGCAATTAATTTAGCCAATCCATCAACTTTCGTTTCATCAGGTACAGTTACACCTTTTTCAATCAAAGCATTTAAAGCATTAGTTACATCAGTATTAATACTATCAACATTTGATTTCATTTCTTGGATACTTAATTGATCACTAATACCTTTTACTGATCTAATTGAATCAGCAATATTGACTAGATCCTGTTTTTCACAAATAACAAGTTCACTCATTTAGAATAACACCTCACTTGCAGAATAAACAGTTCCACCACATATACCATCAATAATATCATTACTAATGTATCCTACAGTAGGAATTGCTTCCTGAATACTATTCAACTCAGTTTTAATAACTTTATTTTGTACAGGATTTTCACTAGTATCAGATAAACTAGTATCAACAATAGTTTTATTAGCACCTTCTTCAATAGTATCTAACTTAACCTTATCCTCAGATAACATTAATCCTGCTTCTGTCTCACTAACTTCTGTAGGAATATCAGAAACTCTAGCAATATTACCAGAAATGAATTCATCATCAATATAGGTTAAAGTTTCAGATACATTTTTAAGAATTTTAATAGTATGGGTTCCGCTACCCTTTACATATATTTCATTAGTGTATGCAGAAATACCAAAAGGATAACTTGGATCATTAACTCTACACCATGGTCCACTATCACCTAATATTGGTACAGATGTTCCATCAGCTAAGCTGTCATAAAATGGCATACATCTATATTCAATACCATCACATATTACAATATGTTCAACATTTTCAAAATCTGGTATATCAACACCGATTGGGAATGCAATATAACCAGTGGTACCATTAACTCTAATTTCATCTAAAACAACAGTTTCAGTTCTTTCTCTACCAAAAGGTTTATTTTGTAATTCATCCCAACTGTTAATTGCACCAATATTTTTTCGTATCTGGGATTGTTGATTTTCATTAAAATTCTGAGGAACTGAAAGAACGGCATCATTAACTTTAATCTTATCTTCAGGGGACATCAAACCTGCTTCAGATTCACTTGCAATATTATAAGTGGTATCTTTAGCTCTGATTTCAATAGCGTCACCGTCAGCATTAACATCAAAAATAACATTTTCACCAGAAGTAATATGCATAATATCACTCGTAGTGTCAGCCATAATAGCCATTTCATTAAATTTGATAGCTGCAAATGCATTCTGGTTAACTTCCGCACCAGCCTGAATATTATCAAGTTTATTTTTATAATCAGGTGTCATTAAACCTGATTTAGTATCTGTAACATCAGCAATGGATAAATCATAAGTAGTAGTTTGTCCATTTTTTGTAATAGATACAATATTATTAGTTATAGAAACACTTTCTATATAATTAGTCTTAAGTAAATTAATTAAATAATTAATTTGCGAGTCTTTAATTGATTTATTTTTAGACATAAATAAGTCAAACCTCCCTTTAACTAATTTTTATATTATTATAATGTATATTTTTTATAAAGAAAAAAACTTGGTATGTGAGAATTAACTCACATACCAAGTCGATTAGTTAATTAGGAAATATATTTATAAAAGATATTAATTATGCAACAACGTAAGTACCGTCGAACATTGCATCGATATCTTCGTTAGTAACCCAAGTCAGATTATCCTGCTTACCAGAAATATCCTGATGCTCAGTTAATGCACCCAGATCAGCTGCAGAGATCTCAACAGCCTCAGAACCAGTATAGGTCTTAGTAACAGTACCCTCAGCATTCTTAACAGTCAGTGCAGTGGGGTTGGGCATAACAGTAGGCAGAGTTGCCTTAGTAACGGTAACCTTACCATTAGCCTGAGTAACCTCAGTAACGTAGTCACCCTCACCAACAGTCTCATGAGCCAGACCATTGATCAGAGACTGAGCAGTACCAGCCTGATCAGCATCAACATCAGCATAAGTCAGCTCAATATTACCAGACAGTGCATGACCATTGACAGTCTGAGTCTTCAGAACAAAGCTACCCTCATCACCCAGCTCATGCCATGCAGAACCGTCGAAGACATGCTCAACATTACCAACAATGATAACGTCACCAGACTCATAGCCAGTGTTATCAGTAGGAATCTCATCCTTGAAGCCTTCGAAGTGCATAGCACCAGTCAGACCAGCAGTCTTTTGGTCAGCGTATGCCTTAGCATCAGCCAGAGCCTGATCAGCCTTAGCAGTTGCATCAGCCTTAGCACCATAGATAGTGTCAGCAGTAGCAACGTCCTCAGCAGTACCAATCAGGTCAGTCTTAGCCTTAGAAACAGCATCCAGCTCAGCCTGATCAGCATAAGCCTGTGCATCCTCTAATGCCTTAGCAGCCTTCTCATCAGCATACTTACGAGTACCATGGATAGTCAGCTTATCAGAGGTATCCTCAGCAGTACCAATAACACCAGAGTTGGTGTCAACAATAGCCTGATCCAGAGCAGCCTTGACACCGTAAACGGTCATAGTCTCAGCAGTATCAGCAGCAGTACCCAGAACTGCAGCAGCAGCACCAGCAGCATCAAAGAACTCAACGTTCTTATATGCAGCAGTACCCATGTTCTGTAACTCGATAGTTACAGTCTCGTCAGCAGCAGTAACCTTAACATTCTCACTACCAGCAATAGCGAAAGAGTCAGACTTAGCATCAGCAACGATAGTCTGATCACCAACAGTAACAGTAGCAAACGCATTCTGGTTAACTTCTGCACCATCAGCAATGCCATTTAATTTCTCTAACAGGGCATTGGTAAAGTCATTAGTAGATAAACCCTTACCAGTAACCTTGTCAACTTTAGTATCCAGCTTTTCATTAACTTTACCAATCAGATAATTAAGCTGTTCGTCTTTAACTGCCTTAAAAATAGAAGCCATAGTATTACACTCCTTATATTTTTATTTTTTTATATTTTATTAATATTAAATAGTTAGTTAGTCACTATTCTGATAAACGCCTTCGAACATAGCATCTATATCTTCATTAGTAACAAAACTAACTTTATCCTGTTTATTAATTAATTGTTCTTGAATATCAGTCATATCTGAACGTATTCTAACCATCATGTCAGCTTGCGGTTCAACCATTATCAAAACATGATCAGCATCAATACGTTCCATAACCTGATAACCCATATCATTAGGTGAAGGGATTGCAGTACCATCATCATCAGACACACATCTAGATTGTACACTACATCTACCTTTATCAATTACAGGAACAAATCCTGCGAATGCAACATAATCGAATTTAGGTAATAATCTACCGTCATCACCAAATTTATCTCTACTAGCATTAGCAGCAAAACCAGGATTTAACATGGTTACACCACGAATATCCGATATGGACGTTGCTTTTACCATACTAATACCAGTTGCACATGTTGATACAGATACAAAATAACCAATTCGATCTTCATTTTCAGGATTACCATCAGGCCATTCAGCAACTTCTGAGTAGTCAGCAAATTGTGATACAACAGTACCCTCATCAGTTAATAATAAAGTATTATCTTCAACTAAATATAATTCATTATCATTTATTAAATCATTGATAACATGATGTGAGTAAACTTCCTCAGGCATTATGTTAATTTTGAGAGAATTACTCTTTACAGTAGTTGCCATTTATTTAAACTCACCACCTTTGTAGTAACTAAATCATTCAAAAATCTATTATAATATAGTTCGATTTAGTTATAGATAAATTTATCTGTTGTTTTGTTCGTATTCTGTCAAAAACACATGAGTAAATTTATCAGGCAGTTTAATACCATATGTGATATTATTAATTACAATAATATCATTCAATGATTGAATATAAGATTTTAATCCATTGAAATATGTAGTATGATAAGTCTTAAATTTTAAAGCCTTATCAATAATCATTTTCATATCTTCTCTGGAGAAATATCTACAACGTTCACCATCAGCATGATAAATAATTTTATCATTAGAAGTATTAATAGTATTATTGATATTTAAAAGATTGATTTGATCTTCCATAGATAAAGAGAAATGGTATAAATTACCATCACTTAAAGTAATATCAAAACCATCAGTGATAGTTTTATTACATTCGATACTCATGTCTAAAATTTTAACATTTTTGACATAATCGACTGTAATATCTTTCTCTTCTTCAACAATATCTTCTTTAACTTCTTCGACAATTTCTTCATCAGTGATAACTTTAATTTCTTCATTACGTTTAATAGCACTCAATAAAGCATTATACTCTTCTTCAGTGATATTGATGATATCAGCCTCTTCATATTTATATTTATCATTTTTTACAACAGGAGGCATCCAAGATTTATCTCTATATAAGATATTTCCAAATCTGACATATTCTGCATTTTTAGAATCACATACTAATAGAATATTATTTGCTTTTTGATATTTTCTAAAATCTTTTTCAGTAATAACAGTAATAAAAGTATCATTATCTTTAATTATTTTATAATATCTCATTTGTTTTCACTTCCTTTTTATAAAAATCTCACCATGTTAAAAAAATCTAACATGGTGAGATTATATTAATAATTAGATTGAGAAACAAAGACAGATTCTAGTATCTTGGTTAGTATAACTACTAGAAGTAATACTACCATCAAAATTAACGATGGAGAAATAAGTGCTACCAGAATATGCATCAGGGGTACGAGTCCAGTATTTATTAGCTAAAACCCAACCACCTAAATTCGTTACTGATGAGCCAGATTTCACAGTTAATCCATATCTAGTAATATCTTCTTTACTTATTAACATATAGCTTGATCCACCAGTAGTCCAAATATCACCAATATTAACAGTAATATCACTATCCGTCTGAGGATCAGTAGTTCCAGTATAATCAGAAGATGTTTTAGGAATAATATATTTACTAAGTTTTACACGTGCATTATTACTTTCCATAAACGGAATGTCACCATTTACTTCAGATCTACTAGGAATATAGAGATAATCATCTGTATAACTAGATTCTGCCGAAGTTGAGTTAGGTGTAGAATCAATTGTAACCTGTCTTATTAAAGATTTCCATACAGTAGGTAGTGCATTATATAATCTATCATTCATAAATGCTCTGACATGAGATGCTTTCCAGCTTACATCAGCAGTACTAGTTAACATCTTTATACCTCTATCTTCAAGAAGATTATTTGCAGCAAACGATGCAATAGATAAGCTACCAGTTCCTGCATAGTTGTATAAACCAGCTCCATAGTATTCCATACGAAGTGTTTCATGATGCCAAGAAGCAAGCTCTTCACAGAGATCATTACCAAGATCATCAAACCAAATCTTACACCAGTATACCATACCAGTACCATACTGTGAAGTTGTACCGTCTGCATAGTATACACCACCTAATGTTAATGGTGACTCAGTTGTAATATCAGAAGAAGAAGTTAAAACCTTTCTTCTAGGTTTACTACTACCATATGCACTATCTAAGTTAAAATATTTACTAAGTGAAGTAGACGATGCATTATAAGCAGTAGAAGTATATGCATATAACTGTCTTTCACCCTTTTTATGACGTAATACAATCATATCTCTATAATTTTTAAAACTTACAGAGAAGGTTTCAGTACCCCATTGTACATTGAGCGCATTACCATTTAATCTAATACGGAAACCATTATTATTATTATTTTCAAAACAGGATAAAATGGTTGCATTAGTGGCACCATCCATAAATCTAAGATCGATTGCTAAAGTGAATGATTTTTCATAAGAACCGAATAATCTATGTTCAGTAACTAATGCACGTTTACCATCAAAATATTCATCGGTAGCAATTACTTCAGAAGCAATGTTTCCAAATTCATAATCACGACTTAAAGTAATATCTGTGTAATCTTTATTATTAACAAATTCACTAGCTCTACCAGATTTAAATACTGCATAAATTTCAGCAGGACTCATTGCACTCAAACTAGTACCAGGAGTAGGAATAGTTTTAGAATCCCATACAGCATATACATCAGTATCACCACGAATGAAACCTGTAGATTTGTCCCATCCCATAAATACTTTATATAAGTGGACATCATTACCGACTGTAGGTAAAGTTTTACTAAAAGTAGCAGTTTTACCATACTCAACAGTAGTAGAATCTAATGGTGCTTCACCTAAATTAGCATACCAATTAACAGTATACATACGAATAGAGGGGTCATATACAGCAATTACAGTTCTATCACTAGAAACGGGGATACTGATATCATCCCATCCACTAAAGCTATAATTATACTGTTCATCGCTTTCTAATATAGGCTCTTCAATTTTACCGTCACCATAAGGATCAGGAGGAGTCATACCAATATCAACATACTCAGTCCATAATACAGTCTTATCCTTATCAGCATTGACATAAGTAATTAAGTACTGAGGAACGATATTGTTTACATTATATTTAACTGTAAGATCAGGCCATGCTTCAGCATATTTTAATAATTCCTGATTTCTAATAGCACCAGTAACAGTAACTGTACCAGCTAAGCTACTAATATCAAGTTTACCACCATAAGATCTCGGTAATAATTGATTTAATAATTGAGTATCAGGAAGCAACCAATCGATACCACTTAACGTTAATTCAGTTAAAGTATCAATAGTATCATTGGTAATATCTAAAGTATCAATGTTAGAATCCTTAATAGTTAAACGGTTGACATTATCAAAAGAGAATCTTAGATTCGTTAAATATGATAAGTTTTCCATAGAAATAGCATTAATACTATCAGGTAAATATGCAGTTTGAATTTTACCATTAGGTGCAAAACTCACAGATTTAATATTTGTACCTTCTGCATAGAATTCACGAAGTTCTTTACATCCATAAATTGCAGGAGACTGCTCTAAACCAGCACAATTGGTAATATCTAATTTTTCAAGAATAGGATTATCACCTAAGTTAACAGCATTTAATGTTTTTTGTATATATCCATCAGCATCACTACCAATAATTAAAATTTTTAATTTCTTTGCATTCGGGAAGTTAGCTTCACGAAGATAGAATTTAGATAAGTCATTAATTGCCTGAATCTTAGAAGAAGCATAAATTTTGATAATATCAGCAGTTGCACTATCCGTTTCAAAAATATAGGTTTGTCCAGCTTTAGCTCTTTTCTGTTCAGTAGAATCACCGCGTGCAACAGTTAAATACATATCTTGATAAGGAACTAAGCTTAACGTATAATCAGGTGCTATGCTAGATTCAGCAGTTTTTTCTGCACATCTTATATAAATCTGATCAGAAATAACTTTACTAGAGATATATTTACTAGCAATATAAATATCATGATTACGTTCAAATTGTCTACGATGATATTTCTTTCTACCATTATATCTCTTAATTAAATATTGTTCATCGGCTGCACCAGGAATACTATTATCATAAGATTCACCAGTAAAGGTTCTCCAATACTTTCTTTTCATATCCGCAATCCAAAGTGATTCGGGGAACTGATTTTGCCAGTTATCAAACTCAGTAATAGAATCATGTGAATCCCACATTTTATTATTAACTTTATTATAAACTTCAGTAAGTTTATTATGCATTAATTCACGAATTCTACGGAAAAATACACTATAAGCAGCTCTGAAAACATATTCACCACTATCAAGGATATCAATATCTTCCATACCATAAGGCATAGTTAATTCGCCGGAGTTATTAATACCTAATGAAGTATCGTTATCATAATCCCAGAATTCGAATCTATATCCATTGTCACCAGTAAATTGAGGTACACTATATACTCTAGAATAATGCCAGAAAGTATTTTTTGCACGGTTATCAGCCATGGTAAATCTTTCGGTAAATAAATAGTAATATAAAGCAGAATCTTCAACAAACCAATGATTAAATTCATTTACAAATTCTTTATCTGTAGAAGTAATTACCCATTTATAGAAATCGTTCCATACTGCAATATTTTTAGCAATCTGATCATCATCAGCATCAGGATGAGTATATCTAAAATCAAAAGTACCTTTTTTACCATTAGCATTATCCTTAGCTTTATCAAACCAGTTATTATATAAATCACTATATTTAGGGTTACTGATATTCCACTGACTCTTAGAAATAGGATAAATCATTTTAGAAGGATCCTGACTATTATCAGTATAAATGCCAGTATCAAAACAAGAATTAGGTCTATCCCAGTCAGCAATTTCTACGACGAACTCATTAATATCATCAGGATCATCTACACGAGTATCATCAGTATTCTTAGAATCACCGAGGTTTCCGAGTGCGTAAAAATGCCATTCATTATCCTTGAATTCACTATGCACATTAACATCAGGATCATTTTCTCTGATGAAAACAACACAGTTAACAAATTCCATAGTATTTTTAACTTTAGGATTATTTTTATTTGCAACGCTCTGATAAGGAAGATAATCATTAAATCTCTTAGCTAATAATGCATTATTAGCATTCTCAGAGCTGGCAATATTAACTTTAATATTAAAGTATGCATTAGGAATAGAATTTTCAGTAAGAGTAACTTTACCCGTACCATCACTAATGACAGTACCATCACCCATAGTTAATTCTGTAATATAATCTGCTTCGAAAGTAGTCTTTTTCATTTCATACACACCATCAAAACAGAATGCAATATCAATGTTTCTACCAGAATAACCATAAGAGTTAGAAGAAGTACCCTGACCAGTATGATAACAATTGATAGCAGACCAGTTATCTTCAACTTTTCTACCATTCTTATGTCTAATTTGAATATCACATTTTTCAGGCTTATCCTTATCGGTTGTAAATCTAGATCTACAGTCAATCATGACAATTTTAAGATCCGGACATGCATTATATACAGAATCAGGTGTGATAAGCTTAGTTTCTGAATCACGAATCTGATTTCTATTATATCTAGCAAGCATTTCAGAAGAAGTTCGCGCATCAAGAATAAAATTACTCAATACATCATCTGTATCCAATGCAGTTGTGTATGCCTTCATTCTATAAATATAAGTATCACAATCATCAGAACCAATAGTAATAGGAACAGTACCGATGGCTGTTTGATAGAATGTTGCTTCTTTATTATATTGCATAGGTCTCAGAGGAACACCATCCTCATAACTCATTACAACTGAATATCCCTTACTATTAGCAGTACTAATACTATCAATAGTATAATCAAATTCAATAATATCTTCTTCGCTATAAGGAATATATAATTCACTAACACTATTTCTAATATATGCTTCGTGAACATTCATCTCAAGACCAATACCTTTATCAGGAGATATACAATTCAAGAACTGTGCTTTAGCCTGTTTAACATTGGTAGTTTTGAAGATACATTTAAAAGATGCACCATATTTAGCAGGATCATTATCAGAACTAAATAAATTATAGCTAATAGTAGCTCTAGTACCAGCTTTTACACAGAAACATGCATCTCCGTTTTCATCTAATACATAACCGCCATTATACCAGTCAAAGTCTTCAGAGACAGATAACTTAATATTATTATTTTTAGAATATTTCCACAATCTATTCTGAGAACTATTGGAATATCCAACAGGGTTAAAATCAAATGCTAAACTACCAACAACAGGTTCGATATTGATATCAACTTTTTGAATATCCAGTACAATATTAACAGGCTTTGCTTTACCACAAGAAATGGTAATATTACTAATACCATACTCACTAGCAGGATGAATAATTTCATCCGTAACTTTAGTTAAAGTCTTAGGATTAGTAACACCATCAATAGTGATATTAACATTGGATTGTGTATCGCCATTGTAATTGGAATATACAACATAAGGAATAGTCTCAGGAGTATATTGGTCAATACGTATAGTACCTCTATAATCACTTCTATATATACAGCCGATAATAGGAATATCAGAATCTTTATCAAAACAAATAATATCTCTATAAACATGATCAGATGTAACAGTTTTAGCACCAATAGTGGCAGTTAACCAGCATTCAACTAAATGTGCACCATGTGTTTGGGGAGGAATTATGAACGGTCTATTGGAACCTGAAATATTCTTAGGAATAACCTCCTCAAGAACCATTTCACCATCAAGTTTAATGTGAATAGTTTTTTCAATAGTACCAATAGGTCTATACAAGAAAGTAATTTCTTCACCCACATCACATACATCAGTATCATTAAAATCACATTCTAATCCTAAATCAACAACATTAACTGAGAAGATAAGGGGGGTAGACTGTTCACCAAAATAGTTAGTTGCGATTAATTGTAAATATTTAGTACCAGTACCACTGATCTTTTCATGTAAATTAGGGAAATCATTACGACCACTGACTAATGATCCATTTTCAATAATAGTATTACCTAATTTCCAAGTATATGTACCAGGAATATCATTACCATTAGCATCTTTACACATATAATTTACAGAAATAACAAATTTTTCAGAAGGAGAAACAACAATACTTGTTTCACCATTAACGGTAAGAACAATGCTACTAGAGCCATCTCCAGAACCACCGCCTCCGCCGGTACCACCACCGCTACTAATAGGCTCGAATTCATTATTAATAAAACGGTAATGAGTATAATAATTTTTTCCTTCATGTTTAATATAATAATCAGTTAATTCATTAGCATCTTTAACTGGAGGTAAATTAGTACCGATATAAGGTTGAGAACCAGAAATTGATTTCCAGTCATTATCAATCCATTTATATAATACATAACCACCAGAAGACCTTAATAAATAGTCAATACCTGCTTCACCTTTATTAGGTAAAGTTTCAACGATCATAGTACCGACTTCAGCAATATCGATATTACCATGAGCATCAGGACCTAATCCATTAACTGTAACAACAGCATTTTTAGCTCGTTCAATAGCAATATCAATGTCTGTACCACTATGACTAGATCTATGAATTTTCATTATATCACCTCACGTTATTCATTACGTACAAGGAACAGTAACATATCATCAGTACCATCAATTGTACCACCAATAGTTTCAGGATCATAGGTACCAGCAATCATAGCATCAATATCCTCTATAGTAGTCCAATTGAGTGAATCTTGTTTATTGTCCATATCATTTCTAAGTTTAACCATCATATTAGCTTGAGGTTCAATATAAATAATAATATGTGATTCATCTACACGAGAAATCACTTGATAACCCATTTCATTTGTTGAAGGAATTGCAATACCTGTGTCATTAGACATACAGGTTTTACCTACAACACATTTACCATTATCAATTACAGTTACAATACCAGAATTTAATACATAGGTATATTTATTTAATAAATTACCTTCAGTATCAAATTTATATTCACCTGCACCAGTAGAGAAACCAGGTTTTTCTACAGTGACACCACGAATATTAGAAGTAGAATTAGCCTTAATAATATTTATACTAGCTTTACTTGTATCAGATGTTACAAAATAACCAATTCGATCTTCAGCAGCTTTATTACCATCAGACCATTCAGCTATTTCAGCATAGCCAATTAAAGTAGAAGCAATAGTACCTGTACTATTAATATCAGCTTTACTATCAATTAATTCTTTAATTAATTCGTATAACTGTTTAAGAGCACTAGGAGTTGCTGCAATACCTTCACTTGCATCACTATCTAAATCATAATCATCACTTAATTTAACGTGACCAAATTTTAATGCATTACCAACACCACAAGATTTATCATAAGAAGTATGGTCTGCAGCTGCAACACTTAATACGGTTCTAAGCTCAGAGACACTAGAAACAGATACACCAGTACCACCATCTTTAAGAGGTATAGGTCCAGTAGGTTGTTCCTCTTCAATAGACCCTTCAACTAAATATAATTCATTTTCATTAATAGAACCAGATCTATTAATTTCTTCATAAATATCTTCAGTCATTACATGAATCTTAAGAGACTCAGTAGTTGTATTTTTAGTAGAAAAAGCCATTAAAAATTCTCACTCCTTTCGTAAGAATATATCAATCATCTTGAATAAGTGATAAATTCTGCAGCAGGATGAACCTTAATGGGAAGCTCACCATTTTCATCTAATGTAGCTAAACCATTAGGTTTACCAATCATATTTGTAGTTAAAATTTCTAAATAACCTGCAGGAGAATTTAAATTATCTAAATCAATAACTATAAAATATCTACCTTCATCAATAGTTCTAATACATTCGTTTAATTTTACATCAGAAGATGATAAAGCGAACATATCATCTAAAGTATCAACACTTCTAGATGTTGAAATTGATGATAAATCTTGTAAATATGTAGATAATTTTATACCATTATCAATATCTGTATAAACTTCGTTTGCGGTTATGATTGGAAATACAGGAATAAAACTACCATCAGGCTGTTTAGCTTTCATGATAGTTGACATAGTTTTAACTAATTCCTTAGTATTAACTTCACCAGTCGTATAAGTAATTTCTTCAGCCATATTTTTAACCCCCTTTTACATTAGTATTTTCTTTTAATTAAATATCATCTAATGTATAAGTTTTAAATTCAACATGCTGAGGAATTGCATTAATATCAATTTTACCATCATTATCTAATTTTAAAATTTTATTAGGTTCAGGAGTTTCAACAACATCTGTTGATAACACTCTAGCATTTAAAGCTTCTTGTGTTGCAGTACTGATGGGTTTATCCATATCTGAAGTGTTATCAACATTTTCTAAACCTAATTGTGCCTTGGTCACATTATGAGGATTTTCTTTATTATTAATATGACCTTCAAGTTGTTCACTTGATGCTGCACCAGTAATACCAAACTCTTCTAAAGTTGTAGGTTTATTAGTAATTCCTGTCCAAGGTACAGAATCAGCTTTTGCTGCAGTACCAGTATATTTATCACCATTTTCGGTAAATTTAGAAGACAGTAAACTACCATCATCCATAACTACACTATCAATTGTGACAGTGGGAGAATATTTTAAAAAGCTACCATCAGGTTGTTTAATTTTTAAATCAGTACGAATATACTCACTCATAATAAGTAGCACTTCCTTCCATACTTATTTATCTAAAACTAATAAATCATTATAAATCTTACTACCAGTATTACCCACGATACTTTCTAATATATATTGATTATTTATATAACCACCATTGGTTACAGAAATAATATTATATAAGAAATAAGGTAAACACTCTAATGATAATAAGTTACTTGCTTCATACATATTAATGAAAGCTTCTAAATAACCTCTAACAGATAAATCTTTAAAGCCTAAATTTAATGCAGGAAGTTTTAAAGCATTAATGAAAGTTTCTAAATTTTCAAATGCTTCAGGAGGAACTAATTCATTAACTTCTTGTAAGGAATAAATATTACCATTAGGACAGTTTTTAATAGCATAATTAAATACCATATCACTATCAGGTAATCCTAAGACATTAATCATATAAAATTTACTTGCTAAGAATAAAACTTTATGCATTTTACTCTTATCGATATTTAAAGAATATTTCTTATTTAATACCTTAGTAAACATAGCTGAATAAATTTCAGAACCACCAGATAAAATAACGGATCTAGTAACTAATTGTCTCTGTCTTAAATGAATTAATCTTGCTATATAAGCAGCTTCCAACATACAATATAATTTTTTAGGATCAATTCTTACGCTATTAGTTTCTTCATCATACACACCATAAATATCAATAGATACTACAGCAATAACTTCTTTTTCAGCATCACTAACTAAGAAAAAAGGTAATGCTGTAGGTAATTTACTACCTACACCATATCTCATCTCAATAGTACCATTATTGATAGATTCTAAAACTTTAAATTTAAAAGGAAACTTAAAGTTTTTAGTAATAATCATTAAAGGTTCTTCGAGTTCTTTCATCGTGATAACTTTACCATTCTTAAGGAGATTTGCAATGTTATTAGTTATACCATTTGATCTATTCAAATGGTTATAAATAAAAGTTGAATTTAACGATTTAAGACTCACAGATTAATCACTCCTTTACTAAAAGAATTATTTTTATATTAATGTTTTACAGGATAAAATAGATTGAGAAATCAAATAAAAATGGATATAAACGGAATTTTTAATCCGTTTATATCCATTAAAATTATTTTTTAAGAGTTTTAGGAAGGGCAAGAGTTTTAGTAACTAAGTCAGATTTAATACCACAACCTAAAAGATAAGTATCAACAGTATTTAATGTAGTCTTATTTTCTGCATTATTAGTTAACTCATCTAAAGATACATATCCCTTTTTAGAGATCTCAGAGTACATCTCAGTTTTCATAGTCATGTCATCAGCTCTACCACCAAGTAATTCTCTTAAAGAATTCTCTGCACCAAGAGTAACCAGAGAGAATGTTTCTGCATCAGATTCACGAGCATTCTTATCTTTGTTCACAACTTGACCCGTCAATGCAGATCTGCTAGAAATATCCGTAGATGTAGTATTCTTTTTAGAAAGAATCTGCTGCATACGTTTAATGTGTAGGTAACCTATAGGGACGGGATATTTAGTTAATACTGGATTATCAGTATTACCGTTCACAAAAGGCATTGCTACCTTTTCCATTAAAGGTACATCCAATACTTTAGCTGCAGCTTCAATATTTTCAATTGTTAAATCTCTTTCATAGTTAACGATATCTAATACTAGATATAATTCTTCATTAGCAAATAAATTCTTAAAGAATTTATCAAATTCATTATCATTCATACTGGAAAACATAGCTTTATATTTATTAGTATTTACTTCACTAGGATCTAATGTAGAAAATACTTTATAAATTAAGTTTTCCATTTCTTTTCTTTTAGTAGAATTAATAGCCATATTATATTATCACCTACTTAAGTGTTAAAGTACATTATAGACATAACAAAGAATGTATACATAGCTTTTCTAAAACTATTAATGGTTGCTAATCTTTGAGTCTTTTTATATATACCTAACTCATCTAACCAACCATCTAATACTTTCTTTATCTTAATAATGTTTTCATCTGTAGTATTACTTCTTTTATATATATCTAAGCAATAAATTAAAAATTTATCACTATTAATTTCTTCTGCTTTATTTTGACTATTGAAAAGATATAAGAATAAAATAGATTCTACAACTACTTTAATATCATCTTTATGAGTATCATTAACCATAGAAGTGATTTGATTTCTTAATTCATTTACTGAAACCTGATTAGATTTAGCTGCAGCATTAATTAATTTAATCGGAGGCCCTTCAATGATTAACTTTAATGTAACATTTTCTGTCAATCTATTAACTAAATAAGTTGAAGAATCTGCTTCTCTAAATTGATCTTCTTCATTAATCTCTAATTCAGTATTAAGATAATTGCCTTCTTTATGATTCTTATAAAATTCAATAGCAATCTTCTTAATCATATTATTGAATCTTGTTTTAACAGCTAAGATAAATTGGACTATATCTTTATCCAGTCCTTTTACAATACCATCTTTATGAAGTTTATATGCACCATCACAAGTTTCAGATATAGTAACCATAAGATTTCCTGTTTTCTTTAATTTGAATCTCTTAGATAAATTATTGATAGTGTAGTTCATAATATTTTCATTAGGCTCAAATTTAAAATATTTACTATATATAGAAGGATACATAGATAATCCTAAATATAAAATACTTAAATTGGTCATTTTTTCATTTTTAGTTATAGTAAAATATCTAATAACCATAGCCATTAAAGTATTAAAAGGGATATTTAAAATCTGACCTGAAGATTTAATATCTTCAGATTTATTTTTAATAGCTTTTACTTCAGCAGGTGTGACCTCAGCAATATTAAATACTGGAAGAGTTTCCCTTTCAGTAAATAATACCATTTTAGTAGGTCCTATAGCACTTAATACTTCACCATTTTTATCAATATAATTGGAAATAAGTTGTTCATACTTCTTTAAATTCTCTTTATTAGAAAATCCTTTTTCAACTTTAGGATATAACTCTGTAACTAATACATTGGTCGCCAATTTATTTCACCACCTATATTATTATTACAAATATGTTTTTACAGTAATAAAATCATGAAAAACATTTTTATAATATATTTTACTGAAAGGATGATTCCTTTATGAGTTTATTACTTGAGTATTGCCAAGATTTAAATATATTAACTGAAGCTTTTTATGGTAAACCTAAAGAGTTTATTGAAATTGAAAAAAGATTAGATAAAATTATTAATATGATTAAATTACAAAAAGAAAATCCCTCGATGGCTGTAGATATTAACAAAATGAAAGAATTAGAGGAAATTGAAAATATTTTCACTAAATTCTTTAAAAATTATAAAACCTCTATTACATTTTATGCACCTATTATATCTCCTACTTATAATGCATTTACATTTCCATCCACATTATCATATTTTAAAAAAGATCCAAATAATAAAAGAATTGCTAGTGTGGATGATCTATTTATAAATGTCAATGTTGATATGGGTCTTGTATATGCTTTAGATATGGATGCTAAGGAATTAATGGCTGTTATATTACATGAAATTGGACATTGCTTTGATGCCTCATTATTTATGTTGTTATCTAAGATTCAAATCATCGGCTCTATTAATTATGATCTCAATACAATGCATGTTAATAGTGTTAATATTAATGCTGTTAATTCTATTTATAGTACATTTATTAATTTAATTATTGGTGCATCCCCACTGTTACAGTCATTTTATCAAGAAATGAATAGATTTGTGTCTCAGAATCCTACACTTAATAAATTTTTAAGTGATATTCAAATGGTAATAGCAGATATTAGTACATTTTTGAACATAGTAAGCTTTTCATTAAAAAAGATAACTCCAGTGTTGTTGGTACAACAGTTACTAAATCCTAGTAATGTGTTTGGTTATGCTAATGAAAAATTTGCAGATTCATTTGCAACGTCATATGGTTATGGAAAAGAAGTAGCAAGTTTTTCTTATAAAGTTCAACATAGAAAAGGTTTAACTATAAATGAAAATATTTCAAAAATTCCTTTATTAAATATCGGATACGATTTCTTAAAAGTTTCTATGCAACTTTCAACTATAATTTTAGATCCTCATCCTCATGATGCTACAAGAATTCAGTCTCAGTTAAATAAATTAAAAAGAGATTTAAATAATCCTAATCTTGATTCTAAAGTTAAGAAAGAACTTCTTGATAATATTGTTGAGATGGAAAATTATATAGATAATATAGTATTAAATATTAATCATGAGGATAATAATGGTCGATGGATTACTTTGTTACAAAATTATATTATTATTAAAGTTTTTAAAGGTCGAATTGATCCTAGAGAATTATTTGAAGCTGTTTGGAATCATGAACTATAAAAATAAAGTGAGTATATGGCTAAAACCATATACTCACTAATAATAATCAAAAAAAAGATAACCGGTAAATTACCTGGTGTTTTACCGGTTATCCCCCTAGCAAACACACAAAAAAGGAAAAACTGATACCCAACAAAAAGAAAATCAACACGGAGGCTTTTATGAACAAGAAACTACAACCAATGCGTCCAAGCTCTTATCGATATTTTTAACCAGGATTAATATCTTTTACTTATTTGTTAATATATTAATAAAAAATAATTTACATTAAATGGAAAATAAAATATATATTATTATAGTATCATATGAGAACGATACTCATTAAAACGGAAAGGAAAAAGAAATGAAAAAGTATGAATTAACAAATGAAATTATTGAAGTCAATGGTCATATTCTTCATAGAATTATATCATTGAAAAATTTCTTTAATGTTAAAATTGGTGATCTTGGTGGATTTGTAGAAAGTGAAAATAATCTTTGTCAAATTGATAATTCATGGATTGATAGTGAAGCATGTGTGTATGAAAATGCTAGAGTGTTCGATAATGCATATGTTTTCGATAAAGCAAAGATTTATGGTAATGCACATATTTTTGGATCTTCTATAGTTTTTGGTTATGCTACTGTACATAATAATGCTAAAGTATATAATCATGCATCTGTAGCTGGACATTCAGTAATATTTGGTGATGCTACCATTCAAGGTAGTGCTAGGGTTTTTGGTGATGCTAAAGTATTTGGTTTTGTAAATGTAACAGAAATGGCATCCGTTTTTGGAAAATGTAGTGTATCTGGACATGCAAGAATTAGAGACATGGCTTCAGTATATGATCGTGCAATTGTTTCTGATGATGCAGAGATTATGCATAGTTCATCCGTGTATGGTAATGCTCAAGTGTATGGTAATGCTACTATTAAAGGATGTTCTGAAATTACTGGAAATGTTAAAGTCTATGACCATGCTAGTATTGAAGGATTTACTAAAATATGTAATAATATGCATTATTGTAATAATATGATTATTAGGGATGACAGAATAATTAATATGTGATTTAAATAAAAAAGAAACCTTAATTGGTTTCTTTTTTTTTGTATGTTCCCGAAAAAAAATAAGAGAGTATATGGATATTTCCATATACTCTCTTTAGTATTAAATTTTAATAAGTTTAACAGGAATACCAGTTTTCCCTGTACTAATCATTCTTTTACCTTTACTTAATCTAGGTAATTCTGCTAATTCCTCAGTATCAATAACTTCTACACTATTCTTACAATATAATTTAAATTTTTCATTACCTCTAATAGTCTGAATTGTAAAGATACTATCACCATCATTCAATGTAATAATTCGCATAGGATCATTTGCTCTCTTTTTATTGACAAATGTATCAATAGGAGATTTCTTAACAACACCATTATTAGTAATTACTAAGAGATATTTATCTTTAGGATTAATAATATCAAGACCAATGATTTCTTCACCATTATCTAAATTCATAGCTTTTACGCCAGAACTCATTCGTCCAGTTTCTCTAATTTCTTCAGAATTAAATCTAATTCCAAATCCATTATTGTTATATACTAAGATTTCAGATTCACCAAGCAATGTTTTTACACATACTAAACTATCATCATCTTTCACAATTAATCCTAATAATTCATTTCTCATATTAGTATACGCAGAGGCTAAAGTTTTCTTAATAAGACCATTCTTAGTAATCATTAAGAAATATACAGGATCTTTAATTTTTTCAATAATTTCATCTGTAGGTTTAACTTTTACAGTAACAATATTACCACTTAGATTGCTACAGTATTCTTTCAATGAGTGACCTTCACTATTAAGAACACAACCCTGTACGTTGTATACTGATAACTTATTAATTTTACCATTATCTTCAAATAATAATAAGTCATTAGTATTTCTACATTTAATTACTTCGATAGGAATATCTCCTTTTCCGATAAGTCCAATGTCCTTGACATTATCAGGAAGTTTCTTAATCATTCCATTCTTAGTAATTACAATTAAATGACCACTATCTTTAACTTTTACTTCATTATTTATAGTAATAATTTTACTGCGTCTTTCTTCACCAAATAATTTTATTCCTTCTTTTAATTCATCAATAATAATCTTATCGATTTTCTTAGCAGAACGAACAATCTTATTTAATTTTTCAACAGTCTTATCAATTTCTTCTTTTTCTTTAATATACTTTTTATATGCTTCTTTACTGAAAGCATTTAGTCTCATATCAGAAATTGTTTCAGCCTGTAAAGAAGTGATACCATATTCCTTCATCAGTCTAGAAATTATTTCTTTTCTATTTTCAGATTTCTTAATAATAGACATAGTCTTTTCAGCATTATCTTTATTAAGAATAAATAACATAATTTCCAGAATATGTTGTCTTTCTTTAGCAGTCATTAATTGAGTATTGAAGATACAACGCTTGGTCTCTCTTCTAAAATCGATCCAAGTCTGTAATACAGATTTAATATTATAATCATTATCTGCATAATCTTCAATTAATTTAAAATTAACATTAAAAGTTTTTTCCATATTTGTCTTGCTATAAATCATATTTACAACAGTATATGGATCAACTTCTTTCTTAAGAAAAATCTGATAATGCATATTATTAAATTCAGTCATATCTTTGAAATCTCTCATCATATTAGATTTGCCATTATTTAATAATTCAAAGATAGGTCTCTTTAATTTTTCCCAAGAAGTCATTAAAGGAGTAGATCTAATATTTAAGATATTATTATCTTCATCAATTTCAATAACACCTCTCATTTTAAATCTACCTTTACCAGTTTTACAAATCTCAGGGAATTGACCCTCATCAACGATATATGCACCAGAAGATGAATCTGGATATAGCATGACAACATCAATATCAGGATTTTCAATTAAATCAATCGTTGCTTCTAAAACTTCCTTTAGGTTATACGTACATATCGACGTTGATAAACCATCTTATATGTTTAAATAAGTTTGTAATTCTTATCCCTTTAAATTTTAAAGCTCTATATTACTATAGAGAACAGACTATATCATCAACCTATATACTGTTACCATATATAGGTTGCTCTCCATTTCCATCTTACAATTAAGATGTACTCTACTCAGTTACTCTCATAAGTATTTCTCTTATGATACCTTTTCGATAGTCGTTGAACCTTCCTTATATTTATTTACAATATTAGGGTGTCGATCCCCTTTTCTTAAATGAGTTATTAAAGCTGTTAATCTAGTGTTATCTTGATCAATATATTTATCTAAAATATAACACTTTATATAATCATTTTTGTATTTATATACATATATCATTTGACATAGTTCATCAATAAAATCATCACTATATAGTTTGTTACCTCCACCATTACTATGATAACCATTTTCAACAGCATCCATTTGGTTTAAGTAATTATTACTCCATTCTAGATTTTCATAATAATTTTCTAGTGAATCATTATTACGATGATGTACAAAATCAAATTCATCAGGGTTAGGATTGGGAACAAATTCCCAAGCAACTAATCTATGTATATTAACATCAACATATTTTCGCTTTTTATCAACTTTATCAGACTTTATTAATACTACTTGCAAATATGATCTAGTTTGACCATTATCTCTAACTTGAGTTTTTATTGCAGGTTTTAGTATTTTCTTTGTCTTTTTACTATAAACTCTACCATGATTACTAATTAAATATGTATTAGGTTTAACAGTAGGGTATGTGACATATTTCCATACTTCAGGTAATTTTATGAAAATATATAACATTTTTATATCATCTCCTTTCATTTAATATTTTTTCGACATTTATAATTTATAAAATATAAGGCTTGGCTGCTGATTATCCATATAGGATGTTCCAGCAATTAAGAGAGTTTTCTGTATATATTACATATACAGGGACTAGTTAATTTAATCCAATTCCAAATGTATTATTAATCATCACATTAGGATATTTAGCAGGTAAATATTCCGGCTCAACCATAGTTCCTAAATAATTTAATTTAGTATTGACAATTTTATCGTTATATTCTTCGAAGAAACATTTATACGCATAATGTGTAAGTTTAGCTTCAATATATCGACCATCGGCAGCAGGAGCACCTGCAGGATCACCAAAGTTACCATAACCATATATAGTACATTGAATATTATTCCAAGGTTGAGCTAATTTTACTAATGTATCTTCTACAGCAGAATCACCGTGAGGATGATAATTTAATACATTACCTACAATACTTTTAACTTTTGTGGTTTCTCCATCATATTTTAAACCCATCTTATACATGGTATAAAGAATTCTTCTTTCACCAGGTTTTAAACCATCTACGACAACTGGAATGTGTCGAACAAGATTTGTATTAGCACCAAAAATTTGCATATAAGATGAACATGCATCTGCAATATTAACAGTTTCTATATTAGAACTATAAGTTTCTACACTTACTTTATTATTTTTATTTTTTTCCTTCATATTTAATATTCACCTCATTAAATATATTACTTACATATAGTTTTGTTGAATTAGAAATATCTTTCTAATTGACTATATTAATAATATATATTTAAAAAGAATTATAAAAAAAGAAAGTGGTAAATAAATACCACTTTCTTTTTATAGATTAATTACTTATTTCTCATTTCACCATATACAGAAGACATTTGAACTTTTTCAGGAGGTGCTTCCTCACACATTCTAAGTCCAAAGATATCTTCTACCATGTACTTAGAAAGTCTTTCAGGGAATACAAAACCTGCACTAAGAGGATGTCCACCACCCTTAGGACTAAAGGTCTTTGCAATCTCAGCAAGATTAACATTAGCTTCTTCAATAGCTCTCAAAGAAACTACTGAAGTATCAGGGTTAATAATTGCAGCAAACTTAATATCTTTTACATTCTTAGCAATATAATTACCAAGCTCAGAGATATAATTTTCTGCAAATACATAAGCAATATTGTATGCACCAAGATTCAGAATTTTTACGTTACTCATCTTTTGATTAATGTAACGCTTTTTTCTATTCTCTTCAAGTTCAATAATTTCACATTCACCAGGACTAATATATTCATAACTAAATGCATCCAATCGATGAGTAATGATTTTACTAAACCTTTTAGTTCCGAAAATGCCGAAAATAGTATTTAAATTCTTAGCATAAATACCGTCTTCACCATTCTTGGTCCAATCCCAGGTATCCCAAAGACGTACATATTCAATATATCCATTAATTACTTTTTCTTTTTCGAAGTTTGTTTCATCGTCCCAGTTGAAATAATAATCCTTTAAATGCAACCAGAACAGTTCTGCACCACAAGTTTTACGATTACCGTAAGACTCACGTACAATCGCCCATTCATATTTACTATTTACGTAATTAGATCTATGATGGTCTAACATTCTAAATTTATACTTATTAACTTCATCAATAAGCTTACCGGTAGCTTCTTTGATTACCAAATCAGTAATAAATACTTTATTAAACTTCAAGTATTCATCACTTTTAATAAACTCATTGATCTGGGTATCAACATCTTTAGGAGTACAGTATGTAATATCTACATTATCCCCAAAGATTACAGTTGCGAGAATACCACAACTAATACCATCCAGATCACTGTCGGTAAATAACTTAATACGCTCATTATTGCTCATAGTTTTCATTGTCCTTTCATTTTATATTATTACTATAATTATAATATATAATTAAAATTATAGATAATACTTATTTTGTATTATTAATAAATTTCACATTCTCTTCAATCAATAATTTAATTTTACGATTTACAAAATATTTTAAATCATTAAAGTCTGTATGATTAGTAATTATATAGTCACCAGTGATAATATTAACAATAGGACTTTCATAATTTAAAATTAATTCATATAATCCTTCTTGATTAATCTCACCATTATAAATCATATTATATACTTTAGAATGAACTGCAATGGTTAATCCTGCTTCATAAATAGCATCTCCACGTAACATTCCCAGCATATCTATAAATTCCTGTTTATCTTCTTGTAAACGTTGCTTTGCTTTTAATTCTTTCATTATAATATAGCTCCTATATTATACTTCTACAATATACCAGTCTTCTGCAAGACAATCTCTAGTAGAGGGAGCCCACATGGCATGAGAACCATCCGTTGTACTGATCTGAAGATAAGGATCACATTTGAAAAGATCACCTTCATTTAAACCCCATGCTTCAGCAGTCTGTTTGTTGCAAGGGATTCCCTGAGGATATCCCTTTTGATAAACAACAAACATACCTTTTCCGTTCCAACCCTGTCTAGCAACTTTCTTACCAGACTTTACTGCTTTCAAAGCTTCACCAAAATCAAACATATTATTTCCTCCTATTAATTATCAAGATCTTCTCTATCAATCTTGAAGTGTTCCATTAATAATCTTCTTTCAGAAGAATCATCACCATGTAAAATATTAAATTTCTCTAAATCTCTTTCCATATCAGAAATAGATAATCTAATAAGAATTCTATTTCTAGGGTCAAGAGATTGATCTCTTAAATCTGCAGCAGGTAATTCACCGATTCCCTTATAACGAGTTTTAATAACAGGTTGATATTTCTGAGCCATCGATAAGAAATTACCAAGACTCATTATACCTTTATCAATAACTCCATCCTTAGTCTTTTCATAGACATCTAAATACATAGTTTTATTTTCAGTATGGATAAAATCTTCTAATTCTTTTACTCTCTTATCGAAAATTTTATCCATAATAAGAATTTGATATCTTCCTTCATAAATACCAGTTAATACATTGTCTTCATCAATACCTAATTCAGGGAAAATCTTTTTAAATTTTTTATAAAAATCTTTCTCTGTACGATGAATCAAAATATATTCTAATATATTAGGATTAATAACGATTCTATTAGATAAACGAATTAATTCTTCAAGATAATTCTTATTAATCATAAGAAGTTCTTGTAATTCTTTATCTGTATAAAATCTATTAGTTCCTGGCATTTTTACACTAAGATTATCTCTAACTTGTCTTTCAAAGATTTCTACAAATTCTTTTTTATTAAGAACAAATTCTTTATATTTACTCTTAATTTTATATAAAGGAGTTACAGCCTTATATAATCTACCGTCTTTAACAATCTCAGGAAGATGTGTCATAAAGAATGCTGATAATAATGATGTAATATTAAATCCGTCAGAGTCTGCGTCAGCCATAATTATGATCTTATCATATCTTAATTTAGACATATCGAATTTATGACCACAGTTACATCCAAGAATTTTAATAAGATTATTAAATTCAGCATTTAATAACACTTTGTCAATATTTAGCCCAAATGAATTAAGAGGAACACCTCTAATACTGAAAACTGCCTGAGTGTCTCTATCGAATCTAGCCGAATTCACAGAGCCACGAGCACTCTTACCCTCAATAATAAGGAGTTCTCGATATTCATTCTTACCTCTATTATTTGCAGGAATAAAATTTTCCATTAAGTGTTCTTCAAAGCTATTAGTTTCTCCTCTAATAACTGAATTTCTGACCTTAGTAGATTCTATTCTTGCTTTAGCATTTGTCTTAACCCTATCAATAAGCTTCTTTAACTCTTTAGGATTTTTACCGAAGTATTCATTAAGAGATTTATAAGTCATTTCTCTTAAAGGTTTAAAGAACTCATTACTACCAAGTTTTGATTTAGTCTGACCTGTAAACTGAGGATTCATATCTGTGCTTAAATTAACAGCTAAGAATAATCCTTGTGAAGCATCAGTAAATATAATATCTATTTTATTAGATTCTCTTTCAGATAAAGAATCTTTTGTTTTCTTAGTTAAAAACTGCAATATGGCAGTTTTGACAGCATCAACATGTGTACCCTGATCTACAGTATTAACGAAATTACAGAAAGATTCACTTTCAAATTCTACACTAGAAGAATTATAAGTAAACGCCACTTCAAGTCCAATAAATCTATCGATTACTCTATCATGAATAGTTTCTTTAACTTTCATGGTTTCAATAAAAGTTATTGGATCTAAAAGAGGTCGTGTACATAACTTCTTAACTAAGTCGTATAAACCATTCTTATTAGAATACTTTTTATTGACAAGTGATTCTTTTCCTTTTTTCTTAATACTAAGATTGATTTTAATATCAGATGGGATAAGGTATACAATCTTTTCAACCCAATTAATTAAATCATCAGAATTAATATCACAATCTTTACCCATATATAATCTGGAAGGTTGGATAATAAAAGTTGTACCATGTTTATCTTTATTTTTAATTTTAGTAGTAGATTGAGGTTCAATCAATTTACCTTCACTAAAACTTACTTTAGATTTTTCACCATATCTATAAGATATAATTTCAAATCTGTTAGACAAGGCATTGCAACAAGTTAGGCCTACGCCGTTCTCGCCTGCACTATTAGCACCAGAACCTTCACGAGTAAATTTAGATCCTGATTGTAATGTAGTACATACTAATATTAAATTTTTAAAATCAATACCTCTACCATTATCAGATACAGTTATTTCATTTTCACCCTCATCTAAAAATATATCTATATTATTAGCAGGTGAATTTTTATTAATACATTCATCAATAGCGTTATTGATTAATTCTTTACAAAGATGAAGAGCACCCATAGAACCCGTTTGTGCAATATACATATTCGGTTTCACTTGGACTTTCTCAATATCACTGACTATATGCTCTATTTTATCATCTATAAATTTTTTTGTTTCTTCAATCATAATTGATCACCCTTTCATAGTTATGTTTAGGGTTTAATTATTTTGTAATATACCCCAGTACTTATAGGGACATAGTAAATAATTTGTTAAAAAAATAGATACGGATAATACCTTATGTGATATTATCCGTATCTATAAATACTAATTAATTACCGGTAATTAATTAATTATTAATATTGATTAATACTTATTTCTCTTTCCGTTGGAAGGAATAAACTCAACACTATTAATACCGAAACTACCGAAATCATCGTTACGATTGTGCTTCTTCTTTTTCTTGTCATTCTTACCATACTTGTTGACAACACGTTCATACAGAGTAGGCATTTCATTCAGATTATACAGCAACTTACCAAGCTGAACCATGATAGACTTTTCCTTTTCAGGATTGTCAGACATTGCCTTAATCTGATTAACCATGTTACCAATAGTTTCGATAGCTCTTTCATAGTCCTTCTTAGAAACAACATCGAAACTAAATTCTTCACCACACTTCTTACAACGAACTCTATTATTAGAAATGAAGTCAACCTTCAGCTTACCATTAGAGTTAGTATGAGAGCAAGGAATCTTAACTTCGTTCCACTTACGCTCAAGCTTTTCTCTTTCAGCTCTAATATCCTGCAGAGTCAGAATATCATAATCACACTTATTCTTGTGTTCTTTATTCTTCTTCTTGTCCTTCTTTTCCTCGAATCCAAACTGATCCTTGTCAAACTTGCTCATAAAATTTTTGTCCTCCTAAAATAAAAGTTTAATATAAATTTATCAGCAAATAAATTTAATTATTTATCTGTTGATACTTAAATAATATATAATTATAATTTATTTTGATTTTTTAAGGTCTAATAGAAATACGGTCATATGCTTCAGTAGGAATACCACTATCTCTAACAATAATACATTGTACATTAGATACATTTCTAATTACATGGAAAGGATTACCTTTAGAATCAAATGCAATATCTTGAATAGATTCTAAGTCTTCAACATATACATTTGCTAAAGAGAATTCACCCTTACCAAAAGTGATAGCACCAGAATTATCGAATCCAATACCAAGAATATTTTCTTCACCATAATAATTAATTAATTTCTTAAATTCTGCACCAGTCATAATATAACACTCCTTTATAATTAATTCAATTACTAATTTGTTTTATAAAGAATTTAAATATAAAATACCATTATTAATAGCTTGTGAAAACATTTATATAAAAAACTTTATATAGAAGGGAGTAAAATCCATATGAGATATTTATATAAGGGTAAAACCAAAATTGGAAAAATTCATGTGAAAACTAAGGTTGATACCTCTTTTATTACTGCTGGTCCTGAGGATATCGTTGCTGGTAAAAAAACTATAAATGGCAATTATCAAGAAATTACTGGTACTATGGATGTTAATGAAGTATTAACTGAATTAACATCTGATGCTACTGCATCTGCTTCTGATATTACTGCTGGTAAGATTGGATATGCTAATGGAAAAAGACTAGTTGGTACTACACCGAGAAGTATTGCAGGAACTCTTATGACAAATAGTGTAATTGATACATATCCTGTTGCGGATAATGTAAATATTAACGCAGGTGATTTTGTATCAGTTGATAGTGTTTCAGATGGGTTTATACGTCATAACACAGGCAATAGTTCTATTAATTCATACAGTACTGGAGCTTCAAATTATTCAAATATTATTCGATTAAATGATTCTAAAGCATTATTAATATATAGTGATGGAGGAATCAATAATCGTGGTATTACTAAATTTATTACAGTTAACGGTGTTACAACTATATCTAGTCAGAATACAATTTTTAATGATTCAGAAACAACCAATATACATGCAGTACAATTAACAAATAATTACATTTTAGTAGCATATTTAGGTCATAATGGATTTCAGATAACTAATGAATGTAGATTAATTTATATTGATGATACTTTTACAAATATATCTATATCAAATCCTTTTGTATTTTATAATGATATAACTACAAAAATTAATGTTACTAAATTAACTAATAATAAATGTATCATCTCATATATATCATCTAAAAAAATATATTCATTAGTTGCAAATATAGATATATATAATAGATTAGTAACCTTCGGCAATACAATCTTAATTGAAACTTCGGGTTCTGCAATAGATATTAAATCTGTTAATATTTCAGATACAAAAGTTTTATTTGCATATATTGATAATTTAACTGGAAAAATTTGTGATTTATCAATAATCAATGATAATATTAATATAGGCACAAGTCAAGTATTTATTAATAATACTGATACTATAAATCTAATAAAAATGTCAAATACTAAATTTTTATTATTATTTACAAATAAATCTGATAATAATACATATGCACGTCTTATTTACTATAATAGAGAACGGGCAATATTATTGCCAAATGCTACTAAAATTTGTGATGGAACTATGAATTTAATAACTGGTATTAAAATATCTACAAATAGAGCATTTGTGATGGGTCTCAGTCCTACATCAACTGCAATAAATTATATGTATATTATTACTAATCCTATAAATACAATCAATACATCGATAATATGGTCGCATCCAGCTAGTGATCCTAATTATCTAAATGTAATACAGATATCTGATCATGTAGCACTTATTATATTTAATAATACAATAAGTATACCTCTACACGGATGTGCTCGGCTATTACAACTTGGTGGACAGATCACTTCTGCATTTGATGGATCGATAACTAAGAGTAAATATGTTGTAAATAAATCAACAGGGGTAGGATCAATTACTGGTATTGCAAATACATCTGGATCTTCTGGTGAAATAATTGAAGTTATTACCCCTTCAATATCATAATATAGGAAGGTGAAATTAAGATGCCTTTACATATAAATACTAAAGAATATATGACCAACGTTGTTATCGATAGAGGTTTATCTAATATCAATATTAAAAATATTGATATTAGACCTGGTAAAGTTTCAATAGACTCTGTTGGTAATAAATTAGAAGCAGCTTCATCTACGGAATTCTTATCAATTTTCACTAGTGATGGAAATATAACACCAAATGATGTTACATTAAATAAAATAGCATATAGTAATGGTAAAAAAATTATTGGTTCTGCTCAATCAACTATAAATGACTATACCAATTTAATTAATGGTACAATAGTAGAACGTGTAGTGTCACAAAATACTATAATATCAGTTGGTGAATTTGTATACGTATTACCTGATACCAATGTGACAACATATAGAATTAATACAGCTATAAGTGGTATTGCTCTTCAAGCTGGATCAGCTGGTGATGTTATTAAAATAGTTATACCTAATCAAAATTAAAAATAATAGAGATAACGGAATATTCCGTTATCTCTATTTTATAAAGCTATTATTAAAAATTTCTTTGCTCTTGTTATTGCAGTATATAATACCTTACATCTGAAATCAGCAGTACCATAAGGTTCATTATAAATAAATACTTTATCAAATTCACTACCTTGAACTTTATGAGTTGTTGCCGCATAACCATACTCAAATTTATCATAGAAACTTCTTTTACCAGTTCTATCTTCTGGTTTAGCTATTAAATTAGCATAATCTATTTTTACTTTTTTAAAATAATCATCTTTTATAAAATCTGGCTGAAAATCTATTGTTAAACTTCTACCATTATAAGTATCTAAATATACATCTTTAACAAAACCAGTCATACCATTTATTAAATAAATATCATTACTAATACATCTATTCCAATTATTTTGTGTACACATTAACTTTTCCCCTATTTTAGGAAATTCAGTATCAATCTTTAATATATCATGACGTATATGATTATTTAATTCTGCTCTAGTTTTATTTCTTCCACAAATAACAACATCAGATTTAATTAACATATTATCTGTAATCATAGATTTATCAATTACATAACAGTTATTTCCATATTTACCTATTTTAATAGGTTTACCATGCATAGCTCTTTGTGCTAAATAAATAATAGGAGAATCTAATGCTTGTCTCATTGGTTTAGTTAATGTAGCATCTGGTTTAACTAAGAAAAATCTTTCACCAAATACAGGATCCAACTGATTATTATCTCCTAATGCAATTATAGGGATATCAAATGATAATAAATCTAATGCTAATTTTTCAGGGACCATGCCTGCTTCATCAACTACTATTAATTTAATATCACCATATAATCTAGCTTTTTTCATAAATTCTGTAATCATAACAATTCTATTATTAACTAATATAGGATTACCATTTTCATCATATTTAGGAACTTCAACAGCATCATATATTGCACTATGAATTGTTTTAGCATTATTTCCTTTTTGAGATAAAACTAATGCGGCTTTACCAACATATGCCACAAATAAAACATCAGAATGATCTAATCCTAATTCATCTATGAGATAGTATACAATTGTAGACTTTCCCGAGCCGGCGCAACCAGAAATCTCGAATACTTGCTTATCTTGTTTTTTCCACCATTTTTTTGCTCGCCGTATAGCTTCTTCTTGTTCATTGGTAAATTCCATATATTTCACCTACTCTTATTAATATTACCCAAATGTTAATTGAGAAATTATAATAAATATTCAAAAAAACATTTGTGTAATAAAGTAAAAGGGAGTATGAATATTATGGCTGTAAATACTTCAGATATGGATATAAATTTAAATGAATACTGTGTATTACAAGGTACTCAATATTATAATAATAATTATTTAAATATAAAAATTCCTAAATTAATGACTGATGTAACTTCTCCTATGATAGAAACATTTAATAGAAATATTTTAGTTAATTCTCCTAATTGTAAACCTAGTATTGATAATAGTATACGGGTTAAGGATTATATTTCAGTAAAACGTTCATCTCAATGTAACTTATCAACTAATATAATTGATGAACACGGTAATATTCCTAATGGCTTAGGATTAATATGCTCATGTGTAAATAATAATTATAGGAATATGATCGTTATAGACTCAATTTAATATAGAAAGATTGGTGATATAATTTGAAAGCAGGTATAAATAATTATACAACTATGCAATCTTTATCTGAATATGAAGATCAATTAAATATTTCATATAATAAGTTATTCTTAAAATCTCTTGTTGATTCTGAAGATAATGTTTTAATCGTCAATAGTACATCATTGGCTAATAAATATTATGATTATATACAAAATGGTATTATTTCATTAGAATTAACAGATAAAGAATATATGAAATATAGATTTCAACCTAAGATGTTCTGTAATGATATTTATGGAACTACTGAATTATGGGGATTATTATTAAAGATTAATAATTTTAATAGTATTGCTGAATTTAATCGTAAAAAAATAAAAGTGTTTGGTAATAATATTTTTAACGTATTAAATGAAATATTAATTAATGAAAAAGAGAATATATTAAAAAATAATGAAAGTGTGGGAATCTAATGTCCTTATCTGTAACTAATAAATTATTAGCATCAGCAATAGAACACAATATTATGAAAGCTAATATGACTCAAGAACAAAAGATTGAGTATATAAAGAAAAAATATAATTTAACCCATGGTAAAGGTAAAAGAAAAAAGAATAAGAAATAAGAGAATATGTGGAATTCCACATATTCTCTTTTATTAATATATTTTTTCAAGGTTTTCTGGTTTAATAGCAGCAGTAATATATTTACCAACCCCTATAACAACTCTATCTCCTGTTATACTAATTACATCATATGTATCATAATGTAATGTAAATTTTTTACCATAATAATCAGTAGGATTTATAACCTTGACTTTATCACCAGCTTCAATTCTGGTAGATTTTATAGATGTATTTCCATGTACAATAAATGCATCAGTAAATCCAGCTTCATGTAATTTTTTCAATAAAGATTCTGCATTAATCTTTGATGAATAAGCACCAACTTGAACTTTATAGATACTATCACTAGTCACTGTATTACCACCTGTCATTTTATTTTTAACGTCATTTCTAAATGTATCCATAGTATATGGTAAACCTAATTGTTTCCATAGATGTTCTGGATCTCCGTGATTTGATGCTAGACCTTTTTTATATCCTTCACTATGAGAAAGAATTACATCTTTTCCTAAAGGATTTAATTTATAATCTTTACATAATTTAGCAAATAATTCAACAGCAGAATTATAAGTTCTGATAACCATTCGTTTAGCTTTATCTTTATCAGAACATGTAAACGATGAACCTTTAGTATATTTTATACAATTAGGTTCACATATTTCTACTCCTATATGTGTATTATTAGATGAACCACCTGAATGCCAACCTCTATGATTCCAAGGTAAGCATTGATACACATTTCCATTATTTGCGTCTATAAAGGCATGAACGCAAGCACTAGTATGGTTAGGGATGGTCCCAATTCTTAATAAATACCTCTGCAGAAGGTTGAGGACAACCAACTGAATGAAGCATTAATCCTTTAATACTAATTGTACGTTTTTCTTTATAACATGGATTTTTAGTTAAATAACTTTTAACTATTTGCATTACACATAACATCCTTTACTTTATTGATTAAATTATGTTTTGATTATCGTTTTGTTTATTTTAATAAAAAATATAGAGATATATGGATTTCCCATATATCTCTATAAAAATTATCTATTACCTAATCTAGAATTAATATGTCTAATCATATCTTCTTCTAACTTATATTTATTATTGTCAGTGAATAATAATTTCATAAATGAACTAACCATATATTCTTGAATCAGTGTTCTATAGTTATCTTTAATATACTGGGCAATTTCATCTGCAATAGGTTTAAAATATTTCTCAGTATCGATATTCTGCATTGCAGATTTTAATAATTCAGTAGGTTCATATTTATATGAATAACCGTCTATATCCCTTATTTGTGTTACTAAAATACAACTACTAGAGTCATAAATCGGATGTTGTTTATCCCTAATCAATGCAACTTCTACAGCTTTAAGAAGTATTTCTTGCATTTGTTCTTTAGGTAATTCATTGATATTATCTACACAAAGTTTCTTAAAATCTTCATCAGATACATCAATATTAATAGTTAAAGTTGCCATTTAATATTTCCCCTTATTTGTAATAATAGTTTGATTTGAGTATAATAATTCAGGTTTTAATGTATATTGTGTTGCATTTGTAGTATTACTGTATCCACCGAATTTATCATATTGATCTTTTATTTCAGGATGTATACATGCAGTATACATACAATATCCCATAGAATTTCTACAATTACAATGAACTACATTACATATCATAATCAATCATCCTTCAGTATAGGTTATTTTATCAGAAATTTTAGGTGAATTTGTGATAGTACTACCCATAACTGCATCATCAGTAACACTTCCAGATATACTTAAATCAATATTATTAATTTCAGTATGTGGAATAGTTGCAATTCTAGTAATATCATTAAGTGTTACACTGTCTGTTTTATTACTTTTATTCTGAGAATTAGTTAAAGCTTTATTTACAAGATAATCATGATATGCTTCTTGTACAACTTTATCAGGTTCTTTATGTTCTGTGTAATATTCTATAGTAAGAAGAGTTGATTCATTATATTTATTAAAACCATCCTTTTTAATTAAAATTTTATAATGATTATCAAGTAATACTTTTAAAGCATTAACTAATGAATCAAATCCTTTTACTGTAATAGAACCTGCTTTAATATCTTTTTCTTTATCAGCATATATTTCATTATTAATTGGTCTTATACGATTTTCATAATTTAATCGTTGTTCTTTAGTTATATTACATTCATCACCGAAATAATGATATTCACCAGTAATTTCACATTTACATTTTGCAGGATTAGATGTATACACCATACCATCACTAAATGAACAGTCAGTATGACAATATCGATTTCCAATAGTATTATAAACGCCCATAAATATTCTCCTTTAAGATTAAGTCTTAGTTCCTAAAGATTTACCAAACATAAATAAATCTTCATCAGTATTAATTGTTTCTCTTTCTACAGCATTTCTCTTACCTTTTTTAGCACCTAAATCAACAGCATCAAAATCAGCCACAAGACTATCTTCAGATAATGAATGATCTAAATAAATATCATCTAATAATTGCATTTTATTATTAGGATTAAATGGATGATTAAAATAAGTTAAATCACTCATATCTTTATATCTAATCTTAACACGTTTGAAGGTTAAATATTGCTGTCCAGTTTGTCTTTTCTTTTCTACATTAAGGATAATCAATACGTCTGCATTTTCTACGAGCTCCCAACTAGATCCTATATTAGCTCTACCAAGGAACTTTGCTAAATCTTCTTTATTTGCTTGTAATGCAGCATCAACAGTAGCTGCAGCTGCTCTATTTAACTGATGAGCTGTAACAACAGGAATATCATAATGAATAGCCAAAGATTTTAATTCATTAGAAATATTTTTAAGTTCTTCTTTCTCATCTCTACCTTTTTCAGTAGGACGAATTCTTTTAATATAATCTAATGAAAGCATAATAACTTCTTTACCATCATCAGATAAATCATCAATAATTGTATATAAATCTTCTGTATTAATTGCTCTATTAGGATAATATCTAATAACAACATCAATACCATTATCTGTACCAATAGTAAATTCTTTGGTTTCTTTAATCATCTTTATAACCTGTTTAGGTGTATAATTTCTAATATTTCCGTCTAAAGACATATTGAATAATCTTTCAACAGTCTCAATAACTTCATTCTCCATAGTGATTAATAATGCACATGGTTGTTTACCAGGTTTCTTAACCTGTATATCATTATTATACAATTTGGTGTCTCTGATAACTTTAAGAAGCATACCTGATTTCCAGCCACCGGCTAGACCTACAAAGATATAAAGTCTACTACTTAAGAATCCTGGAGAAAGAATTTCATTTAATTTCTGAATACCTGTTTTAATAACTCTAGAAGGATTCTGTAACTTAGTAACAATATCCATCATATTAGTTTCAAAGTTTTCATCAGATAATGAAAACTGTTCAACAGTATCCAAGCTTTTACTATTTCTAACTCTATTAATTAACTCTGTACAAATAGAAGTTAGTTTATTATTAATTTCATAGAAAGACTTATAATCACCACTATCTAATCTTTCAATTGTTTCATATATAGCATCTTTATAATAATAAAGATAATAATACTGTAATCTATCTTCAATACACTTATTAATATATTTAATCTCTTCATAATTAATTCGTGTATATAATTGAATATTATTTATAATATCCTGATTTTCTTTATCATAAGTATCAGACTTACAATAATTAATTATAACTTCATCTAATTCAAATCCTTTAACTAATTTAGCATCCAAAGCTTTATTAATAAATTCAATACGAGCTTCCATAGCATCATTATTTTCATAAATAGACTCATCAATGACATCAAATAAACGTTTCATGTTCATTAAGGATTTTCTTGTAATCTGAACAGATTTTTTAAATAAATAACCAATAAACATGTTTAACATGCTTAAATCAAATTTAATAGGAATTTTTTTAGTCTGATCAATATATTTTTCTTTTTGATTTGTTTTAAATAACATTATATAATGATCTCCCCTCTTATACTGAAAAATCAATGTCTGTATATGGAATTCCATATACAGACATTTTATCTATTTAAATAATTGTATAATCAATTATTATTTTCAATATTATAAGTATTATCTAAAACAAATAAATTATATTTATCTTTAAATAAATTATAAATATTTAAGGCATCACTCAAATTAAATATTTTTGTCATAGTATCCCTAGTTAGTTTACGACTAATAATCATTTGTTTAAATTCTTTAGGTTTTATATGGGAATTTTCATCAATAGTAATTAATGCGATTTTAATAGTACCATTTTGAAAAAATGGATAAATACATCCATATAAATCAGGAATAGGAATATTTCCTATAAATTTTTCCATATATACAGGAATTTCCATAGTAATAGAACTGAAAAATGCTTCATAATTTTTCACATCATATTTGATCATATTATTTCTCCTCTTAAAATAAAAATGGTATGAGGTCATATGACCTCATACCATTAAAATAAATATTTTAAATAGACGGGGTAGCGATAACAGGTAAATGATTCTTACCATCAATAATAATAGTAGGCTTATTAGTATCATTAAAGATCATTTCTTTACCACCATCATATAAATAACATAACTGACCAGCAGGTTTAGAAGTATTATTTACCTCAATAGTAATACCTGCAAAGGACTTAGTATCAGCACCGTAAGGTTGTACTATGAATAAACCTTGCCATTCAGGATCAGCATCAGTCTCAACATAAGTGTTATCGTTCATTTCAATAACAACATTATTAGGTTCATCCTTAAAACCGAAACGAACCATATTTTTAGATTCAACACAGTAGTTACCATTAATTTCAATAATTGCATTATCTTCAACTCTATACAGAGATAACTGATTATGAGTACAGCAACCCTTTTCAAAACGGTTATCATTGAAAGAGGAACCATTCTTTAAAGAACCAGCAATTTCAATAATATTATAACAATTTTGATTCTCTTTACCGAAAACGTTATTATCAATATGAACCTTTACAGGAGTACCCTCATTATTAATAATAATAGGACTAGTCTTAGATTCAAAATTATGATCGGTATAGACACAATTTTCCATGGTAAATTCAGATACATTATTAACATTAATTTTAGAATTACCAGTTAAGAATAAACCATCCAACACAACACAAACTTTTTCAGTTTCTACAGCTCTAGTAGCAGGCTGACCATTGATCTTGATATCACCCTTAATGATAGCACCATTTTCACTGATAATCTTAATAGATTTATTAATATTTAAATCAGCTTCATAAGTACCAGCCAGTAATTCAATAACAGCACCATCTTCTGCTTCATTAATAACATCAGCTAACTGAGTATAATGAGAATCAGCACCAATCTTGATAGCACCTTCATTAGCCTGAATTTCTGCAATATCGACAATAGAACCGATAGAAATCTGCTGTAATTCAGCATCAAATTCCTCAGACATGTCAACTACAATAGAAGTGATATTTAATAAATTAGAAATATAAGGCTCAGGTAAACACATATGTGCAGGGGTGCTATTTTTAGCATTTGCGTTAATAACTCGAATTGCACCATCTACAGTATTGGTATCAGTACCATTTCTGTATGTTAAACCCTTAACAATGTCACCTTCACGTAAGGTAACAATTCGACCATTAGCAAGTTTAAAAGAAACAGCAATTTTTGCTACAGTATTAGTTGCCATAATATATAAACTCCTTTCATTTATATTATAAAAATGTTTATAAACGATATTTACTTAAAATTAATCTTTTGATATAAATAATTTCTCATGTCATCAATACTTATATCTTTATTATATTTAAGTTTGATAAATCTTGTTAATTTTTCTTCCGGTGGAGTAGTTTTATCAAAAATAAAATCATATTTTGATAATAATAATTTGATTTTATCTTCCATTTCTTTTTTCTTTTTATTTTCTTTACTATTATTATTAATAACTACTTTTATATGTTTATATTTAGAGAATATGTCATTAATTAAATTAGTTAATAAAATTGGATTCTCATAAGTTTCAGGAATATTAAAAATAATTCGTATTCTATCAACATTTAAATTCTCAACCATTCTAATAATATAATCCATTTGTTGATTTTGATCATCTCTATAAAATGCACTATTATAATCAATAACCATGGTATTATATATAGGAGCGTTCTTATTTTCAATAAATTCAACTTCATATTTTGAAGTTTCTGGTGTATAGGCACATATCATAAATCCTTTAGGTTCTTCTTCACCATACACCCAACGACTATATGAACCAACATAATAAATTCTATCTTTAATACATTGAGATTTATGGATATGACCGAAAAATGCTGCAGATTTAGTAATATTTAAAATATCATCACTTTTAAATACTGGTGCTTTTTTCATAGTAACTTCAGATGCTTGAGTTTTACCAACAAAAGCAACTTCAGAAAACATTCCATGACCATAAATCATATCATATGTTTTATTAAAATATTCATTATAATAATCTTCTGTATCAATATATTCTTCAGGAATATATAACACTTTAAAATCCGGAAATAAATCTTCTTCTGTCACAGTTTCAATAATTTTAAAATCTATATTTAAATTAGAAAAGAATTTTAGTACATTTAATTGGTCATTGTCATGACTCAATGTACCTTTTAGAATTCTTAATTTACAATTTTTCTTCATACATATTTCCATAAGTTTCTTAAGAAACATGAACATATATTTTGTATGAGCTGAATTGAGATTTAATCTATTGTCAAATAAATCTCCAGCAATTACGATATAGTGTAATAACTTTAAGGATTTAATATATTTTAAGAATCCCTTATCTAATTCATCATATAACTTATCAGCAGGCATTGCACCAAAATGTACGTCTGCTAATATAGCTCCAACATATACTGATTTTTCCATTAAAAATCACGTCCTAGTTTAATTTATTGGTTCTTTCCAATTATCATCATTGTTTATTTCATAATACGAATGAAATATATCAACCAATTTAGATACGAAATCTATATAAGGTTGTAATTTATCTCTTTGAATATATTTCTCATCTTTATATTTAGGATTAACTAATAATATTCCAACTTGATCAACTTTATATCCTAACTCTTCCAATAGTATAGTATATAAAGCTAACTGAAAAAACATTGAGATGCGTATTTTCTTCGAAGTTTTGAAGTCTAGTATAGTATACTTATCATTAATTATTCCATAGAAATCTAAAGTTCCACCAAATTTATCTGAACTAATAGATTTTTCTAATAATATAGGAATTACTGTATTGGTTTTTAACCATATCTTAAATCTATTAATATAGGAACATAGAATATCTATGGGTACTCTACCATCATTAATATAAATAATATAATGATTTAATAAAATACTATTAATTAAATCATGTACTATAGTTCCTAATGTAGATGCTTCATTTAATACAGAATCTACATGGAGATGATTAAATCCTAAATAATTAGCCCATTTTACTAATTGAGGTTTATTCAAGATTTTTAATATTGTAGTAGCACTGGGGACTTCTTCTCCAAATTTATTAAAATACATTGTATGTTTATTATCTGTATTGAATTTAGATTTCAATGTATATTCACTCCTTATATTAAACTTATAATTATAATATATACTTAAAAAAATAATAAAAAAAATAAAGGGGTCAGTAATGACCCCTTTATTTAATTCATTTTCTTTTGGAAATTTCATTCATAAATTGTGCTTGTGCGGTGCAAATTTGCTGTAAAGGAATATTCATAGTGGTAGATAGTTTACAGCTATCCAATTTAGTAAAGAGCTTCTTATCGTTCAAAGATAAATTGATAAGTTTTTTAGCTGCAAATTTAGAGTATACTTTGGTGCCATATTTATTTGTACTAACAATTTTGAAAGGTTTAGATTCAGGTTCCTTATTTTCAATTTCATCTTTGTTAGAAGTTTCAGATTCATTTTTAAGTATACGTTTCCACCGATATGCTGTACTTACAGCAATATTAAATTTTTTGGCGATTTGTTGAATGTCGGAATCGATAATAAATTTCTTATCATCATCGCTTAAAGTATTAATATTTAAACGCGGCTTTTTATCAGAGGATACAGTAGTTATACTGTCTTCTTTCTTAGGAGTAGGTTTATTGATAGTTTCTGGAGGAGAAGTCTTTTCAGAAATAGAGATAATTTTATCTGTACTATATTTGAAATATTTAGCCTCCATTTCTAAGTTGTTTTCTAAACCTAAATAAATTTTAAGAGCAAGATCAATTTCGTCCATAACTCTTTCGGTTAAACATCCTAAGAAATTCGTTAATGATGATGCTGGTACTGGACGAATTTCATGTACAAGTGCAGTTGATAATTTATTCAATTCTAAATTAACACATACACCACTCTTTTGCGATTCAGATGCCGAGAATGGAATTACCGTAACAAATTTTCCTCGAACATTGACATTATTAATAACCAAAACTGGTCTATCTCCAATAGTTATTTGCATGTCTCTTTCATCATGAGTCCAGCTATCTTTCATTAACCACACTTGACCTTTTTTATAAGTTAAAAGATCTAATTTCTTACACATTTTTAAATTCCTTTCTGTAAAAATTCTAAGTTGTTTTTTTTTGATTTATATATTATTATATTTCTCCTTTCTTACATTAATAATATATATTTAAATCTTAGAACTTTACTATTCGGGAACATAGAAAATAAAAAGAATAAGGATGTCTAATCATCCTTATTCTTAGAATTAATACTGAGGAAGGTCATATACTTAATAAAATCTTTTTCTGATAAACTATTGATAATATTACAATGATCATCAAATTTGGTAGAATTTGATCTAGTTACTGCATTTAAATATTTTAAATAAATATCGATTGTATTATGACTCATGGGTAAATCATGTACAATCATATATACTATAGTTCTTTCTATATTTATCATTATATTATATGATACCTCCTTAATAAGTATTATATTAACGTTCACTTTTTTCTTAAAGTGAAAATAAATATAGTATATAACATTTTCATAATAATAAAAGAAAGGATGAAATTTTATGTCTAATAAAGAAGAATTCAATATTGTTACCGAGGTTGGTGTCTTTGGTGATTTAAACATCGATGACCCTACTGTTAAATCTGTAAAGAAAAAGAATAATACCAACTATACTGATGAAGAAATTGAAACTCTGATTAGAGAATCTATTAATAGTAATGCTAATATTACTATCTAAAAATCAAAAGATTATTTAAATATATATTATTTAAATAAGAAATAGTAATTAATTACTTACTATTTGAAAATATTTTTATTAATGAAGGAGAAATAATAATGATTAAAATTTGTACTCTTGGCTTAATAATATAGGCCCTATACATAGTGATATGTATAGCAAACTCTCTTAATTGCTGGAAACTCCTTAGAGCCTAAAGTACCAAAGTGTAAAAATCTTTAGGATTGGACAATCAGCAGCCAAGACTCTTATTGTAAGAGTAAGGTTCAACGATCATACCCTTAAGTAAAGGGATAATAGAGAGCATCTTTATTTTAAAGATGATGATATGATCTGTGCTCTATAGAAATATAGAGAACTTCGTCTGTATTAACTAGCTAATAGTTTTATCTTCTTTTTCAAATATATATTATTTATTTAATATTTATATAAAGAAAGGAGGATAAATCTTATGTATAGAACTTTTAAACGTCAACTAATTAATTTATCTGAAGAAGATAAACAGTATTTATTCGATAATATGTGGTATAGACATCAACTATACAACTTAGGTATTGAATGTATATTAGATTATCGTAAAGAGAATCCTAAATTACCTAGCAGTACATTATTATATCACATGATGAAAGAAAAAATATCTGATAAGTATAATAAAAATTATTATGCTGAAGGTATTGAGAGTGTTGTACGTGTTGATATATCTAGAGCAATTCGAAATACATATAATAATTATAAAAAATATGATGATATTTCTGAACAATTTAGATTTCATCGATTTAATAAATATTATAGAAGTTTCGGATTTAGTGCTAGATCATATATTTCTTATGGTAAAATGAGTTCTAGAGTTAAATCTATGACTAATAATTCTATCACTATTCGTTTTAGAAAAGGTATTATTAAAACTTTTTATCATAATGAATTATCATGGAATAATAAGAATCATCCTTATGAATTTGATATGTATGATGTAAAAGAGATCCATTTTCTATATGATCATGGTAAATTCTATATCATTCTCATGTGTGAGGTTAATTTTAAAAATCCTTATAGATATAGAGATGATAGAATGAATCTTGCAGGTATTGATTTAGGAGAAAGAAATCCAGCGATGATATATGACGGTAAAGAATATATCAAGGTTAAGTTTCCTGATAAGAAGATTAAAAATATTCAAAACAGAATTAATGTTATGAATATAGCCTTATCAGGAAAAGTATATGGATCTAATAACTATTATAAGCTTAAAAATAAAATAGATAAGCTTTATAGAAAACAGGTTAATATACGTAAAGACTGGAGACATCAGAATTCTTATAAGATAACTAATTTATTTAAGACTATAGTTGTAGATGAATTCCATAATTATATTATTACTAAAGATTCTAAAGAAAATATTAATAGTAAAGGAAAAAGAATTATTAATAGAGTAATGGAAGGTAGAGGTATATCTTATTTTATTGAAACATTAAAAGATATGTCAAATAAATATCGATGTGGATATTATTTAGCAGAACCTAATACCACTAGAACTTGCTCTAAATGCGGTTTTATTAATGATCCAATACCTTTAAGTCAAGAATATTTAGTATGCGATAATTGTGGAAAGAAAATTCATCGAGATAAGAATGCTGCAAAGAATTGTTATAATCAACATAAGAGATATTATCATATTAATGTGTATATCTAAAAGTTGAATATAATGTAGCGTATAGGTTGATGCGTAATAGCTAGTTAAAAGAAGTTGTATTAGAGTAACGATCTAATATAAACACAACAGTTGGTAATTGTGGTGGTCAGATCACTGATCTGGCAATGGAACAGTATCAGATTCCTGGTATTGCAATCAATAGCTCTCAGAAAGATTTAGATAATATTACAAATGTTACTAAGTTTGTTTTGGGTGATTCTCTTGGTAGTGGAAAGAATAGAGATGTAGCAAAAAACTTTATTAAGAAGCATGTATCTGTTATGCTTCAGCAAGATAAACTTAATAGTATGATTAGTGAAAATGATATTGTTTTCATTATTTCTTCTATTGGTGGTGGTACCGGTTCTGGTATGGCTCCGATTACTTGTGATATTCTTTCAAGAAAATATCCTGAAAAGAGATTTATTCTTATTGAAGTTTATCCTCCTATTGGTGAGTCTCTTGCTGCACAGCAGAATAGTCTTGACTATCTTAAGGAAGTAAATAATAATATGCCCAATGTATGTTACATTGCATATGATAATAATAAGTATACTGATCTTACAACTCCTGAAATGATGCAGAAAGTAAACAATGAAATTGTTGATATGCTTCCTGTATTTAGAGGAGACTATTTCTATTCCACTCCTTTCAATTCTATTGATGATAAGGATCTTCTGAGTATTGTTGGTACTCCTGGACGTATGGCTGTGTATATTCTTGATAATATTAAAGAAAAAGATTTCGATAATAAATCTATTGAAGATGCTATGATCGATATTATTAAGAATAAGTCTGCTAACGTCGAACTTGATCGTGATAAGATTGTTAAGAAAATTGGTATTGTAACGAATTTGAATACTAAACTTAATAAACTTATCGATCCCAATTATTCTAAGATTCAAGAATTAGTCGGTACTCCTATTGAATTATTTGAGCATGTATATATGACAAGTTCTGATAATGAAACTAATAGAATGATTCTTATTCTGGCTGGTTTATCTGTTCCTGATGACAGATTAACAAAGATGGTTCAGCGTATTGAATCTGGTTTGGAAGAACTTGCACATACTAAGGAATCTTCTGTATTGGGCAATACAGACACTGTCAGCATGGTTAAAGACCTGAGATCTAATAATATGCAGCAGAGCAGTGAATTTAGCCTCGAAGAACTTTTTGGTAAGTATGATAGCTAACAATACTTCATTAGCTGTTATATTATAAATTTATTTAAATATTATATTTGGAGGACAAAAAACAATGAAACACATTATTGAAAATTTGAAGCCTAAGAAGATGGAAGTCAGTGATCTGGCATATGCAATTGATGATAATCAGAAGGAAATGATTGATTTTTATGTAAAGCATGGCTTTAAGATGAAGAATGCTGAAACCATCAATGCACTGTATGAAAAGATGCTGAGCCCTAAGTTTGTTAAGGCACTGAAGAAGGTTGCTAAGAATGGTAAAGAAGAGCCTTGGACTGGTCTTGACTACGGCTTTATTATGATTATCAATGGCTTCATCGAGAAGAGCTATAAGAATGAAGCTATGACTGAAGAACTTCTGGGTGAATATACTAATATCATTAATAAGGTTCTAAAGTCTAAGATTAAGAAGATTTCTAAGGATATTGGTATTGATGAAGATATTGTAAAGGAACTGTTAGTTGTTGTTCCTGATAAGTCTTGCGTTAACAATGAGCGTGCAGTTGGTTTCTATACTGCAAAGATGCTGCGTAAGATTTATATTCTTGCCGGTGAAAAGGAGCTGAATCTGGATGACACCAAGAAGATTAGGGGTCTGTTCCAGAAGCTGTTTGGTAAGAAGCTGATTGATGTTGTTGCAGTTAATGTACTTCTTGAGAAGAAGGAGTATATGAAGAACTTTAATGAAAATCAGACTGCAGTTTGGAATATGCTTACCAATTTTGCTCTTGATGTAATTGAGAAGCAGGATAAGGAGCACATTGTCGAACTGGTTGAATATTACTGCAACCGTCGCAAGTCTGATTCTGAGCGTAATCGTGATAGTGCACGTCGTATTTCTCTGAATAATATTGATGCAGAGAAGTATCCTAAGACTGCTAAGCGTATTGCTAAGTTCACTAAGAATGGTAAAGAAAATTTGGTAAAGTTCCTGTAATAAAATATTTTAAAATGTTTTATTGATAAAGGGAGAGGAATAATTTCCTCTCCCTTTATTTTTTTTTTTCTAATAATTAATAATTAATTCATATACAATTATGTAATTCGTAGTATTTCAACAAGATACTACTAAATAATTTAATTTTTAAAATTAATTGGAGGAAATTTGAAATGTTAGCAATTTATAATGAAAGCAAAACTAATTGGATCCGTGCAACTATTAATAACAAGACCTCTAAGATTACTGCATCTCGCGTACTGGCTGATGGCAAGGTTCGTTATCTTGACGTTCTGATCAGTAACGATATCGATACATCCGAAGTTGTCAATGCTAAGGCTATGAATGAAGAAACTCCTTGCACTACTCTGTATGAGGGTAAGACTGCTGTTAAGTTTAAGAGCAAGGATCTTAAGCCTTTTATTACTAAGTCTGAAAAGTTTAATACTGACGTTTTATTTATCAATATTGGTCTGAAGGGTAAGATTATCAAGAATATGACCGGTAATCATTCCATTCTGGCATATCTGATCGCTCAGGGTGAGCTGTTCCTGATTGTTTCTTTATCTGATAAAGATGATGCTATGAAGTTTGATCTGGTATTACATGATCCTAACATTGTTGCTGATACTACTTATACTTTCGAGAAGAAGGGTGGTAAGTATTTTGTAACTTCCGATATGGTTCAGACTGATGCTGTTATTACTAAGCCTACATTTAAGGTCAATAGATTTAGACCTGCTCGTCCTACTAATGTTATCTTTGTTTGTGATTCTGATGAAGCTGTTATGAAAAAGCTTCTGAAGTATCCTGATTCTCATAATATCAAGGTATTCATTGATAATGATGTTGATGACATTATGGCATTTATTAATCCTCTGAAGGAGTCTGGTTATAAGGCTGCTACCTTATTTGTAAACCGTGATGAGTTTACTGGCTCTGATGATGAAGTTTATGGTAATGAATACGACATCCTTAAGAACAATTTCAAATTCTTGAACATTCTGTTAAATAACGGTAAGATTCTGCGTAAGTAATATTTTTTATATTAAGTACACAGCACAGCCGTTAGTCTTGAGAATGTGCTGTTTTATATACATTGTATCAGATATGAGTATAATTGCTCATATCTGATACTTTTTCACTTTTTATTAAGTTATTAACAAATAAATAAGCAATACTTTTTTAAAGTATATATTATTATCTGGAGGTCAATATAAATGATTGATTTATTTAAACTTAAGCATAAAGAAAATGATGCTACTAGAATTTACAAAATTTATAAGAATATTGATAAGGAGGAAAGAATCAATTATATTGTACATTCAGAGTATAAAAGAATGATTTTTCTAGCTGAAAAAGCTGCTTTAAATGGAGAAGTTTCATTTATATTTGATTTATCAATAGAAGACCTAGATATGAAAAATTTTAATGTTATAATGAATAAATTTATGACATTAATATCAGAAAATGGTTTTCGATATTCAAGAGAGATCGTAATAAAAGAAAATAGATTTACTATCTATTTTTCAGAATTAAGTGTATGAAGGAGAACTAATAATGGGAAACAGATTATTGGATAAACTTAGAGAAAAAGATAAGAAGGGTTTATTTACACCTTCTCAGGTTTCAGTAAATTATCCTACAGGATTTGCTCCTTTTGATTATTTAAATGGATATAAAGTAAGAGTTATGGACCTTGATGAAAAATTAGTTGGATCATATTCTGCTATTGGTTTGACTGGCGGAACGTTTGTAACTATTATCGGTAAATCAGGTGTTGCAAAAACAACCTGGACTATTCAAACAGCATTTAATATGGTTAAAAATTTCAATGAAGATGCTTTTATTATGTGTTATGATTTGGAACAAGCTCTAAATTATACACGAATTAAAAATATTACTGGAGCTACACAAGAAGAATTAGATAAGAAATTTATTCTTCGACAAGAAAAGAATTATATTGAAGATATATTTGATTCTATCATTAGTATTGCTAATGCTAAAGAAAATGATAAAGAATCTTTTATGTATGATACTGGTAATGTAGATGAATTTAATCGACCTATCAGAGCATATGTACCTACAGTTATTATTATTGACTCTATTCCTACTTTAGCTTCTAAGGAAACTGAAGGTGAAGAAGAAATGAAGGGTCAGACTGATGCAATGAAAGCTGCAAAGCAGTTAAAACAGTTTTATAGTAGATTAATGCCTATTATCAAAACTTATAATATTACTGTATTTGCAATCAATCATATTAACCAAAAGATTGAAATTAATCCCTTCGCTAAGACACAGAATCAAATAATGTACCTTGGACAAGATGAAAGCTTACCGGGAGGTGTTGCACCTATATATTATGCAAACACTCTCATTAAATTTGTATCTTCTTCTAAGTTTAAAGAAGAAGACGATGGATTCGATGGGTTCTTAGTCAAAGCAATGTTAGTTAAATCTAGAAGTAATAAAGCAAATCAATTCTGCAATTTAGTATATAATCAAACTCATGGATTTGATCCTATTTTGACTTTATTCCAGTTTGCAACCGATAATGGTATGGTTGATGGTCGTAATCCATATAAATATTTTAAAATTAATAAAGATGTTAAATTTGATTCTAGAAAATTTAGAGAAGAATTTAATACTAATGATAAAGTTAAAAATACTCTGATGGAAGCAGTTACTCCTGAATTAGAGAAACTTCTTTCATCTGTTGAAAAATAATTAAATTATATATTATATATGTGAAGGAGAAACAATTGTGGATATTAAGACCAAGTTCTATTATGAGATTTTAGTTATTCTTAATAAGAAACATGAAAGAATGCTTATCTGGATTAAAGATGAAAAAATCGAATATTCTAATAGAAAAGAACTTGAAAAATATGTTAAAGACAATTGTAAAGGTTTAAAGAAATTTACTAATATTGAAAAAGTTATTGTTATGGAAATCAGTGAAGAACAGTATAAAGAATTGGATAGATGGTATGTTAATCATTCTAAACCTAGAGATTTTACTGTGATCCATAACTAAAAAATGAAATATATACAGTATAGAGGAAATAAGAAACCTCTATACTGTATTTTATTAATAAAAGGAAGGAAAAGAAAACTAATGAGCACACTTAATCTTAAAGAAGCATTAGAGCAAAAAGAAAAAGAATATAGTTTCTGTGATGATTTGTTTGGTATGACATTACTTACAAATCCAGGATACATTAGTTCTAGTAGATCTCTAATGTTTACTAGTCATCTTAGACAGTTTGTTAATCTTGTCAATCCTGATATTCCTAAAGTATTTACTAACTATGAAAATAGCGTTGGTAAATTATCTACAGGATATTATGAAGCAAAGCATAATTATGAAGTATATGCAAAAATTCCTAGATTTACAACAGAAGGATTAGATAATCATCTTTATTTGATGTTTATTTATGATAAGAAACATGATAAATATGATGTAATTACAAAAAGTGTTGTAGAAAATCTAACAGAAAAGTTTGGATATGGATATAATACTGAAGTAATGGATAATAAAGATGTTGGTGATGAAATTGATAAAGGAGAAGTTCTTTATAGATCAACATCTTATGATGAAGATATGAACTATCGTTATGGTACAAATGTTAAAGTTATGTATGCATTAGATAATAACACGATTGAAGATGCTATCATTTGTTCCGAATCCTTTGCTAAAAGACTTGTTAGTAAAGAGATTGAAGAGGTTAAAGTTAGTCTTAATGACAATGACTTACTTTGTAATATCTATGGTGATAGTTCTAATTATAAAACTTTCCCTGATATTGGTGAATACACAAAAGATAAAATTCTTTGTGCAAAGCGTCGTATTCATAATAGTCAGGTTTTATATGATTTGAAGAAATCTAATCTTAGAAAGATTAATTTTATGAATGATAACTTATATTATATTGATGGTAAGATTGTTGATATAGTTATCTATTCAAATAAAACATTGGATGAAATTCCTGATAATACTTTTAATAATCAAATTAGAAAATATCTAATTATGCAAAATGAATTTTATCAAAAAGTATATGACACTTGTAAAGAGATTATTAAAAGTGGTAGTAAGTATAGTAATGATATTGCTTATTATTTTAAGAAAGCAAAAGATATATTAGATGAAAATACTAAATGGAGAGAAGAATCCTCTGTATTTAGTAATATTGTTATTGAATTTCTTGTTGAAAGAGATTCACCTCTTACTATTGGACAAAAGATTTCTGGACGACAGGGTAATAAGGGTGTCGTAAGTAAAATTTTACCAGATGATCAAATGCCATATCTTGAAAATGGGGAAAAGGTAGAAGTGATTTTAAATAGTTTGGGTGTAATCAACAGACTCAACCCTATGCAGATATACGAGCTTAGCATTAATTTTATCTGTAATCGAGTTGTAGATAAATTAAAAACTTATACTACACTAAAAGAAAAAGAAACATTATTCTTTGATATTATTAAACGATTCAATGAAGATGAAGAGAAAGTATTAAAGATTTATTATAAAAATTTAAAGACTAAAGAAAAGAAAGAATTCTTTGAAGATATCTTTAAGAATGGTATTTATATTCATATGCGTCCTTTCTGGGAAGAAAAAGAAGCATTATTTGATATCATTAGAGATATTTATAAAGATTATGATTTTATTAAACCTGTTGATGTTTATATTAATAAATGGGGTAGAAAGATTAAGATTATGAAACCTTTGATTGTTAGTGATCTTTATATGATTAAACTGAAGCAATCTTCTAAGAAAGGTTTCTCTGCAAGATCTACAGGTTCTCTTAATAGAAGAGGTATTCCTGATAAGAGTTATAAGAATAAAGTTCATCAAGATCTGTATTCTAGCACACCGATACGCATCGGCTTGATCGAGAACCGATGTAAAACTCTCTTAATTGCTGGAAAATCCTTATAGGACAATCAGCAGCCAAGACTTATTTTAGTAAGTAAGGTTCAACGACTATAAAAATTATAAATATAATTTTAATGGAGAGCTTCTTATAAAAAGAATGAAGATATAGTCTAATCTATATAGATAATATATAGTAGTTATTAAGTTAACAGTATAGAATTAATCATTCTATATGAATATATAATGGATCAAGAAAATATAAACTCACTTATCGGTGTTGACCCTGAAACTGTTGCCAAGTTACATCTATATTATAGATCTAGTGTAATTGGTAGAAGAGATATCGGTAAACAATTAGCTAGTACAATTAAAACTCTTAAAGATTTTAAGAAGAGTGGTAATTTTACTAATAGAAATGTAGAAATTCTTCAAGCATATTTTAAAGCTATGGGTATCAGAATTAAATTCTTGGGAGAATATGAGATTCCTATTTATACTGATACATTAGAATCTTTTGAAACTGATACTGCTTATTTTATTGGTACTAGATCTCAGTATGAAGATGAAGTATTAAAAGAAAAGATTCGTAAGAAATATAGTGAAGATGTATGTTTTGTTGGTACAAATGAAGAATTTGAAGAATTACTTGAAAAAGAATTCGAATATGAAAAACTTCATAGAGATTACTATTGTATTGATATTAACGTTGAAGAAGATAAATAATTAATAAATATAGAGATATATAGGATAATCCTATATATCTCTATTAATAGTTTATTCAGTTATTTTAAGTATATATTATTATAGTAATATAATAATGGGAGTGATAAATATATGGAAGAGTTAATTTGTTTATTAATGATTGTTGGAATGATTGGTTTAATTTTATTACAGGCTAAGCATGACCCGGAAATGAAATACAACGAAGATTGCAATAATAATTATGAGGCAGATTACATTAAGAGTTCTCTGGTAATTACATATGAAAGTGATATACCTGATAAAAGAGAACGTATTGTAGAACTCTTAATACTTTTGAATAGGATTGAAGAAACAGATTCATTTCTTGAGCGATATGATCATATTCGAGACTATATATTTAGCATGACCTGAAAATAAAAAAAATAATTTTTAATCAAAAAGGAGAATAACACAAATGGCTAAAAGAAACATCGTTAAAAAGAGTACAGTTGATCAGATTGAAAGACTGATCAAGGAACATGGAGTAGTCGGTATGATGGATACCGATGAGTACAACAATATGATTACCCGGAACTTTCTCAATAAACTTGAGAAAGACAATATGAGAACCATCATCGCAATGGTCAATGATGGTAAATCTTATGATGAGATCCGGTTTGTTGTTGAGGGTGGAGAACATTCTCAGAATAAATCTGATCCTGTAGAAGAAGCTACTAAGGATTTTATGATTTCTATGTCTGCAGTAGTTTTATCTGAACCTCCTGAAATTATTATCGGTGGAGTTGACGATGTTGAAGAAGAGCCTGAAGAAGTTGAACGTGTAGAAGCTGAAGTAGCTGAAGCAAACGACAACACTGTTCAGGGAGAAGAATCTACCAGCAATGTTATTCTCCTGAAGGATATCATTGATGAGAAGAGAACTGAATCTGAAGAAAAGGTTCAGAATGAAGAAGAGAAATCTCTTCCTAAATGGGATCCTCCTAAGTATACTAAGAGAAAGAAACAGTATCCTACTGTTGTACTTCCTGAAATTAGTAAATACGTTGAGGGGTTAAGAAAATTCCATTAATAATATAAAAATACACGGAATCATTTTCCGTGTATTTTTTTTTTTTGTAATATTTTTAACATTTAATTTGAATATATATTATTATAATATAATAATGAAAGGAATGATAATTTTATGATAGATAAATCTAATCTAATAAATTCATTAAATAGAATTTATCATGAAAGTAAAGAATCTTCTAATTTCGAAAAGCTGGTAGAAATATTAGAAGGAATTAAAATTAATAATCTAGTGAATTATTATATTCATTATGATAAAGAATATGATTCTGAAGATATTATAATTATTGAATTAATTATAAAGATTTTACAAAATATTTATAATAATTCTGAAGTTATACCACCAATTAGTGATGAAATGTATGATACATTATATGAGATCTTTATAGGAATCACTAATAGTGATATTGTTGGTGGTGATGTTGATAATAATAGAGAAAAAGATTTTCATAGATATCCTGATTTAAGAGGTACTCTTGATAAAGTTCATTTTATTACAAATGAAGAAAAAGGAAAAGATAAAAGAAAAAGTATTGAAAATTGGTTAGTGACTTGTGAAAATCGTTTGGGTAGAGAATTTACTAAAGATGAATTAAATGTAACATTATATCCTAAATTTGATGGCGTAAGTGCTATATTCGAATGTGATAGAGATGGTAATACTATTAAAGTATTAACAAGAGGTAATACTAAGAATAATGAAGCTGTTCCTATTACAAAATTATTTAAGTATATAAAATTTAAACCATTAGAAGAATGGAAAGGTTCTGAATTTGCTGTAAAAACTGAGATTATTATGACATATAAGAATTATGAAAAATTCTGTAAAAAATATGGTAATAAAAAATCTCCAAGGTCTGCTGTTAGTTCTATAGCTAATTCTATTGAAGTTGTACCAGATTATCTTCATTATGTTACAATAGTTCCTTTAAGAATGCAAAATTATGATACAAAAGAAGTTATTGTATATCCTGATACAACGTTTCCTGCTATTGAAGTATCTTTATCTAATAAGAATAATCTAAAAGATACTATTTCTTATTTTAAGATGTTTATGAAAGATGTAGCAGACGTTCCTATTGATGGTGTTGTATTAAGATTTAATGATAAAAATATTATTAATCTCTTAGGACGAGAGGATGCTATTAATAAATATGAAGTAGCATATAAATTTGCACCTGATGGTGTAAAAACTAAAATATTAGATATAGAATTTTCTATAGGAATATTAGGTAATATTACTCCAGTTGCAAAAATAAAACCTATTAAAATGGAAGGTAATACAATATCTAATGTATCACTAGGTTCTATTGATAGGTTTGAAAGTTTACATTTATCTAAGAATGATGAAGTATTAATTAAATATGATATCATTCCATATTTATATATAAATGATACATGTAAACGTTCTGATGAACCATTATTTAAAACAATTACACATTGTCCATATTGTGGTGAGAAATTAATTGTTGATCCAATATTAAGATGTGGTAATAATGATTGTCCGTCTAGAATGATGGGTAAAATTATAAATTACATTGATAAGATGGATATCAGAGAACTTGGTGAAGGAAAAGTTTCTACTTTATTTAAATTAGGATATTTAAAATCTATTGAAGACTTATATAGCTTAAAGAAACATAAATCTGATATTGCACAAATTGATGGATTTGGTTCTAAATCTGTTGAAAAGATGATATCAGCTATCGATGATAGAAGAACCGTTATGGATTATAACTTATTAGGTTCTTTAGGTATTCCAGATGCTGGTAGTAAAAAATTTAAAAAGATTTTAAGTATATATTATATAGATGAGCTAATAAAGATATGTGAGAAACATAATGTAATTAAGCTCATTGAAATTCCTGGTATACAGGAAAAAACAGCTAATAAAATCATTGTAGGAATTCTACAAAATTTAGACTTAATTAATTTCCTTAAAAAAGAATTATTAATTAAGCATGATAATGTAGAATATACAATGAAGGTTGTATTTACTAAGATCCGAGATAAAAAATTTGAAGAATATCTCGAAAGTAAAAATATTGAAGTATGTGATTCGTATAATAAGAAAGTAGATATTGTAATATGTGCTGATAAAAATACGAATTCAGATAAAATTAAGAAAGCTAAAAAAGATGGTAAATTAGTATTATCATTAGATGAGGCTTATAAGTATTTTAAATATAAATAACACCATATTAGGTGTTTCCTGATAAATATAAAAAAGTATTTATCAGTTAACATAAAAGTAAACCATATTTTAATTTATTGGAGGACAAAACATTATGGAAAAAGAATTTGCAAAGTTTGTTGAGCTGACTGGCTCTCGTAAAGAGGTTGCAGCAATTACTGAAATTGCTGAACGTGCACAGGAATCTCTTAAGACACAGCGTAATATCAATATTAGTATGGCTAGTGCTATCCCTAGCATTGTATATGAATTCCTGTTTAATGCTGCTCAGTATCTTGACAGAAATAAGAGCACTTCTGAGGATACTGTTGTCAATCTGATGAATCTGATTGAAATCGGCGTAACTTATAGAGAGAGTGACGATGGTGAAAAGGATGGTAACTTTGTTCCTTTCATTCAGCCCGGCACTATCTTTAAGACTGTTATTAAGTCTGATGAAATGACTGAAGAAGACGAATAATTAATATATAAGTACCACATGATAAAACATGTGGTACTTATTTTTTTAACAACTACGACAGACAACAATGGGGATGTTTTATAATGAAAAAGTTTATAAAAAACTATGTTAATAAAAATGAAGAACGATTTAATTACCCATTAATAAATAGAGAATATGATGATGATCTTGTAGATTATATAGTAGATTGCTGTAAATCATTGGAGGTTCTTGAATATATTAAATTTATTGGATATGAATACGTTACTAATGAATCTGAAATTAATACTAGTGAATATATTGATGCTAGATCAAGAACCAAACCTAAGAAAAATGATGCAACAAAATATATGTATATCCAAGACTCTAGATATGCAGAATTAAGATTAAAATTTAAATTGGAATGTGGTGGAGAATCTAAAGTAATTACAAAGAAATTACTGATTCCTATCCCAGATAATAATTTATATTATACAATCAAAGGTAATAAATATTTCTTATTATATCAGGTTGTTGATGCTGCATCATATACTACAAAATCTTCTATTGTGTTAAAGTCTATGATGCCAGTTAATCTTAAAATGAAACAGTATACTGCAAAATCTACTTATGGTGAATCTTTTACAGCACCTATTTATACAATTGCAGTATTTAGAAAAGATATGGATGTTCTCATTTTCTATCTAGCTAAAATGGGTATTCAACAAACATTAGAATACTATTCAGTAGATAAAATTATGAGATTTACAGAATCAGTTGAAAATCCTGAAGACTTTATTTATTTCTCTGTAAGTAGTAAATTATTCTTAGAAATAGATAAAGTATTCTTTAATAAATACACTTATGTAAAATCTGTAGCATTTATGTTATTAACCTTAATGACAAACAGAATGACTATGGAAAATTTATATAATAAAGATTTCTGGATTGAAGAAATCGGTGCATTAGGTACGGTTAATAAGAATAATCAATATGATAAAGGTCTTAATACAATGATATTCTTTGATCGTATTATAGATGATACTACAAAAAGAATATTAAAGTTACATCCTATTCATAAGAAAGATATCTATTCTATCTTAAGATGGTTGATTCAGAATTTCTCTGAACTTAGAAAGAAAGATAGTATGGATCTTTCTAATAAGAGATTAAGATGTAATGAATATATTGCTTCTCTATTAACTAAGACCTTTAGTGAAAAACTTAATAGAATTATTGCTATGGGTAATAAAGCTACATTGAGAAATGTAGAAGAAATATTTAAATTCCAAGGTGATCTAATATTATCTCAGTTACATCGTTCGGGACTTTTGCGCTATGATGATAACGTTAATGATCTCGATGTTTTCGGTAAACTGAAGGTCACATTTAAGGGACCGAACAGTCTCGGTAACTCAAATGATAATAGTATAAGTACGAGATTCCGCGGCTTGCACCCATCTTATCTTGGGAAGCTCGATATTAACGTTTGTGGAACTAGTGACCCTGGTACTAGTGCAATATTAACTCCATTTTGTAAAACTGACGGATTATATTTTGATGGTATCAATGAACCTGAAGAATTTAAATATAACTTTGATAAAGATGTAGATAACTACTTTACACATAAATTTAATGGATTGAATATTAGTCCTTCTTTTGATTCGGTTAAAGATTATTATGATGCTACATTAAATATGATGGAAATGAATAAAAATCTTACTGTTGAAAAGAAGAAAAAAGAAAATAAGATGTATAATATAATTATTAATGTTCCTGAAGAAGATTTAAAGTAATAAATTTAAAGTATAGTAGGGTGATTAATAAATCCCTTACTATACTTTATTTTTTATTTTATTTTATAAATATATATTATTTATATGAACGTTTACAATATAATATGTCTGTGAACGTTTATATAAATGATTTATAGAAGAGTAGGTGAATAATGAATTGGATATTAAGACTATGAAACATCCTGGTAAACTAACAAGAACAGTTTTACAATATCCAGGCATGATTTTAAGATTACATGTAGCATTAAATAGTGAAAAATATCATTTTCATAATAATTATAATTCTAATATATTAGATATAAATATAAATGGATTTCTTACATTAGAAGTCCCAAAAAATGAAGAAAATGCTAATAATAGATCTTTTATGATCGGTGTTGGAAATATTGGTACTGTTGTAAATGCTATGAAAAAAGTATTGAAAAGTATTTATGATGAACCAATGTTTGTAAATGAAGATAAAAAAGTAGTTCTTGATAAAGAACTTGCTATAAAACATAGACAATGTATAAATATACCTAGACTTAGTCAAGGGTTAATAATTATTCCTGCTGTTATTGAAGATGATAATGAAGTTACATATGAAGGTGTATTTATATATGTAAATAAGATGAGTAATTTAATTAAATTATCAATAGATGAGTATGAAAATTTAGTTCATGTATTAGATAGAAGTGATATTACTTTATTATCACAATCATTACTGAATTATTATATATCATTTATTTCAGGACACGGATTAACATCATCTTCACCTCACTATGATAACAATACATATACTACTAAAACTATTTCAAACTTTAGACCTAAAGACGACTATAATGTATTTAGTGAATTAAACCAAACAGGTTTTTAAATATATATTATAAATATATCACAATATGATGTATAAATTTATATGGAGGTGTCAGCTATGTCAAAATGTAAAATATATCTATCTCAACCAGTTGTAATCATTGACGATGACTATTACACAGTTGAGATCTATACAAAAAATACTAAACTTAAAAAAGACAAAGCATATATTAAGGGTGACTTTGTATATTTATATAAAGGAAAAATTAAAGATAGAACTGACATTAATGGTCCTGGTATTTATAAATTAAATAAAGAAATTATCTTTATTGAACCTGAAGGAAAAGATAAAAAGAAATTTGACATTGATAATGTCAATGAATTATCACCTTCAAGTATATTTGATAAAGTATCTGAAGATGTTACTAAATTTGTACAACCTTCAGATATTGAAATTATCAATAATAATTCTGAAATATTTACGCCTACTATAAGACCTGAAGATGATTTTCTTAAATATATAGTAAAGAAAGCTATATTAGATAAGAAGATTAATCTGAAGAATTATAAAGACCGATTTACCAATGAATACGCATTAAACAATATGAAATCGGGTTTAAGTAAATCTACAAAGATGACTGTTCCTAATTTCATTAAGTGGTGTGAGATTCTTGGATTAGATTGGGAAATGGTTATTAAAGATAATGGTGATGATACAATTAATCCATTATCTGAAAATATATATGTTTCTAATAAAACGTAATAATATGAGGTAATCAAAATGGCTATCAAAGTAAAAGTAAAAACAATGGTTCGTTTGAAGAATGGTAATAAGATTAGTAAACAGAGATATGATCAGTTAAAACATATATATGAAACGAATCCATTGACTAGATGGTTAGCGGTATGGTTCCTTAAGGTAGAATCTGACCCAGGAATGATGGAAAGATTTAAAAACTTTATTTCTAAAGATCCTGAGCCGTTTCTATATAAACATCCAGATTTAAACAACAAAGGAGAATAACAAATGAAGGTAATTGTAAAAAATATGAAGGCTATGCCTGAAACTCAGAAAGAAGAAATTACTAATGCATGTCCTGAGACAACTGAATCTTTCAATGATTCTGTAAAGAATATGGAAAATGCTATTGAATTGAATATTACTGAAAAAGACATCCACAATAGTCTTCAGTTTAATAAAGCTAGAGCCATCAGAGCTCTTATTATGAATATGATGGCTCTGAATCCTATTACTACTGAAAACGAAAATATCGTTGATAAAGAAACATTTGAAGCATATGTCAATATCGGTGATAAAATTGACAGATGTTTTGATAATCTCATGACAGAGTTTATTGAAAAGAATGAACCTGATGATTGTGATATGAATTGTGATCATAACTGTGAAGATTGTGCTGAACATGCTCTTTGCGGAGAATGTTCTTTGAAGTGTGATATTCACTGTGGTGAATGTGAACATTGTGAAGAATGTTCTAAAGATGCTTTCGATGATGAAAATGAATCTTTTGAACATGAACGTTGTCATGATTGCACCTGTGAAGGTGATTGTGATGAATGTGAGAATGATGTCATTGAAGATGAATGTGATGATTCCTGCAACTATTCTATCAATGCTAGATTTGGTAATCTTGCAGCAGATATGGGTACTCTTGTAGAGGTATTGAAAGAGGCATTTAGTGATGACAATATCACAGACGATGAAGTTATTGATATTAAAGAAATCCCTGGTAAAGAGTACAACATCATTAAATCCATCTTTGCTAAATATGATGTTATAAAGTCTCTGAGAGTTAAAGAATAAAAAATAATTTACAGTTAAACCATATAATAATACATACTTAATATAATGGTATAGGTGGGATACCTATACCATTATATTTTTTTCACGAAAGGATGGTTATTATATGATTTATAGTACTATGACTGTAGCCATTATACGGACATTACATGAGCTTGGTGTAATCATTGAAAATATTGATAACTCTAAATTATATCCAGTATTCTATATATCAGTACCAGAGTTTTCTGTTAAAAAGTCTGTAGACAATGAAGATATTGCTAATAAATATTTAGCAAGAAAGTTTAAAGAAACAATGATTGGCACTGGTGGTGAATGTGAAGTGAAAGTAAAAATTCGTAAAGGTGAAACTTGGACAGAAGAAATGGGTATAGATGCCGTGATTAAATTCGACCAAGCGTATCGTTATATACGAAATGAAGGGTGATAATAATTGAAAATTTTATATTTAAAATTAAAAAATTATGCATCCATATATACTGCAATGGGATTAAAAGAATTAGAAATTGATTTTACAAAATCAAAAAATAGTATAATTCTTTTTGTTGGTGATAACGGTAGTGGAAAGACTTCATTATTAAGCACATTACATCCGTTTGCATATTATGGTAGTATGGATCCAAGAAGTAATACTTCTATATTAAGAGAAGATAAAGATGGATATAAAGAAATCCATATTCAATATAATGAAGATATCTATAAAATCCAGCATCATTATAAGAATACTAAACGAGGAATTCTATTAAAAAGTTTTATTCAAAAGAATGATGAAGAATTAAATCCTAACGGTAATGTTACATCATTCAATGAAACTATAAAAAATGAATTATCTTTAGAATTAGATTTCTTAAGATTACTTAGATTAGGTAGTAATGTTACTAATTTAATTGATATGAGAGCTGCTGAAAGAAAATCATTTACATCATATTTATTAACAGATATTAGTATGTATAATGAATTATTTAAGAAAGTTAGTGAAGATAATCGTATCTTAAAGAATATGATTAGAACTGTATCAGATAAATTGGTAAAATTAAATGTATTAGATGAATCTGTATTAAAGTCTGATATAAGTGTTATTGAAAATAAGTTAAATGACTTAAATAATTCTAAAGATAAAGTTCAACATGATATTGGTATTGTTGAGGGTAAAATTACATCTATAGCCCCTGAAGGTATTGAATCTGTCATGAGTGAGATTAAGGAACTTAAAAAAGATCTTAATATTGAGAAGAATAAAATTATTACAGCTAAGAGTTATCTTTCTAAGTTATGTATTATTTTAGTATGTGACATCAATGAAGAAATTGAAATAGTGACGAAAGAAATTAATAAAGCAGAAAATGAAAAAGAATTAAATTCTAATATGATATTATTTTATAAAGAGCAATTAAATGGTCTTTATAATAAGAAATCTGATTTGGAAAACATTCTTAAAGTTACAGTATCTGATGTTACATTCAAAGAAATGACTGAATTATATGCTAATCTCTTAGCAAAACTAAATCAGTATGAAAAGAAATATAAAAACAATACTCCTATATATACAAAAGATAACATATTAACATTATTAGAAGTATTAAATCAGATTAATAATATTATTAATGAAACACATGGCTTTGATGGAAAAGCTATTACTAAAGTTATTGATTTATTGAGGAATTCTCAAAATGTTGATAGTTATGTCAATTCTAGAAGAAAAGAAATTGACAAGGATATTATGAAGATTAATGCTGAATTAAATAATTCTATTAATCTAAACAATCCTTCAATTTTATTTAGACCTAGTAATTGTCCTGAAGATAAATGTCCATATTTCTTCTTATATGAATTAATCTTTTCTAATAATAAAAAATCTGATAAGAGTATTATATCATTAAATAATGAAAAAGAATTATTAGATAATATGTCTTATGTTAAGACTAATATAGACTATATATTTATGATTCTAAATACCAATAAGTCTTTAATATCTAAAGGAAATATTCCTTATTTTAGAATTGATAATGTTTTTAATTCATTATTAACAGGAAAATCTCTTTATGATGAAGATGTAATTACTGATATGATTTCAGATGTTGAAGAATATGAGGAATACTTATCTTTAATTACTAAGGTAAAAGAATTAAAAACCGAACTCAATTTATTAAAATCTAATAGTTCTATTATAGAATCTACTAAAAAAGAATTAGATTCTATAGAAATTGAAATACAAAATATTATAGAAAAGATTAGTGATTTAGAATCTAAAAATAAATTTAATGAGCATTGGATTCAGGGGAGAATTAAATATAGAGATTCTTTATTCAAATTTTTAGAGCATGAAAATACTATTGATATTAGTAATAAAAATATTCAATCTATTGAAGAATTGATTGCTAATAAAGTATCCATATTCCAAAATGTATCTATATTGAATAATGAGTCTAAAGACTTGCATAAGAAACTTGATTTAATAAATTGGGAAATTGATAAATATAACAATGAGTTATTTAATCTTAAAGTTAAATTGAAAGATTTTATATCATTATCTGAAGAGCATAATATTTTAAATGAAAAGTTTGACGATGTTAATATTCTAAGAGAATCATTATCAGCAACTAAAGGTATTCCTTTATTATATATGCAATTATATCTAAAGAATACTAAGATGTTTGTCAATGATTTATTGCGAGTAGTATATTCTGATAACTTTGAAATTGATGATTTTGATATCAATGAAACAGAATTTAATATACCTTATATAAAGAATAATATTAGAATATCTGATGTAATGTATGCTTCTCAAGGTGAGAAATCATTCTTATCTCTTGCATTATCTTTTGCTTTAATCAATCAATCCATTAAAGATTATAATATCTTATTACTGGATGAGATTGATTCTACATTAGATACAAGAAATAGAGCAATGTTCTTAAATATACTTGAGAAACAAATGGAGAGTATAAATTCTGAACAGGTATTCCTTATCACTCATAATAATGTATTTGAAAATTTCCCCGTTGATTTAATTGTAACGACTAAGAATAAGGATATTAACTATTCAAATGCTAATATCATTTGGTCAGTGTAAGGAGTTGTAGAAAATTGGATATATCTCAAATATATGAAAATCTCTTCATTTTATTTTATTTAATTACTATTTGTATTATTACGATTATATTAGGTGATAGAATGAAGAAAATTTTATATAATATGGATAATAAATGGTTTTTATTCTATACCATTTCAGTATTATTCATAAGTATCCCTATTTCATTAATTGTGACAACAATAGTTGTCACATTCTTAATGTATATAATTTAAAAAGAGGAGAAATAAAACAATGAAAATGGATTTCACTGAAGAATTAAAGAAACTGGATAGTATGAAAAAGTACATTGAAAATAGTATTATGATTAATTTCTGTGTACATACTAAGAATAGAATACTAAGCATGATTACATATATTAAAAATTTATTATTAGTTAAGCAAGATATAGTTACTGATAATATGGGAGAAGTCTCTGATGGGTACCATACATTTAATGAATTATATCATCATAGAGCTGTTTTATTCTCTGTAATTTGTAATAATTATAAGAATCTTGCCTGGAAGAGTAAACAACATCATGATCCTAGTCAACCTATGTATGATGGTATGTTCATTGTAGGTATCAATACACCAAATGGTTCTGCAACTTATCATTATGATATAGAACCATATTGGAATATGTTTGATGTTCAGGAGTTAGATAGAGCACCTGAATGGGATGGACATACTCCTGCCGAAGCAATTGAAAGAATTTCTACATTACCCATTATTGATAATAATGGCTTAGATTTAAATGATCTTATTGGAGACTTTTTAGATATTTAATATATTTAACCATATTGAAATGAGGAATACACTTTTGATGAAACTTCACGATTATCACTATGTGAGTGATACTAAAAAGATAAGAATTCTATTATCAGCTATAGTTTATCTATTATTTGCAATAGTTATCGAATTAGCTATTCTTATTATCCTTAATATAGAACCGAAAGATAATATAATTGACATAGTTGAGGAAGTGCCAATAACTATAACTGAAAATACTGAACCTATATTATCATATACCGAAGAAGATCTTAAATGGTTGAGTGCTGTAATGTATTGTGAAGCGGGTTCTGAATGGATTACTGATGATGAACAGTTACTCTTTGGACAAGTAGTAATCAATAGAGTCAATTCTCCAGAATTTCCAAATACTGTTAAAGAAGTAGTAACTCAACCTAATCAATATCATCCGGAAAAGTTTGTTAATCAAACTCCTGATCAAAGAACGATTCACAATGCTAAACTATTATTAGAAGGTTATGGTCCTGATATGCCTCCTTCTGTTGTATTTCAGGATAATCGTGCTTTAGGTGCTGTATGGAAAAAGATTGAAATTGATAAATTAGGAACTACATATTTCTGTCATTCACCTAATCTTGATCTTTATTATTAAGATTAATAAATAGACCAATAGGGTAAATTCCCTATTGGTCTTTATTTTTTTATTCATCATCAGGAAGGAAGTATTCCATTACATTATAGATACGTCCTTTAGAATCAGTTGCATATGAGCCATCATCACTAAATCTCATCCTACCAGCATCTCTCTTAGTAGGTAGAGGATAATCAGGTACTTGTTGTTTATTTTTATCAATAGCAATAAAATCCCAATTACCAGTATCAATACATTTCTTAACTAAAATTTTTACACCCATATTTTCATATTCAATATATTTAGAACCTGCTAAACTTCTATGAGGATTACCGTTAGCTTCTAATCTATCCATTAAGATTTTATTATACATATCTTCTTCACTAACAGGTTTTTCACCTTGTTCAATAGCATCAATTATAGAACCGTATTCATCTTCATAATCATCATTATAAGATACGGGTTCATTTGTCATACTTTGAATAAAGTTGGTTCTACCATGATTGAGAATATTCTTAAAGTATGCAGATGCAAGATATTCAGGATTATTTTTGTTTTCAGTATCCTTAGTCTTTGCTTCGGATTTCATAGTAAGATCAGCGATAGTTTTCTTTGTACTATTAATTTCTTTTAGAATACTCAATTTACTATTTTTAGCATTTAATACTAATTGTGCTAATTCATTAGTATATTTAGAAACTCCTCTTACTTTGGAGCCTTTCATAGCATTCAGATCTTTTTCTAGTGTTTTACCAAATTTAGAAGTTTCGTCTAATAACGAATATAATAAAGTTAATTCTTCAGCAAATTCTTTTTTATAATTATTCTTATTTTTCTTTAAATCATTATAACCGCTCTTACCTTTCATAGTAAGATCGTCTTCAATATCATCTTCTTCACGTTCTTTTAAAATACTATCGATATCTAATAATGTGTCTTCATCAATACTATCATTAGACATAATACCAAGATCAGAATCTAAATCAGTAATACGATCACTAATTAAATTCTCTTTCTTCTTTTTTTTCTTATTTTTCTTAGGTTTAATATTGGATAAAATAACCATATCATCAGTATCATCATCAATGATATTATTTTTCTTAGGTTTATCATTAGATGAAATAGATTTAATTTCATCAACTAAAGAGGGTAAAGATTGTTGAGAATCTTCAGTATAAATTTCAATATTATAATATCCGTTGCTCATATTTTTATTATTCTCCTCCTTAATATAAAATATTAATTACATAAATGTCCTCATAATAAAAAAATAACTTTTTATTACAACATGTACAATATAATAATTATGGAGAGTTGTCCGAGTGGTTTAAGGAGCGAAACTTGAAATTTCGTGATGGGGAAACCCACCAAGGGTCCAAATCCCTTACTCTCCGCCATAAAAAGAGGGTAATATTTTTTACCCTCTTTTTCATATTGAGACGTCGTCAAGTGGTAAGACAACAGACTTTGACTCTGTCACTCGCAAGTTCGAATCTTGCCGTCTCAGCCATCTAAAAATAATGATAGATAGTGTTCTAAAAAGCACTATCTATCATTATTTTTATCAATAATAAAATTAAATATATATTATAATAGTGATATTAAAATTAAGGAGGACAATTTTTATGAATGAGCAAATCCCTGAAAATGTCCAAGGTATAATTAATTCATTTTATGATAAATTATACATTATGGAAAATGAAATGGAGGATGTAAAACATTACAGGAATATAATTGATGAGGTTTTTGATCATTTACGAGCAGGATTTGAGATTAAAAGTCTTAGAGAATGTCCAGTACATTTTAAATTTCATAAAGATGATACTTTTATTCATACTTTACAATTAAGACATTTTCTAACAAATCTAATTTTCTGGGAACCTCTTATTGAATTAGATTCAGTTAATTATCTGAATGAATCTTTCATTGTAGAATGTGGAAAGATTTCATCTGGATATATTAAAACTTATATTGATAATAAAATAATTATTCCATATAGAAATAAAATATCAAATAAGAAAATGAATAAATTGATTCATGATTTGATATTTAATTTAACAAAAATTTCTACTGAATTCAATATTATATTAGGATTGAGTATGAATGTCGAATCTTTCATTGATGTTGCAAATAAGAATGAAAGATTTAATGAAATTATTCGTACTAAACTTGATCCTAATATGCAGCCCAGTGAAATTGAATCTCATCTTCATGATTTAATGAAAGAAGAGATTCAAATATTAATGAAAGAAGATAATGTACTAAGACCTATGTTATTATCTGGTTCTGGTATTAAAGATAAACAGCTTTCTGAGTTTAGTATTAATATGGGTCTTAAACCTTCTCTTGAAGGTAGTACAATTCCTATTCCTATTAATTCCAACCTTCTTGTTGGCGGATTATCTACAGTTTCGGGATATTACATCGATGCCTTAGGCGGTCGGAAATCCCTTATCTTCAACAAGAATGTCATGGGTAAGTCGGGTTATTTCGCGCGTAAAAGTATGTTGTTAGTTTCTGATATGAAACTTAGACAAGATGAAAAAGTATGTAGAAGTGTACATCCTTTACAGTTAGAAGTTAAGACTAAAGAACATTTTAGAAGATTAATTGGTAGAAAATATAGATTGCCTAATCAAAGAAATTATTCAATTCTTACTAATGAAGATACCCATGTAATTGGTAAAAAGATTTTATTGAAATCTCCTATCACATGTGCATCTAATAAAGGTGTTTGTAAAGATTGTTATGGTCCATTATTGTTCCATACTAACCAAGGTGGTGTTGGTATTGGTTCGTTTGCGGGAGCTATTATTACAAACCCACTATCTCAGGCTGTTCTTTCTTCTAAACATCTTTTAACTACTACTTCTGAACCTATTGAATTTAATGAAGATTTTAATAAATTCTTCAATTTAAATGCTAATGAAGTAACTATTAAGATTAGTGACGATTATTATATTGATGATCACTCCCTTTTGTTAATTGATCAGAATATTATTACACTTGATGAATTAAATGAAGGTGAAATTAATAAGTTCTGTACAATTTATCATGTAAAGAATAATAGAACTAATGAGATTTATGAGATTAGAGAAACAACAGGTAAAGAGCTGTATCTGTCTCCTGAATTGATTGATATGATTGAGAAAAGAAAAAAGAATAAAGATGGTATCTATGAAATTAAATTTATAGATATTCCTGATGACCAAAGACTATTCTTAATCCAAATTGAAAATAGAGAATTAACGAGGCCTCTATATAAGATTATGGGATTACTCGATACTGTCGGAAAACGTGCAGAACTCGGGATTACTAATATACATGAACTAGCTCAGGTTTTCTTAGATCTATTGATCGAATCTAAGATTAATGTTATGAGTGTTCATGCTGAGGTTATGTTAGCTCCTCTGATTAGATCTATGGAAGATATTCTTGAAAGACCTGATTTTAAAAGATATGATGCAATTGATGATATTCAGATGTTGACAATTAGTTCTGCATTGGAAAAACATCCTTCTGTATTGATTGGTCTTTCTTCTCAGTTCTTAGGTAGACAGTTAGTATCTCCGTTGACATTTAGAAAAACTGGAGAAAGTTTCATTGATCCTTTCTATAAGGATACTTTATGATTAAAGATATAATAAGAGATGTAATATAATCATTACATCTCTTATTATCTAATCTTTAAGTATATATTATAGTAATATAATATATAAGGAGGAATTAAACCAATGAATGAAAAACAACCAAAGATTGAAGTGAGACATAGTGGTATATTAATTCATAATTATGAATTACATGATGCTCAAATATTGGAAGATTATTTAAGTGTATATGATCCGATTAAACATCGTAAATCTTATAAAGGTATGATGTGGGATGAAGAAAAAAAGATTCTTTATATTCCCAGAGGAGTTGATATTAATTTCCTTGAAAAGGTATTTAGAGAACCTGCAGAGATGAATTATGAATGTAATCCTGTAGAAAATATTAGTATTCATGCAAAAATTCCACCCAGAGATAATAATCAAAGAAATGCAATAGCATTTCTTATTGGTCAAGGAAAATATGAATATACTAAGAAATATTCTCAGATGTTATTACAGATGCCTCCCGGAAGTGGAAAGACTTTTGTAATGACAACAGCATTACAGTTCATTGGTATGAGAGCATTTATTATTGTACCTAATGAAAAAATAAAGAAACAAACTATTGTATCTTTATTGAAGTTTACTGATATTGGTAGTGAGCACATTATTGATGTAAGAGGAAAATCTGAAATCAATAAAATTATGAGAAAAGAATTACCTAAATGGAAAGTATATGTCGCATGTCATGGTACTTTGATTTCTCATGCTAAAAGAAATGGATGGGAATCAATTGAAGAATTATTCAGACATACTAAAGTGGGTGTAAAGATTTATGATGAAGCCCACTTATATTTTGAAAATATTCTCAAATTAGATTTCCATACTAATGTAAAGAAAACTATTTATGTTACTGCAACATTCCAGAGAAGTGATTATTCTGAGAATATTCTCTTTAATAAATGCTTTAAAAATGTTATATCATTCCATATAGATAGTAAAGAGTATGATAAACGTCATACTATGTATCTAGGTATTCAATACAATTCTCATCCATCTATAGATAAGCAGACTTATATGATGACTAGAATGGGTTTCAGCAAAATTAGGTATGCTAACTACCAAATTCAACAACAATCTTTCTTTGATGCTTTAGATTATACTATTAAATACTTTAAAGATTATGAAGGAAAGATTCTTATTCTTACCTCCACTATTGATGGTGTAGAAAAGATTAAGAAATTTATTGATGATAGTTATGATAATATTTCTGTATCTTCTTATCATTCTAAAGTAAGTGAAGAAGATAGAGATAAAGCATTTACTGCTGATATTATCTGTACAACTCCTCAATCTGCTGGTGTAGGTGTTGATATTCCTGGTCTTAGAGTATGTATTATGTGTGAATCTTATTCTTCTCAAGTACAAGCTGAGCAAGTATCGGGAAGACTTAGAGAATACGGTCAAGGTAAAGATACTTACTATGTAGAATTAGTTGACATTGGATTTCCTAGAGTATATAAAATGTGGAAAAGTAGACTTAGTGTGTTTAAGTTAAAATGTAAGAAAATGTTATCTATTGACTTATCTACCAATAAAGATATTAAATAGTATATTTAATATCTTTAAGTATATATTATTAATGTGTCATAAATGAATAGGAGGATAACACTGTGGCAGATACATCAAGTAAAAAGACTCGTCAAAATGTTAACACGTTTTCTGTTAACAGAAAAAACTTTATGGATATTGTTGTCAAGAATGAGAACTTATCCAAAAAAGATTTGAGAGTTTTTATACATCTCATGACTCATTTGGATGGTAATGAATACCGAAAGGTTTCATACAAAAACATTGCATTAGATTTAGGATATGATAAATCTGATGTAAAAGAAAGTATCAATAATTTATACACAGAAGGAATTGTTGATATTGGTGATAGTGGATCGGTGGAGAAAGGTCTTATTATCACTTTTTAAATAATCACTGTTAAACTCTTTGAAGAAAGGAGGAAACGGTGATTTAAAGAATTGGGTTCCTTGGGGAATTTAGATCACCGTTGCAAGATAACCCAATGAACAATGAAACAACTTATGATACTTGTGTAAATGATGGTTATACTATCGGTTACGCAGACTAACAACTAAGAATGAAAATCAAACTATTTTAAACACAACGAAGAGGAATTTGAATATGACACATAAAATGATAAAACTATATAAAAAGAGTAAACGTAATAAAATCAAATCATACTTTGATACTGTCAGAGACGATAGGTTTAAACCTATTAGTACATTATCAGAGAAAAAGTAATAAACTTGGGGTATACTGGAATTCCAGTATACCCCTAATATTTTTTTAGTTGTTAATCTTAATAGCATCAGCAGACTCAACACGAACAGCATTATTATTCTTATAATTGTTGTTCTTATTGTGCTTGTTATGCTTATTATTGTAGTTATTGTTTTTATAGTTATTATTCTGCTGATACTGAGGCTTAGTATCCTTAACGGTTTCTTTAACCTCTTCAGCAGGTTCAGCCTGAACTTCTTCCTTTACTTCAGGACCAACTACATCTTCAATAACTTCTTCTTTTTTTTCTTCAACTACAGGTTCAGTAACTTCAGATACTTCAACAGTTTCTTCTTTTACTTCTTCCTTAGTTTCAACAGGTTCTTCTTTAATATTATCTTTATTCATGATACTATTAAAGATTTCAGCCTGTTTAGCTTGCTTAGCTTCACGAGAAGCTTTGCTGTTATCATCAGCAAAATTATTCATAGTTAAACGGACTTCAGAACCATCATCACAAACCTCAACAACATGAACATTCTTAGAAATCAAAGTAAAAATGGTAGCAGTATCTTCCAGATAAGGAGTTAACACGGGACCATTAATAAATGACTTAGCTTGAATAGCACCATGGGTGAGGATTTTAATTTTTTTCTTAGCCATTATATTTTCACTCCATTAAGTTATAAATTAGTCAATATCTAAATCAATATCATCGAAGTCAAAATCATCAAAAGATTCACCGACATCTTCAATAGTATCTTGTTTTTCACCTTTAATATTAGTAGTATCAGGAGTGGACTTAGTAGGTGCTTTATCGGGAGCATCCTCAATCTCTTCTTGATCTTCGCCATCGATATTCTTATCACAAGGTTTAGACTTAGTAGGAGTCTTATCGGGAGCATCTTCAACTTCATCCTGCTTAGTAGCAAGGATATTTTCAAAATCTGCTTCCATTAAATCATCAAAATCAAAATCTTCTAATTCTTCCATCACTTTGTTGTCCTCCTTTTTTTCATCTTCATCTTCGTCACCAGAATCACCATCTTCATGACCTTTTTCAATAGCTTCGGTAGTTACACTCTCAGTTAACATAGTTTCGGGAATAAAACCTTCAACAAGATCTTCAATATCTTTTGCAGTAACTTCCTCAACATCAGGATCATCAGGTAAAGAATCAACTAACTTAGCAATCTCAGGATCATTCTCTGCACCAATAATTAATGCATCAGGATCATCTAAGAAAATATCTTTAATGTCATCAATATTCTCGGAAATATACTCAGAAGCAGCCTCCAGGCTAGTTCTGAATTCAACATCGTTTCTCATTTTAGCTTTAAGAGTAGTTAACATCTATAACACCCTCCTTTAATTATTTTAGGTTAATTATCAAAATGTTTTCATTAAATTTTTACATATTCACAAATTTATTATTATAATATTTCATTATGAATAATAATATAGGAATCATAATATAATCATACATACAATATTTCATCCTATATTCTTTAAGTCTATCAATATCAATTTGATATATAGAATCAATAGTATCATTAAAATATTTAACCATTAATTCTTCAATAATATTATCAAGTTCTTCAATATTATTATTTTTTATACCATCAATAATTTTATCTTTAATATACAATCCTATACCAACATGATCAGGTACAAATACTAAAGATCTAATATTTTTTAAATTATAGTATAAGAATATGGAATGTTGATAAGTTATAGGACAGAGTTCATATCTTATATAATCCAATTCCTTAATATCTCTATCAACCATTCTACCATAGAAAGACATTTCATATGTGGTAGGAAATTGTTCACCATAGTCTTCATTACTTATACTAATAGTTTCATATTTTTCTTTTCTATTTAATAAGTTATGTTCACTAATAAAATTAGATACAAATTTATCATAAATATGATCACTCATAGTATTGATTAAGAAACTATTATATCTCTTATTATAAAATAAGGATATATATTTACTAACAAATGTATCATAAATAGAATTTAACTCATTAATTAATTTATATTGATCTTCTTCAATTAAAAAGTTATCTTCTGTTCCAATGTTCTTAAATATACAAGTATATTTTTCTAATACTTGACTCTTTAAATTCTTTACTGCATCGGTACTAATTGTTTTTAAAGTAAATCCTATTTTATAATAATTATTAGATTTAATTGTATCATAATCAATTGAAGTTAGCATAAATACATAACTTTCATCTAAATATGATACAGTGAAGAAATCATTAGGTAAAGGTTTGATAGTATTAGGTAAAATTAATCCATCACTATCATAACTACCAGTCAATCCTTCTTCTTCATCATTTAAATCTAATTTTATTTGGTCAATTCCATAAATAGGAAAATCTTCTATCTTTTGAAATTTTAAAGGGGATTCATGTCCCAAAATTCTATCCACATTTAACAATCCAGTATCTGTAATACTATTTATATTATTAATGTGATAGTATGTAACAAACGTAGGTGTTTTTTCAGTGAAAACACTATATTGAGATTCTAATCGTTTTTCGTATTTGAATATATTATCATTAATGAAATTCTTCTCATTCATTATAAATCCCAAAACCTATCACCTCACTTTCTATTACAAAAATGTTGAAGGAACACAGAAAAAAATAAACAAGTATATAAAAGGAATGAAATAATTCCTTCAGTTACTTCGATACCTTCATTTTCGTGTTCATGATGTTTTCATTGTTCTCCTCTTTTATTAAACATGTAAAGAGATAATACGGTCTGCTCATCCGTATTATCTCTTTACATATTATTTTTTCATTTTTACTAAATCAATTTGATTTTTATGAACTCCATAATCTTTTTCTTTAGTATTATAATAAATATTAATACTATTTACAAATGGTGATAATTCTTTAATAGTTTTACTATACCAATAACTGTCTTTATCATTATCTGAATAAATATTAATATTAATATTATCTCCAACTAAACCTAAAGATATAAAGTATTTAATAACTGAAGTATATGCAGCTCCACATACGGCTGCATATACTTGATTTTTTAAATTCTGATTTTTTACATGATAATATATTCCTAATATATCAAATGTACCTTCAGCAAGATTAATGTAAATAGGTTCATTACTAAGTATATCAATCTGATTAGGTATTGTATAAAATTTTCGAGTATTATCTATACTAGGAACTACAGAATATTTATCATATCTTAATTTATTCGTATTAGTTATATCACGAAATATAACAAATTCATTCCTAACAGATAAGAATCCAACATAATCATCATTTAAAAGATTTGCTCTAGAAGCACTGGTAGTAATTTGGTCTATTTTATTAAAAGTTAATAACTGTTCTAAACTAAATACTACTTTTAATTTCTGTAATTCTTCAAATGTGAACGGAATTCCTAATCTATCTTCAATATATTTTTTCTTAATTTCATCACTTGTACCTATTCTTCCTATTGGTACTCGGTAATTAAATTTATTGTCTTTAATATTATAGATTTTATTAAATTTCTTATTAATATTCTTATTGAATGTAATAAGATTACTATTTAATTTTAAATCATTAATATCAAAGGTTCTTAATACTGATGGTGTTAATATACCATTTTCACCACAGTTGAAACAATTGTAAAGTATAGGTTTATCATTATTTAAATTAGTTTGTACATAGAATCTTGTTTTGCGCGGATCTTTTTTTGAATCTCCACAAAATTGACATCTGAGGGCTATTTGATTTGCATTTATTCTATGTGCATATGGTAATTGTAATAATTTATATTCTACACTTTGTTTGAAATCATATTCATCCATTATTATCACTACTTTTCACTCTTGATGAAAATAGACTAAATACCCATAACATCAATTTATTAAGATAACTAAATTTAATAGATTGAAACTTATTAACTGGAATAGCTTTCTCATTTAATGCATTATATCTAATTGTAACACATGACCTGAAATCATATTCAGGAAAACAATAATCGTCATTATTATAAGTTTCCAATTCCCATCCATTAGGTAATGGATATACCTTTAATAAAGATTCAAAGAATTCTTTCTTAATAGAATTATCAAATGTTATGTATGCAGGTTGATAATCACCATTCTTTTTAAGATGACCTTCACAACAATATAATGTTTTTAATCCATATTCATTCAATGTTTTAATGATATTTATTATACCAGCATCAATCTCAACTGCAGGTTCACCACAATCACATAAATATGAATAATGTACTGTATGACTTAATCTTTTATCTGTGTAGTATATGTTCTCTCTAACTGTAGACTTATAGATTTTATTACATTCTGTACAATAGAAATATACAATCATACAAATCCTCTTTCTTCAAAAATTTTTCGTATATTATCTATAACATCTGATAAATATTGATCTTGTACAAACATAAATCTTTTTGCATAAATATCACTGTTACATTGTTCTACAAAATCATAAAATGTTTTATCAATATTATTAATAAATGCTTCACTACTATTTCTTTGCTTATATCTTTGAATATATACATCTTTTAATCTAGGAGATGGATATATCAATGCATAAGTAATACCTTCTTTAGCTAATCCATTTCTAACATTCTCATGAGAAGATATTAATATGTAATCAACTTTTCCAATTAAACTTTTTATATGAGTAATATAATTATTAGGGAAATCAGGATTTCTAACACCAGGTTCTAACCAAGAAAAATTACTACTATCAGAATCTTGTACAATAATATCAGTTCCTTTATACATTTCTGTCAGATAACTTTTTCCAACACCAGGAAATCCAGAAATAATTATAGTATTTTTCATGTTTATTTTCTTCTCCTCTTAATATTATTAAGCTTATCTTTATGTTAATTACCCTTTTTAATTGTAAAATATACCCCTATATAGGATTATCCTATATAGGGGTATTCATTAAAATATTTTTGCGCAAAAATATTTCTTTATAACTGATTTAAGAAATTCAAAAATTCGTCACTAATAATATCTTGATTTACTTCAATAGTTTGACCTAATAGTTCTTTATTATCATAATCTACAAAAGTAAATGATGTATTTAATAATGTAGATAATAAATTAATAATAAGGTCCTCTTTACCTATATCATTCAATGAACTATACTTATCTTCAATAATATGTTGATAAATAGAACTTGATTGAATCTTTGTTAAGAATTTATCATTTCTTATAGTTCTTGCATTTAATTTACTTTCAATATTAGAAGAAATAATTTGAGGTAAATATACACAAGACTGGAATTGTAATCTCTTCTTTAACATAATCAATAGTTTTAAATACTGAGTTCTATTTAATAACATCAAATCTCGATATCCGTTGAAGTATTTTGCATAGTAATAAAATACTAACTGAGATTGGAATTTAGTGATATTAAGATTACGTTTATAATATTCAATCTCTTCATCAGTAATCTCAATATGCATTTTCTTTTTAATTCTTTTAATTGTTTTCTTAATGTTAATTTCTGATAAAATTACTGAACTCTCATCAATCTTAGATGCATTCATTTCAAGCTTATCAAGTCCTGATAGGCCAGATGCATCACGATGTGCTGATAATTCAATACGATTTAACTTGTACGGTTCAACTAAAAAGAAGCGTAATTGCTTGTCCAAAACGACATAATTGAAACTGACGATATTTTTATTGAATTCATACTTAAAGAATGTTTCAGATATGATTTTATCTTTTAATAATTCTGTCATATGAGTTAATGCGTTAGTGCCAAAAATCTCGCGCTGTTCCCAGATAAGAGAATTTCTAACGAAATTCACATTAACCTTAGAATATATAGATATCCATAATTTATTATAAATATCGACTTCTTTACCAAATATATCAAATAATCCTTCATAAAATCTGAAGATATATTTACGGTCTTTAATTAAACCATAAGAATTTAAATAATGGAACATTGGTGCAACCATCATTTTCATAGACATGCTAATAGCCATCATAACTTTAGCATGTTTCATTGTGAACTCTAATGTTTCATTATATTTCTTACTAGTATCATCAGATGTTAAATCTATATAATAATTATCTTCTACTAACTGATTAATTTTCTCTATCATTGTATCAGTAAGAAGAATATTATAAACCATTTTAATAAAAGTTCCTAATGGAATATTATTGTCTTTATTATCAACTAAGAACTTTAATTTTAAATATGCAAGTATTAATTCATTCTCTTTATCGTAATACTTAATAAAATAATTTATATAATGAGTGATATGTTCCAACTTTTTTACATATGACTCTTTTTTAATAATAAAATTATTCAAAGCATCATTATTTTGACGTTTAAAAATCTTATTAAATGGTACTACTACCAACTTCCCATCATATGTTATCTTCGTATCTTTCTTAGTGGGAACCCACTCATCAATACGGATAAATTCTTCAGTTTCCAACACGTGTCCTCCTCATTGTTATTAAGCTTCTATTATATAATATATACTTTATTTTTTTATTGTAGTTTTTACTTTAGATTTTCCTGTAATTTTTTTATGAGGAGTGATACGATGGTCACTTCTTGTTTTAGTTGCTTTAGGTTTTCCTACAACTTTATTTGTCTCTTTTTTAGGCTTATTATCAGTTTTCTTATTCTTTTCTTCTTTAAGTCTATTATTTTCTTTCTTAATCTCCAATTCAATTTTATCGGTAGATTTAATAGTTTTCTTGAATTGGTCAATCATTAATCTCTTAGAAATAGGAACTAAGGAAACCTTATTCATGAAAGATTTATTAGACTTAATATATTTACAAGCAAAATAAATAGATTTCTCAAAATTAATTACTTCACCAGGATTTTTAATAATAGGATTGTCAGATAAAACAATATCCTTATATTTATCCCTTAGGAAATCTATTATAAGTCCATAATCATTATACACATATGCATATGTATAAGTAAAACTAGGACAATTACTAAATACTTTAATCGTGTATCGATTAAGATTTAAATCATTGGTAACTTCTTTTTCGGTAGGTGTGAATTGAATAACAACATCATATTCATTATTTCTTTCAGATTCACTAGGAATTTTCACATGGATATAAAAATTAGTATTATCATGATAATGATAATGTTTAAAGTCCTTGTGTTTTTCCAAAAGTTTAGCATATCTTGTATCCAGATCAGATTTAATAAGATTTCTATTAGCAATCGCTGTAGAACCTTTACCCATAGGATTTTCAAGATACTCATCAAGAGTTTGAGGTATGAACATGGTTTTGTTATCCTCCTTTCTTTCATGGGTTTAATTAATCCAGGGGTAAATTATACCCCTGGATAATATATAAAATTAATGTTGTTCAGTCATAATAGAAATATACTGATTACTGGAATTCAGAAGAGAGATAATAGAAGCGGTAGCTTTCAGAATCTCAATATCAGTTTCACAAGAATTAATAATATCCTTAGAATATGTGTCATGAATTAGATCATAACAAATAGGTTCTTCACTATTCATACACTTATCAATAATAGCAGTGAAGAAATCATCAGTCATTTCTTTTTCAGTATACTTATTACGAAGAATAGTTTTAAATACATTTAGGAATGCTTTTTTAATAATAGCAAACATTTCATGTTCATATTCTTCCATACAAGTATTATTTTTCTTTTCTTCTTCTGTCATCTGATTAATGATATAAGGAATAATTAAAGATCCACCAATTGTATAACCATGAGTAAATGCAGATTCGCAAGCTTTAACTGCGTCCTCAACAAGGTCAAAATTAGCAGTCTTTTCTAATTCAGAATTACCACCAACATGGATGATACCCATATGTCCATTCAACTTAGTCATTCTCTGCTTCAATTCATTCAGCTTAATATCTACAATACCTCTCTTTTGATTTTCATCAAGAGCTTTATTGTATTTATTAGTAGCATCTGCAACTGCTTTATTATAAAGATTTTCATTTCTACTAGTAAAACCTCTAATAAAAGTAGTCTTTTCAGAAATTACCATTGAATCAACAAAACCAACATATTCCATTACAGTCTCAGGAGTAATTTCATCAATAAACTGTTCACTGATAACCTGGCAACCACACATGATTGCGAAGTCATTATACAGATCATGAGAAACATTATTAACTAAAGATGCTCTAGTATACACAATAGTAGAGATACCTCTGGTTTTATATTCAACAATAATATTCTTACGAATATTATCAAGTAGGAATTTATCGTAATGAGGTGCAATAACAACTAATCTCTTATTATTATGAGCAGCAGTCGTTGCAGCTTCACTAATAATAGGAAGTGCTCTTTCGATATCAATCTTATGGTCAAACATAATAACCATAGGATTATTAATCACACAAGTACCATCATCATTAGTAGTAAAAATATTATCAATATATGTAATATTACCTCTATAACCATCAATAATTTCATATGTAGTCTCATTAGTCTTAGACTTAACATACTCAATAGAAGGATTATTGGTAGTCATATAAATATCTCTAATGATTTTAGAAATCTGATCATCACCATTAGTAGAAATATATGCGAGCTTATAAATTTCTTCAAATGTTTCTTTATTGACTTGAATAGAAGAAGCATAAATTTTATCAACAAGATAATTTACACATTTATTCAAGGTTTCAATAAATTCTTTAGGACGCATTGTATTAATAATGCTTTCATGTGCTTTCATTTCTTTAAGAATAGAATTGGCAGCAACAATAGAAGTTGTAGAACCATCACCGACTCTAATAACAACCTGAGCACTAATTCTCAGAAGAAGCATCATGATATTATTACTAACAGTATCATTGAATCGGATATTCTTCAATACTGTCCATCCATCCTTAGTAATGTGGCATTCGCCATACTTTTCAATAATAGTTGTAGAACCATAAGGTCCTAAAGTCTTAGTTAATGCATTTGATACCTGAGAAAATACATTATCAATCTTTCTTTTAAATTCACTTTCTTCAATTACATTCCAGGCGAGATATTCTTTATAATAACGGCTCTCACCCGCACGACAAGAAATTTTCTTTTCATTCTGGTTTTCCATTATTTTTCCTCCTTTTAATAAATTGGAACTTATGTTAATGTTAATCACCTAATTATTTTCTAGTATATACTGAAGGTGTATAAGGATCAAACATTGCTAATTTAAATACCAATTTTTCAGATAGTTTATCAATATTATCCACTTTTAAAATAGGGATATTAGCTTCATTTAATTTATACTGCCAACCTGTATTAGCAACTAATATATTTGTATATCCCACAATACCCTTTTCAATTAATTTATTAATAATAGTAACATCATTTAATACAAAGGATGTAAATCTAATCTTAGAACTTAGTTCATCTAATACTCTATCTAATTCACCATATACGTATAAAATATTTTTAGTTCCAAAGGTATTATAAATATCTCTAGCGATATTTTCATCATAATATCTTGTATAAATATATATTGTATTAAGAAATTTTTGTCTTAATAATATATGAATAGAATTAGAAAAAGATAAAGATATGGATTTAGAAATAATATCAGGATAATTTAAATATAAATCAAGATATGTATATTCAAATTCAAATTCGTCAATAGCTAATGATTTTAAAATATTCTGATCATTAGCACTAAAAATAACACCCATTAATTCATTATCAGATAAATTCTCTATTTTACTATAATCAATAGAGAATTTATAATTTTTTCTATATTCTTCTGTGAGAAGTTTCTTTAATATAAGTAATTTTGGAGTTTTGATAATATCATCATACATTACAAATAAAACTTCCTGTTGGGAAGCAAATGCATTCATAGGCATAAAAAATAACCCCCAATACAAAAAAAATATAGTGACAATAGAAATTTTCTATTGTCACTATATAAATTAATTAACCATTCAATGCTTCATCTAAATCATCTGCACTAATATGTTCCATTGCTATATCAAAAGAACTATTATTAGAACGATTATTACTAAAAGTATTCTTAGTCGTAGTAGTAGCATTATTCCAAATGCTAGTTTTACCACTATATCCCTTAGGATTCAAATCAACTCCAACTTTATCAGCAATAGCATTTACAGTATTAACCATCCTGTCATTACTATAACGATTATTATACCTATTTACATGACTATTAAAATTAGAATTCTGAATAAAGGATTTCAACAATTCAATGAATAACATAAATTCAGCACTAATATTAGTTTCAACATTATAATCACCAGTATTAGGATCATAATCATCAACAGTCATAGACTTCTTAAATTCATAATAAATAGACTGTTCTGCTTTCTTAGTATCAGGATTCAAACCCTTATGAATTGCAATATAGGGACGAATGCTCTGAGTAATAGCTTTACCAGTACCAACAGTTACAAGACTATCACCTGCAACGCTAATACCAATATTCTTTTCTTCTTCATTTTCAATTGCAGGAAGAATATCCTTATTAATCTTATAAAGCAAAAGCATAACCTTCTCCATATTCAGAGAAGTTGCAACAAACTTATCATAATCATACAGTTGATCCTTACTCTGCTTATCAGGGGGGAGAGCAGGATTAATTCTCAAACTAAACATTTCATCCCAACCAGAAATCTGCAAAGTAGAAGGTTCAAAACCATCTCTATTCTTGAACTGATATACCTTAGTTGTAATACTCTTACGGTTATCATTTTCGTTGTTTTGTCTTGTTCCAAAATTATTTGCCATAAAAATTTGTCCTCCTAAAAATAATTGATTACATTTAAGTTCTTAATGATATTAAAAGTTATCTACATAAATATTTATTTACTAATAATCTATTTTTATGCTCATCATTATAATAAATGCTTAAAGAATTTTCACTTTCAGGATATAACTTAATAGGATATCCAATATCTTCAGCCATTTTAATAACTTTATTAAATTCATTAATAATCATAGATTTGTCTATAGGTATATACATATTATAGTTACCTTGCGGTCCACACCAATAATGTCCTTCATCACCTATTCCACCAGAACCAAAACTATAATAATCTTCACAATAACCACTTACATATTGTCGGTTACAAGTAAGTCTTTTTTCACATATTGTGCTGCAACATGCTGCAATATCATTCATTTTTATCTTCCTCTAAATTTACTAAAGTGTTAGTATTTCCATATACCCATTGATTATCTTTACTGATATATCCAATATATAAAGCACCATTATCTAATGCTTTCTTTATTTCTACATCCATAATAATTTTATTACTAATTTCTTTCATAGATTTATATATTCTAAAATTTATTATACATGCAGATATATTTATAATTGTAACAATTATTAAGAACAATCTCATCTTTTATTCCACCAATCAACAATCATTTCACTTATTGAATAAATACCTTGTATAATATATACTACAGATATAATAATTGCCAACACTATTAATGCTAAACAAATAAATTCTAACATAATTAATATCCTTCTTTTAAAATTATAGTAAGACTAGTCCATTATATTAGGACTAGTCTTATATTTATAACTTATTTAACTCATCTACAAAGTTAACAATATCAGTAGCTAATTGATCACATTTATTATTGATCAAATTATCACTATGACCTTTAACTTTAATGAATTCTACATTTTTATGGAATCTTACAAGTTTAAGTAATATAATCCATAAATCAATATTTGCAACAGGTTCTTTCTTAGAATTAATCCATTTATTCTTTTCCCATTTTTCATACCATTTCTGATTAAAACAGTTTATAATATATGCAGAATCAGAATAAACTTTAATATTAGAAGAACGTTCAATCATTCTAAGACCAGTAATTACTGCTTTAAGTTCCATTCTTTGGTTTGTTGTTGAAGGTTCATATCCAGTAATATAAATAGGTCTATTTTGTTTATTTATAATTACTGCAGCATAACCTCCTGGACCATCAGGATTTATCCGACATCCTCCATCAGTATAAACAATATAATCAGTCTCTGTGTTCATCAGTAGATCCGAAACCTCCAGTACGAGTTCCTTCAACTTTATTATTATAAACTACACCATATTGATGGAAAATACCCTGAATAAACTTATCTCCAGGCATAATAGTCAAGACATTGTCTCTAATATTACTACAATTAGTAATACTTACCATAATATGTCCTTCATTTTTAGGATTGTTATAATAATCACTATCAATGATACCAACAGTATTATCCAATTGAAGTCTATATTTAAAACCTAATCCACTTCTAGGATAAAGGTCAAGAGACCAACCAGGTTCAATAAATACTTTAATACCTGTAGGAATAATTACAGTCTGTTTCGGTGCAAGCTTAAACATACAGAAAGATTTAAAATCGTAACCTGCAGAACCTGCTGTTGCCTGTGCAGGAAGCTCGATTATTTCATAAGCTTTTCTAAGAGTTTCCTCAGATACAGTTTCTGTAATATTAGCTTCACAATCTTTTTTAAACTGTTCAAAGCTAACCTTCTCAAATTGTGCCATTTCTACCATTGTTAATATCCTCCACTAATTAAATTAAATCCACTTCCATAGTGATTAAGTATACCATACATTAAAAGAATAAATAGTATCATATAAAAACTTGCAGAAGTGAAATCTTTTTTACTATATAAATTTTTCAAATATGCTTTAAATGATAATATTGTACACCATAATACGATAGCATATCTTCCCCATTGTGGGAGATCCCAATAAAATTCTTTTATTGCTTCCAACATAATTTAACTCCTTATATATTAAGAATATTAGAAAAATATTCTTTCTTAGATGTTTTAATAGTATCTAATCCTAGAGATTCCAATACAGGATAGAATTTATTTAATACATTATAAGAAATTGTATCATAATCAATATAAGGAATTAACCACTCTGGAATCTTGTCAACATTTCTAGGAATTGCGATAACAGATAATCCTTTACTAGAAATTCTTTCATCAGGATTATTTAAAATCTTTTCATTTAAAATTGTATACATTTCCGGATTCTCTACTCTTAACTTATTAATACTTTTTTCTTCATTAAGAGTAACCTTAACAATATCCAATTTAGTAGGAAGTTCAATCTCTATATTAGGATAGAAAGTATTCCAAGCTATAACAGCTCTAACACCTTGCATCTTTAAAGGATCTGCATAAGCTTCTAATTCTTTAACAGATACAGGAATAAGATACTTCTTTTCACCATTTTTAAGTGTCTCAATGATTTCTGATTCAAATGCTTCAATATCATTAAGAATAGAAACGATATTGATATCTTTACTACTAATAATTCTCTTCTTAATAATATCAAGAAATTTAGCTTTAGTTTCTACAGTTGCCGTAGATTTCATGAAATCATGACCCTTTATATCCAGCTTCTCTGGCCAGATCTCATCACCCTCTCTAAGACGAATAGAACTAAAGTATCTTTTCTTCTTAGATGCCAATACAACACGGGACATTAAGAATTCATTCTTAATATTAATAAAGTGTCTAAAATCCTTAGGAATATTTGCATGTTTAGTATATCTTCCTAATACAGTTTGCATCATATTAGTAATAACAAATGCCATTGTATTAACTGCAATAAATCTAAGTTCTTCTCTATCACGACCATCATTTTTATAATCTGGATCAATGATATTATTAAACATAAATTCAACCCACGGATTTAAATTCAAGAAATTACTATCAGTATCAATTGTTAAAACAACTTTTCTTTTATCATTCTTTAATCTTTGAATACGATTAATAGGAGAATAATTATATAAAACAAATTCCTTATAATAAGTCCATAACTCTTCTAAATATTCTTTAGATGTTTCTGGAATTTTATTAGGATCTTTAAACTCCTTTGTATTTCTAACAATTAATACTAATAAAGAAATAATTTTATGATGCATAGAAAATTCATAAATATTATTCTTATAATAAATCTTATTTAATTGATCTTGTGTTAGTGTCATTAAATAAGAATATAATAATTCGGTATAAGATTCTTGATAATTATAGAAGGTGTCAACTAATCTATCATATACCTGATCAACTGTTACATTTATTAAAAATGTAGAATCTAATGTATATTTTTCATTAATAACATTTGTTAAAAATGTAAAACATTCATTAATATTATTGAATAATGTATTATTAGCTAGAAAAGATTCAAATGCTTGTTCTGTTGTACTAATTAATGACTGACCCGAACCGGTAACAGATGGTGCTGTATACATATTAAATAGAAATGATGCAGCATTACCAAATGTACCATAAATAGAGTTTGCTGAAATCTTTTCAGACAACTGTTTTCTATCAAATGTTTGATATTCGTAGGAAGTTTTATCCTTAATGAATTTAAGTTGTCCTTTAAACTTCTTACGAGAAGTTAAGAATTTTTGAATCATCATTGCAAGGGGATTCTTAACCTGATGTTGATTCTTAAATAAAACACCATGACCTGCACAAATTGGGTCAGTGTTATGAATCCAATTTATAGTATTCAACAGATTTGTATTAATCTGTTTATTAATATAGTTATTATCTAGAATAACTCTTGGATTCTTTATATTCTCATTGATAATATCATCTAAGAATTCATTAATTTCTTTTTTACTTATTTCTGGATATAATTGATGTAGTATTTTTCTATTGGTTTTTTTCCATTCCTTTAGAAAAATGTATTCGTCACTATTAATCAATTATGTTCACCAACCTTCATATACGTATTAACATTATAATAATATATACTTCAATTTATTTTTAGTATCTATTAATATGATTGTTTTCAGGCTTTTTAAGTTGTACTTAGTCGAGTTTGCTTAATATATTATTTTTAATATTAATCAAACATTTTTATAAAACTAATATTAAAGAAAGGACGTGTTCTTAATATGTTATTTAATAAAAATGGTAACTTAAATCAGGAAGAAGAAGTTCTGAGCACTGAAGCTGTTAATTATATTATGGAGGCTTTCGTTAAGGAAGAGTTCACTCCTGATGAAATGTCTATGTTCCTGGAGAATCAGACTGAAATTGATGACGCTATCAATAATAACATTCTGATGGAAAAGACTATTGTTCGTTTAGATAAGAAGGCTAAGCTGTCTAAGGCTAGAAAGATGGCTGTCTTTACCATTGCTAAGGAAAAGAACGATCCTAAATTCAAGAAGTTGCTGACTGTCTGGAAGATGGAACGTTTCTTGGAGGATTATCTGGACAAGAAGTATGGTAATGAAGCATCTCGTCGTGCTAAGAAAGTTGTTTCTAATTCCGCAAAGTCTTCCAGTGGCACTATGATTAAGAGAGCTGCTGAGCGTGCAAAGAACACTTTTGAAACTAAGTAATGATAATAAATCACTAGATGGAATTTAACCATCTAGTGATTTTTAATCGTCGTTTTAATTATATATTATATATTTATAAGCTAATTAACAGTCTTATAATTATATAAGGAGATGATGAAAAATGAAATTTTTAGGACCCGATGTAGATTCTTCAGATGTAATGTTGCTTGATATATTATATCATGCACCTAGAAAAGAATACGATAGGATTGATGCTATCGATATTATATATAAAACTTTATCAGATGGTGAAAAACATATAAAAACTATTAAGAATCCTACAATTGATATTTATTTCGCTAAAGAAGAATATCGAAATTATGATTATAATAAAAATTTCATGGAAATAGAAAATTGTGATGTTCATACTTGTGAATATAAAAAACTTCCTTGGTATATAGCTGAGCAAGCAGGTGAAAATTATGTAAATGAATTAAGACGTATGGTTGAAAATGGAAGATTTAGAGATATTCAAAAAATTCATACCTATCCATATGTTTTTGGTTCTGATATACCTATAGATGTATTCTATAGAACTCAGTGGTTATTAGAATATGATAATGAAAAAATGAAACCTCTTACTAAGATATTCCTTGATATTGAGGTTGATACTATTGATATAGTAGGTTTCGTCAGAGATGGTTCTTGTCCTATTAATGCAGTTACTATTGTAGATGATATAACTAATTCAGTATATACATTTTTATTAGATACTCACAATAATTCTCAAATTGATGAGTTTAAAAATGATATTGATAATTTTATTGATGAATTACATGAAATGTTTGATGAATCTTATGGAGTATTATCATACTATATTTATATGTATGATGATGAAAAAGATTTATTGAAAGATATGTTTAGATTAATTCATACTCTTAAACGAGATTTCTGTATGATATGGAACGGTATGGGTTTCGATATTCCATATATAATTGAACGGTTAAAAACTTTGAATATTGATCCTTATGATGTATTTTGTCATAAGGATTTTAAATATAAAATGTGTAAGCTTCATGAAGATAATAAAAATTTTCAGGTTGCTAATAAAGGAAGTTTCTTCAAAACATCTTCCTATACTAAATATATAGATCAGATGATTCTATATGCAGCAACTAGAAAAGGTCAAAGTGAATTAAGATCTAATTCTCTTAATAGTATTGCCCAAGCTGAATTGGGTGATGAAAAGTTAGATTATACAGATGAAGCAAATATTAAAACTTTACCATATGTTAATTATCGTAAGTTTGTTATATATAACATTAAAGACGTTCTTCTTCAATTAGGAATTGAAAGAAAAGCAAATGATATTGATAATTTGTACTTGCGTGGTTATGCAAATTGTACTGAGTATGATAAAGTTTTTAAACAGACAGTAACTTTGAAAGCTCGTGCTTATTACGAATATATTCTTCAAAATAATATTTTAGGTAATAATATTAATGTCTTTAGTATTGATACTGGTAGTGGTTTTACTGGTGCCTTAGTTGGAAATCCATTGTTAAATACAAATACGGGTATAATTCTATTTGGTAAACAGAGCATGTATGTATTCGATAATGTTATAGATATGGATTTCAGCTCAATGTACCCGCATATCATAATCTCCTTCAACATTGAACGTCATACTATGATTTGTAAAATTATTATTCCTGATGTTACTGAAGATAGATATGACCATATCTTTAATGATGAAGATATTATTGATGTAGAGTATAGTGAAGATGATTCTGAAGAAGAAAAAGAAATTGAACTTGGTTATGATTCTGGTAAAGACTTCCTTGATAATTATTTAACTAAAGATACATTATCTATGGGTACTAAATGGTTTAATTTACCTGATGTTAATGAAGTTCATAATCAGTTTAAAAAGAGATTTAATGTTAAGCCTAAGAAGAGAATTAACTTAACTAATATTATTTCTTATATTGCTGATGGTTTAAATATTAATATTACCAAGGATTAACCTCCTTGGTAATATTTTTTTAGTTTTTTTATTATTTATAAATATATATTATAGATATAGGTATAAATAATAAATTACTAAAAAGGAGATTTACATCATGCTATTACCTCACAATATACCTGTGTATAAAAAATTAAAAGAACACTTATCAAAAAATAAAGATGCAATTATCATTACTGCAACAGGTACTGGTAAAAGTTACCTTGTTGCAGAATATATTGAAGAGTATAATTTAAATGCTCTTGTTATTTGCCCAAGAAGATCGCTCTGTAAATATTGGTCAAAATTGTCTGAAAATGTATCACCTATAACATACCAATATTTCGAAAAACATATTGACGATCTTATCAATGTAAATGAAATTATAGGTTTCTTTGATATTTTCGTATTCGACGAAGCCCATCATGCCGGTGCTAAAAAATGGGGTAAAGCAATCGAAAAATTTAAAGAGGTTTGTAAAAAGCCTATTATCGGTCTTACTGCAGATCCTAAACGATATACTGATGGTGGTAGAGATGTATCTATTGAAATCTGGGATGGATCTATTGTAGAAGGGTACACTTTAAATGATTCAATTGGTAAAATTTTGCCTAATGTATCATACACATGTGCATTATATGATACAAATGGTTTAATGGAAAATATCCCTAGTGGAGTGTCTGATAAATTACTCAAACAGCTTGAATATTCTATTAAAAATACAAAGACTTGTGTTGAAATTTTACAGACAGAAATTAGTGAAAGTTTTCCTCATAAAGGAATTGTATTCGTTGATAGAATCCATACTATTAAAAATGGTATCGATATTATTAATAAAGCATTTCCTAATGAAAAAGTATGGGCAATTCATTCAAAACAATCTGAAAAAATGAATGATATGTATATTAATGAATTTAATAATTCTGAATCTGGATTTATTGTTGCAGTTGATATGCTGAATGAGGGTATTCATATTAGTACTGTTGATATTGTCATTATGTTAAGAAAAACTTCTTCTCCCACAATATTCTTCCAACAAATTGGTAGAGGAATGTCTGTAAATGGTAAATATCTTCATATCTTTGACTTTGTGTCTAATCATAATTCCTTAAAAATTACATCTAGTAAATCTTCGAAGCCAATTAAATTATTTGATACAGAGACGATATATAAACGATCGGAACAATCTATCATTCATGATTATAGTAAAGATATTGTTGATGTATTGAATGATATTAAAAAATCATTATTTAATTTTTGGACTGAAGAGGAAGATAAAATTATTCGTAAATATTATCCTATTGAAGGATCTAAAGTTGCAGAAAGATTACCCGGTAGAACTAAAGATACATGTATATATAGGGCAAAAACATTAAAAATCAATAGTGATAAATTTTGGACTAAAGAAGAGGATGAAATTCTTAAGAAGTATTATCCTATTGAAGGTATGGATGTTGTAAAAAGATTACCTGGCAGAACACGAAATGGATGTAAAGCTAGAGCAAGACTTTTTAATGTATTAGTGTTACATCATTGGACACCTGAAGAGGATGAAATTCTTAAGAAGTATTATCCTACTGAGGGTGGTGATGTATATAAAAGATTACCAGGTAGAACTTCTAGTGCATGTGTTAGTAGAGCATCTAATTTTATTATTCAAATGAGACCATACTGGACTGAAGAGGAAGATAAAATTATTCGTGAATATTATCCTACTGAAGGATCTAAAGTTGCAGAAAGATTACCCGGTAGAACTTCTAGTGCATGTAAAAATAGGGCAAAAATATTAAAGGTATTAACTAATGTAAATCATTGGACACCTGAAGAGGATGAAATTCTTAAGAAGTATTATCCCACTGAGGGAAGTAAGGTTGCAGAAAGATTACCTAATAAAACTCCTTCTGCATGTAAAGCTAGAGCAAATAAGCTCAAAATTAAACGCATTTAGGAATAGATGGTTGGGTGGGGTGATCTCCACCCAACCTATAATTAATATGTTATCTTATAAAAAAGGAGACTTACACCATGTTATTAGAACATAATAAACCTGTATATAAAAGGTTAAAAGAAACATTAACAAATATCAAAGATACTGTTATTGTCACTGCAACTGGAACAGGTAAAAGTTATTTAATGGACGAATATATCGATGAATTTGATATGAAGGCATTAATTATTTGTCCTACAATTGGTATGGGTGAAGATTGGTATAAATTATCTGATAGGGTAAGTTGTATTACATACCACCGATTTCATAAACATGTTGATGAGTATATTAAAAATGTTAATGAATATGATATTTATATTTTTGATGAGGCTCATCGTACAGGAGCTAAAGAATGGGGTAAATCTATAAATAAATTTAAAGATAAATGTAATAAACCTATTGTTGGTTTAACTGCAACTCCTATTCGGTATACTGATAATTGTAGAGATATTACTATTGAGATGTTCGACGGGTCGGTTGTACATGGTTACTCCATTAAAGAAGCTTTGGATGAAGGAATTCTTCCCAATATCAATTATATTTGTGCATTGTATGATACTACTGGAATTAAAGAAAAAATTCCTAAAGATGTATCAAAAGAATTAATTGGTAGACTTGATCTGTGTATTCAAAATACTAAAAGATGTGTTGAAATTCTTAGATCTGAACTATCTAGTGGTAAAAATAAAGGGATTGTTTTTGTTGATAAAATTGAAAGTATTAATGACGGTATCAATATCATTAAAAAAGCTTTCCCGAATGAAAAAGTATGGTCTATTCATTCTAAACAAAGTAATCAACTCAATTCTCAGTGTATTGATGAATTTAATAGATCCAGTCATGGATATATTGTATCTGTTAATATTCTCAATGAAGGTAAACATGTGGATGGAATAGATACTATTATCATGTTAAGAAAAACATCTTCTCCGACAATATTTATTCAGCAATTAGGTAGAGGGCTTTCTGTTAAAGGAAAGAATATAAATGTATTTGATTTTGTATCGAATCATTTATCTATTCGTGTTATGAATCAACGCCAAAATATAATCCGTACATTAGCATCCCCTTCAGCTAGAGTAAGTAAAAAATCTAGTCAGTTAATTATTACTGATTATACTGGTGAATTCTATGCAATTCTTGAGACAATCGAAAATTTAAATAGTAGAACATACTGGACACCTGAAGAGGATGAAATTCTTAAGAAATATTATTACGTTGAAGGTGAGGATGTTGTAAAAAGATTACCTGGTAGAAATATGAATTCATGTACACACAGAGCTCATAGACTCGGAATATTAAATTCTGCTAGATTCTGGACACCTGAAGAGGATGAAATTCTTAAGAAGTATTATCCCACTGAGGGAAGTAAGGTTGCAGAAAGATTACCTAATAAATCCAATACAGCATGTTATGCTCGTGCAAAAGTACTAAGTGTAAAATTCATTAATACGACTTGGACACCTGAAGAGGATGAAATTCTTAAGAAGTATTATCCCACTGAGGGAAGTAAGGTTGCAGAAAGATTATCTGGTAGAACTGTATCAGTATGTAGAAATAGGGCTAAAAGTATTGGTGTAACTAAACTTGGTTGGACACCTAAAGAGGATGAAATTCTTAAGAAGTATTATCCTATTGAAAGTTTAAGTAAGGTTGCAAAAAGATTGCCTAGTAAAACTAAAGATGCATGCTCACATAGAGCTGAGAAATTAAATTTAATTAAAGTAAATAATCTTAAAATTAAATGGTCTGAAGAAGAGGATGAAATTCTTAAGAAGTATTATCCTATTGAAGGTGAAGATGTTGCAGAAAGATTACCTGGTAGAACTAAAAGTGCTTGTAAATATAGAGCAAATGAGTTGAAATTGAAACATATTAATCTAAATGCATGGTCTGAAGAAGAGGATGAAATTCTTAAGAAGTATTATCCTATTGAAGGTGAAGATGTTGCAGAAAGATTACCTGGTAGAACTAAAAGTGCTTGCAAAAACAGATCTAATATATTAAATATCAATAAGCCTAGAAAGATATTATGGTCTGAAGAAGAGGATGAAATTCTTAAGAAGTATTATCCTATTGAAGGTGTACTTGGAGTTATAAAAAGATTGCCTAATAAATCTCGTAATGCATGTGAGTGTAGAATAGATGAATTATGTCTTATAAAATCTAAATCTATTTGGACTAAAGAGGAAGAAGATATTTTGAGAGAATATTATCCTATTGAAGGTGAAGATGTTGCAAAAAGATTACCTGGTAGAACTATGAGAGCATGTGTCATAAGAGCTAGAGCAATAGGTGTATTTATGTTATCCAAAGCTTGGACACCTGAAGAGGATGAAATTCTTAAGAAGTATTATCCTATTGAAGGATTTAAAGTTGTGAAGAGATTGCCTGGTAGAACTAAAAGTGCTTGTGTAAATAGAGCTAAACTCTTTAATTTACACAGTTCTAGAAATTGGACACCTGAAGAGGATGAAATTCTTAAGAAGTATTATCCTATTGAAGGTGAAGATGTTGCAGAAAGATTACCTGGTAGAACTAAAAGTGCTTGTGTGTCTAGGGCTAGGAAATTGGGATTATACTACAACTAACAAAAAAGAAAGACTCTTAATGAGTCTTTCTTTTTTTTGTATTAATTTTAAATATATATTATAACTATATGATAAAAACTTAAAAGGAGTAATTTATTATGATATACGAATTCAAAAAAGGTGAATTAAATAAATTAAATAATCTTAATCAAGATTTAAAAACTATATTTAATAATTATATTATTCTTGATAATGGATTTATTTATGGGGATTCTATTCTTCGTAAAGGAACCCATATGGTTCATACTCAATTTAAAATGTTCTTTGAATATCCAGATAGTTATGTTATTAGAATTAATAGTAAAGATTTATTTGAAACTATTAAGAATAATAAAAAGATTATAACTTGTATTAGAATAATCGATAATATTATATATCTTGGTGGAGAAGAATCTTTATTTAAAATTGGCGATATGATTAGTTTTAGATGGAGTCAATTATCAAATGAATTAATGGAATATATGTCATTAATAAACTTGATGGTAGAAGATAATAAATCTAATAGTACGTTTACTATTCTTTCTACGGAAGACACTATCGATTTAGTTAATAATGAATATAAAAATATTCGTAAAAATAAGTATAAAACAAGAATAACTAAAGAAGTTATTCCTGGATTAAAGAAATCTCATGAAGTAGTATTGGATTTCTTTGATCATACTAAGGATAAATCCTTATTCTATTTAGGAATTAAGGTAAGAAGAGCATATTGTACAAGTTATCATATCTATACTTGTTTACATATGTAAGAATAAAGAGTCATAGATTAATTTCTATGACTCTTTCTTTTTTTGTATATTAATAGTCCAAAAACAATTAATTAATGATTGTATATTGGAATGTATACAGACCTCATAGAAAGGTTGTGAAATAAATATTATGGCTGAAAATAAAAAAGAAAATAATAGAAGTAATGAAAAAGTTAAAAAAGAATTATTAGATTTAAATAATACATTTAATGATGCATTGATTGATATTGCAACTAGTATTACAGGTACTGGTCCAGCTAATAATACTGAATTAAAAGTTTTACAGCGTGAAGTTGATAAAATTATTAATGCTGAATTAACTAATACGAAAAGTATTACTTCAGATGATATGTCAACCTTCATGGTTAAATTATTTAATGATTTTGATAATAAAACTAAAACCAATGATAAATCATTAAATGATATATTTGAAAATGATGGAGCGGGATTGTTCCAATTCTTCCAACAGAGATATCAGAATAAAAATCTTTTATATGAAGATTTGGAAATGATTACTTCTCAATTGTTTGAACTTGAAGAAGCGGTTATGACCACTCGTGATGCTATTATTACATCTGATGATATTTCTACTACAGTTTCAAGAACACTTAATTTCAAAAATTCTATTGGTGATGAGAACATAAGTAATTATATTAAAACTGTAGAAGAATTGGAAAGAAAATTTAAATTATTAATTAAACTTAAGAATATGGTTGTTCCTAATACATTAAAATACGGTAATTATTATGTATATTGCTGTCCATATTCTAAATTATTCCAAGAGCAATATGATAAGAAAATTAAAGATCCTTTTAAAAAGACTGTTATTAGTGAAAGTATTGATGAATCTTTCTTGGAAAACTTAACAAAGGATTTATCTAATATTGATGCTAAAATTGGTATTGATATTAAGAAAAATAATGTTATTGAAATTGCTAAGGAATATACTGATAATATTGAAGTATATAATGATGTATGTTCTATTCCGTTATTAGAAGGTGTTGATATTTCTGAATTAGTAGATAATGAAAAATTTACTAAGAAGAAAAAAGATATTGTGAAAAAACAAGAATCTGAAAATGATAAACATCTTTCTGTTGATGGTACAGTTGATACATCCAAAAAAGGTGATAAGTTTGATAATATTACTGAATGTTATTTAAAATATATTGAACCTAAAAAGATGATCCCTGTAAAGATTCTTGACACTGTGATTGGATACTACTATATTCATGCAACTGATTTCCAAGTTAATAAATCTCCATTCTCTACAACTATTAAAGTTACTAATGCAACATCTGGACAAAATTATCAGAATACTGAAGATGTTGAAACTATGTTCTTAGGAAAGATTACAGATAAAATTGTTAAATCTTTTGATAAGAAATTCTTAGAGAATAATATTCAGTTTAAAGATATGATTTTTAATGCTTTATTATATAATAATTTATATAAAAAGCAAATTAAATTCCAGTTTATTCCTGCTGATTATGTGGTTGAATTTAAAGTTAATGAGGATGCTGATGGAAATGGTCAGTCTGTATTAACTAAAGCATTATTCTATGCTAAATTATATTTAGCATTGTTAATTTTCAAAATGGTATCTATTGTTAGTAAGTCTAATGACCAAAGAGTATATTATGTTAAAAACTCTGGTATGGATACTAATATTACAAATAAAATTCAAGAAGTTGCAAGATCTGTCAAAGGTAGACAGATTAACTTCATGGATTTATTAAACTACAATTCTATAATCTCGAAAATCGGCGCATACAAGGAAATCTTTATCCCCGTTGGACGAAGTGGTGAACGAGGAATAGAGTTTGATATTTTACAAGGTCAAGATGTACCATTAAATACTGATTTAATGGAAATGTTAAGAACTAACATGGTTAACGGCACTGGTGTCCCTTCAGTAATTATGAACTATATTAATGAAGCAGATTATGCCAGAACCTTAACTATGGCAAATTCTAAGTTCGTTGGTCGTGTTATTTCTTATCAGATGGATTTAAATGATCCTACTACTGAATTATATAAGAAGATTATTAAATTCTCTAACACGTCTATTCCCGAAGAATTAATTGAGAGTTTTGAATTTATCTTCAATCCTCCTAAGACCCTTAATACTACTAATATCTCTGATATTTTAAATAATACTGATCAGGTCGTATCTTATATTATTAAGATTATGACTGGTGAGAATGCCGATCAGACACAAGATTCTAACAGAATTAAAGATAAGGTATATAAGAATCTTGCTAAGAAGTATCTCCCGATGATTGATTGGGATGATGCTGATGAAGCAATTAAAAATGCTAAAGTTGAAATTGCAAAAGAAGATGCAGAAGCTAAAGCTAAACCTTCAGATAATAATCAAGAATATTAATAACTATAATCCCTATACAGTTAATTCTGTATAGGGATATTTAATATATTATTCAAATATATATTATTACTATGAATAATACATTTATTTAATAATAAATAAAGGAGATAATGAAAACATGTTAGATTATAATAGTGAAATTGTTGAGCAAGGGTTATTAACTTTAGTAAATAGTATCATTGATGGTTTTGATATTGGTCTTGAAGAGGATGAATATTATAAAGTAAGTTTTAATATTTGGGAAAACCATAAATTACAGAACTTTTTAGATACATTTAAGTTTGAAGTTATCGGTAATGCGCATAAATTCCCTAATATTTTACCACAAAAGAACGCATTTTATGATTCAGACATTTATTTATCTTATGAAAAAACTGATGTTATTGCTATATCTGAGAAATATAATGCTATTGCTATCTATTCAGTACAAAAATATTATGTAAAAATTTTAATGTTAATTGATAAAGAAAACTATAGTAAGTTTAATAAAAAAGTTGTACCATTATTAGAATCTAATAAATCTTCTGGAATTTTCAATAGTGTTAATTTTAAATGTAAGAAAAAAGAATATATTGAAGTTTCCAGTCCTATGAACGATGAAGATAAAATTGTTTCTATTCAGAAGAAAAAACTTCCTAAAGAAAACTTAGTATATGATACTGAAAGCGAGTTATTTAATGTTATGAATGACATTAAGTTATTCTTTAAAAAAGATACTAAGGAATTATATAAGAAAATGAATATCTTATATAAAAGAGGAGTTATCATTCATGGTGAACCTGGTAATGGTAAAACTGCTATGATTAGAGAAATTATTAGACAATTGTCTAATGTAACAACTATTATTATCAATCCTAATACTCCTAGAGTAACTTTTGTATTATCTGAATTAATTAATGCTTTAAAAGAAAAACCTACTATTATTGTTATTGAAGACATTGATAGTGTAATTTTAAATAATAACCGTTCGGAATTTCTCAATATCCTAGATGGTATTAATATGAAATCTGGAATTTATTTCATTGGTACTAGTAACTATCCAGAAAGAATCGATCCTGCTTTTGTTAATAGATCAGGTAGATTTGATAGAATGTATAAGATTCCTAATCCGAATGAAAATATTAGAAGAGCATTCTTTAGATCTTGTAAGATTGGTGATATTTTAACAGGATATAAAATTCATAAGGATAATAGTGATAATACTGAATTAAATATTGTAGATTTATTTGTTAAATATAGTGATGATTTATCAATGGCTAATTTAAAGGAATTAATGATATCTACACAATATATGTTAATTAGTGATAATACTAAATCTATTGAAGAAGCATTAGAAACTAATTATAATACATTGAAAAATGTTAAAAGTGAACATGATAGTTCTCATAATGAATATGAAGAAAATTATCATAGATATAGACCTAATAAGGTATTTAGATATTAAAAAATCCCCATACAGGATTTCCTGTATGGGGATATAATTATTTTTTTTGTATTATACACCAGCGGGAGGAGTTAAGCCCTTATTATGACCCTTATCCTTAGGCCAGTTATAAATCCAGTTCTTAGTCATATTATCAACCTGATTAGTAGTATACTGACTCTCGAAGTCAAGATAATCACGCATAACCTGGAACTTATCAATCAGAGCCTTAGCAATAGTATTAATCTGAGGAGACTGATACTTAACACAGCTAAACTCACACTGCATAGTAACAATAGGATGCTGACCAGAATCATAATTGAAGTGGTCCTGCTGTACAGATTTAGGCATCATATTGGATAATAATGCTGCATACTCAATACCATCGGAACGACCCGTAGGATCAGTAACAACATAAATTGCTTCAGCAACATGGTTCGCCTGAGAATATCTAACAGTATTATCAATATCCATGACACCATGGTAATGACCTAAGCCAGTATACGGATCAGAGATACCACTAATCCACATATCTAAATATTCTCTAACAGGAGAACCTGCAAATTCATACAGAGAAATAGTAACGTTCTGAGTGCTATCAGTAGCAGTAGTTGCAACATCGAAAGAACGACCTGCATAACCACCAGTAATCTGATCCATATTAAGCTCAGTGTTACCAATACCCTGAATACTAGTAAAGCCATACTCTAACAGATGACGGAAATTTTTCGTCTCACTAGGTAAAAGCTTTTCCATAAATACAGGCATTTTAATAAAGAAAATTCGAGCATAACCAGTCTTAAGAGGGTCATACTGTGCTAATGCCTGCTGAGTAGCATTTAAGCCACCTAAGAATAAAGAATAATTTGTAATATCATTCTTACTATACTTTTTAATACCAGACTGTAAAGTATTAATTACTTCTGCCATATTATACTAACTCCTTTCTTAAAGAATTAGGTACGTTTATTGATATCGATTTCAATAATACCACGCTTAGAAATACCTCTGAAGACAACAGCTAAATAACAATGTAAAATAGATCTCTGTGCTTCGAAGGCATTCATATCAAAGTAAACTTCATAGCTGCTGACCTTGCTACCTCTGAAATCAGCAAACATACGAGTTGCATCTTCAGTGAAACGTAAACGGTCTTCAGCTTCAGAGAAGTTAAAGAGATTTGCACTAACAAACTCTTCGAGCATTCTCTTCATCTCTAACATAACTGCAACATTATTTTCTTCGGAAAGATCAGATAATGCAAGCTGGGAAGTGCTCTGAGTACCACGCACAAAATTATCTTCAGCAATACACTCGAAGAAATTACAATGATTAGTATACAGAACTTCCTTAACAGCAAGATTATCAGCATCAATTGCAGGTTTCAGAGAATTACGAACATGATTGGTGATCTGAGTATAACGTTCACCAACAAAAGGAATATGATTACCAGCAGTACGATAGTGAGTAGGTAAGTTCTCAGCTAAGAAATAAGTCATAGTAACAGGAATTACACGACCAGTGAAAGGATCACGAATCTTATAATGCTGACATTCCTTACTAATAACACAATCTGCAATAGACTTAATAGTTTCTCTGGTAACCCAATTAGAAGCAGCAGAAACAGTAGTTAAAATACCAGCATCAATAACACAACGAGCATCATAACGATGTAATGCTAATTCAGCCAGCTTTAACTTAACTTCTTCAGAATAGTTAGCATCGAGAATCAATTCACAAGGAACACTTCTCTTACTACGAATACCAATATCGAAGTCACCATTAAATGCCTTAATATAGGCTTCATCAATAGACTGTTGACGAGTAGGACCAACATTGCCTTCAGAATCTACCACAGGAGTATAGTTAGAAGCAAAGGTAGAATCATCACCATTACCTAAAGCAACACCGATAGTAGAATCTAATGCAGCAAAATCAATTGCTTCAGAGTCAATAACATAACCGACCATGTCAGCACCAGTCTTAGTCTTACCTAAGAACATATCGCAGATAGAGAAATCTGCAACAGTCTGCTGCATTTCAGTAGTAACAAACTCTTTATAAGTTGCATACAGATTATCGAAACCTTCAGTGTTAGTAACGAAGTCAATCTTCTTACTACCATTGGTAGGATCAGCAATGACATCATCAAACAGTAAAGATCTCATATCAACAATAGCATCATAGTTAAAACCACCACGATGCTGTTCTTTCAGAACAATATTACCAGAGCTACTATCTAAAACTTCAAAGATATAGTTAGTAAATTCATTATCCTGATTCATTAAATTGTCAGAGACAATACGGATACGATATGCATTACCATACTGACCACGACCCTTAGAAATAACAGAGAACAGAGGGAAGACATTATATTGCTCACCACGAACAGTTACTTCCTCAGGAGGATAGCTTGCATGTTCCTGCATCTTTAACATCATAGTCTCTTTGTTAGTGATATTAGAAACAGGGGTAGCAACAAACTTAACCTTAAAGTTTCTAAGACCAGTTTCAGGATTCTCAGCAACCTGCGTATATGCAGAAATAATAACATTTGCATAAGTTGCAGTCTGAGGCATAACTCTCATACAATAGCACTTTGCATTACCAGAACTAAGAGCAGCATAAGGCATATAGCAGGGCTGACCATAGAGATTAAAGTTAGGAGTACCATACTCTTCCAGATAATCACTAATACTGGTAACGGCCTTGATTACACCATCTTCACCCTTAGCAGATGCAAATACAGTTAATAATCTGACACCATTTTCACTCTGAGTAGTCTCATTGGAAGTAAAAACGGAATTGTCATTAATATATGTTTTAACATGCGGAGTTAAATATTCAGGTACGATCTGACCAGATCTAGGCATAATTAATAACCTCCTTTTTATTATTTTATAATATTGTTTTAAAGCTAGATAACGATTATTTTACATTTTAATTACTTTTTCAATAGGTGATTCGACCTGTTTTTTATTGTATTTATTCATATTTAAGGAAGCAGTCATCATTGTATCAAAGTCTTCAAATGTAAGAGCTGCAAATGTCGAATTTCTAGAACAAATTTCTCTAATATTAGAAGCTCTATAATATGTCTTAGATGCTGTAGGATTAGCATTAATATATTTAGAAAACTTCTCATTAGGATTTGTTGGGTTACGATAAATTTCAGCCAATATTAACTCTAATATAGATGACGGGACTCCTAAATTAACACCATTTAAATCAAGGTTTTTCTCCCATATTGATAATAATTTATCATATGGAATATTTGTGAGTTTACCACCGAAAACTAATTTAACAAATAATTCAGCAGATGTAGAATCCTTTTGTACAACATTTGCCATGATCATATCATTATTATAATACTTAAGAACTCGATAAGAATCAGGTTCACTATTCTTATCGTTAAATAAATTAACTTTAGTTCTATACATATCATTGAAATGTAAAATAATAGTAGTCGGAAGATTCATCATAGACTTTACTAATATTTTATCATTTTTATCTTTAACAATACAATTCAAAAGACCAAATGTTTTAATAACAGTACCTTCAATTTCTGCCATACCTGTGGAAAAATAATTTTCGGGGATATAAATTTCCATATAATAACCAGTAAAGATAATACTTTCACCATTATCTTTTAAAAAGGTTTTTAACATATATTCTCCCCCTTAAAATTTAAAAAAATAATAAGGATAAGAAGGAAAATAACTCCTTCTTATCCTTTTGTTTTAGTCTTATCCTATAATTTTAATAACATCAATAATATTATTAATAAATCTATTTTTATCCTCTTCTTTATCAAATTTATTATAGAAGAGGTTCTTTAAGTTAATAGTAAATTGAGTGAGGAATAATCCATCTGCTTTGGTATATGACTTATTATGCCAAGAAGAAATATAATGAATTACTGCAAAGACAAAGATATTATCTCTTTCTTGATAATCTTTATCGAGGAATCTTTTTTCAAGGAAATTAAACTTAGTAAGATCGGTCTTAATATCAAGACTCTTAATAACCTTAAGATAACGTCTATATATATAAGTTGCCTTTTTATCATCCTTATGATCCCAAAGAATATTAGCACCCTTATAACTCTTACAATAATCTTTCAGATTATCAAGGTTTATACCATTATCGAAAGAAGTAATTAACTTAGTAAATAACTCTTTCTGTTCATCAGTCTCAGCCTTCTCTAATCTTTCAGTAAGATTAAATCTAATTAAATTAGATACATTACCAAAGGTATTAACCAACTTATCAAATTCTTCCTGAGATTCAGCAATTTCAGCATTCAGTTTAGCAATTTCCTCGTCAAACTTCTTGAAAGATTCAAGAGTTTGTTTTCTCATAATAAGGAATTCACGCTTAAACTGATTTAATTCTCTAATAGTCTTAAATGAAACAGCAAATTCAGTAACATTACCTTCTTCATCAGTCAATAATGTATCAATTTCTTCATCTGTCATATTGTCAATGTCTTCTTCAGATACATTTTCAATATTTTTATCAATGAAATCAAAATCACCAAGTTCATTAAATAATTCATTTTGTTTCTTATTTACAGATTCTACGATAGAATTAATATCATTAATTCTAGACTTTAAATTTAACAACTTAAATGCATCTACATTTTCATCATTAATGAAATCATTATCAGTAGTATCTTTAACTTCTACAACGTTTTCTTCATCCATCGCAGATAACTGCATAACTTCCGCAGTTTCTACAGTTTCATTATTACGTTCAGTATCCATATTTCATTATCCTCCAATAATATTATTTTTCAATTTTCTTCATAATCTTTAATCTAATATCAGTATGAAGCTCATCTAATATATAATCATGCGAATCAACACATAAATTAATATATGAAGGCACAAAATCACCAATTAATCTACTAGAAGAAATTAATCCTTTAATTACACAGGCATCATAATTTTCTTGATTTGCACTAAGATTAATAAAATCGATAGGATCAATATCCAAATCAATAATATATTTAATAATAGAAGATAGATTCGTGATGATACATAAATCCTCAGGATTTTTAATCTGTTTCTTATATGCTAAGGTAGAAACATCTTTCTTCTGATTAAGTGAATCACTAAAATGTTCACAAATAACTCTCTTATTATTGAAAATATATTTTGTAAAAAATCTAGTAATATTTTTATGATATCTAAGAATAAAATATTTATAAATAGATTCTCCGATATCTACAGCATTTGAATAAGAAGAAATACTTTCAATATCTAAACCTAATTCAAATTTATTATTAATATTATCCATAATAAAAGTAAAGAACTCAATAAGCTTTTCGTTTAATTCGGCAATAAGTTCTTCATTATCTTTAAACTCTTCTCTATATACTTCACATTTATCTAAAATCACATCAATATAATTCGTAGAAGAATTAACAGGATCATTAATTTGTTCAATAATACTTTCTTTAATTAAATCAAAAGGAAGTTCTGCTAATAATGATTCCATTTCAGTTGATGTGGCTAATTCATATTCGTCTTTATCATAAAAAAGTGACATATATTTTAAAACCGCCCTTTCCATGCTTATATTTTAATTACCAAAATGTTACATAATAAATTAAAATCTATATTAGTATATTATAATATTATAAGTATATATTATTAATATAGCAAATATATAAATATAATTTTTAATATAGGGGAGAAATTATTATGGAACAAACTGTAATGACTAAAAGAATGTACGCAAATTCCATTGTTGATGGTTTTTGTAAAATGATGAACTTAGACCGAGCTACAGTGACAACTGAAGATTGGGGATACTATATGAAATATAGCAGTAAGTTGTCAGTATGTTTGGAATATTTGAATCTCTTGTCTGATAGAGATTTGGCATATGCTAAATGTAGGGGAGGTATCTATGATATCGATCCTGAAACTTTTAAAGTCATCAGTGTTAGAGAATATATGGCAACTTTGCCTGATGATGAAATTCCTGAAAAGGAAACTCGCAGACTGTTTGCAATTGGAGCAACCCTGAATTCTATACTTAGAATTTTTAGGGAATATAGGATCAGTGGATATAAATTCAATATCAATATTAAAGTTAGTATTGACCATGTGAATAAAACTGTGTCCATTACTGATAGGGAGGAATGATATTAATGGGTATTGAAAGATTCCTGACTGAGAATTTATCTAATGCAGCATATGATAAATTTATTCAGTCAAAAAATAAAATTTTTGATTATACATGGTTTAATTCTGATTATAGTGTTAAACAAAAATCAGGCAAATGTATAGTAACATCTCGTCGATACAGTATTGTATATGACTGTGATATTATCAGTATTAAAGATATTGAAACTGAGGAAAGTATCACAGATGACATTTTCCATTTAAGTCTAAAAGAGACTGAATAAATAATAAAGTGGTTAATGGAATTTTTCCCATTAACCACTTTATTTTTTAACTATTCAAATCATCAAATAAATCTAAAGAAAAACCATAATCTTCATGACCAGTTTCATCCATACTTCTATATGTATTCATGAATCCTACACGATTATTAAATTCTTCAGATTCTCTTTGTGCTTTTTGCATTTCATTATATAATTTCATTGAATATGGATCTAATTTAGGTTCATACTTTTTTTTGTTTCCATCAGCATAACTAATCTCATTATGTAAATCTGCTCTGCTCAATAATCCACGTTTTTCTTGAATCATTGATCGCATATCAATTTCCATATTAAAATTATTATCATTCTGTGTATTAATTCCTAAAAATTCTCTATCATTATCAGATAAAGCATTAACAATTTCACCATAATCCATTCCTTTATTTCTTTCTTCCTCTTCAGGAAGAACACCTCTAGTAAATCCATAACGTGCTAAATTATTACCATAGTAATAAAGATATAAACACATTAAGAAGGACATAATAGAGTCATCATGTGCTCCTGAGATTGCCTGAATCTTCGAACGTATACGAACTAATTTCATTAAATCATCAATTACATTAGCACCAACGAATGATTCCTTATGCTCTTTTACATAATCATCAAGAAGTGAGAACATAACATCACGAGATTTACCTCCCGTCCAGATGCCATATAGTTTGCGTCTAGCAGCTTCTTGTCTAATAAAACCTTGACCATCTAATTTATCATCAACATTATTAATTAATTCTTTATTATTATCATAATATAGATTACCTCTAATTTCACTATCTCTTAAATGGTCAAGAACAGCTTCACCGTTAGCATTTCTTTCGATAGCAAGTATAGATCTAGGTAAATATTTCATTACTAAGATATATAAGAATTTAATTAAGTCTTTAACACCAATATGTGGAGATTTAAATTCTGCAACAGTTTTTAATGTATAAGGATCCCAAACAGTAACAGCAGAGTTATCCAATCCATAACCATTTGAAACATCAACACCAACAAAATATATTCTTTTTTTATCTAATGGTTCATATACATCTAATTTAAAAATTCTATTAATATAAATTTCTTCTTTAATAGTACCTTTTCTATCCTGAATAGCATCAAGATCTTCAGGATCATAAGGGGACTGAGAGCTACCGTGCATCAAATATATTCATATAGAAGTATTAATTCTATATAGTTCATTTAAGAACTTCTATATATTTCTATATAGTTTAGACTATATCTTCATCCTTTAATAAGGAGTTTCCTATTAATATTTATTTAAATACTATAGTCGTTGAACCTTCTAAAAAATAATTTTCCGTAAACTCACCAATTATAAATATATATTATTTATATGACATAGATATAGAAATATACTTTATGTCATTATACTTATTTGTGATCAAATATACAGATCACAAAATTAACTCTACCAAAGTTGTTGAAATCCTATCATCTAAGGAATAGACAAGCTAACCTTATTAAGGTAGTTAGTGCATCCCATTGAGGAGTAGATCTGAAATCCTGAGATCGAAACGGTAGAGCATCCTAACAGAAATCTGAAGGATGAAACTGCACAAATCCTACTAGTAATAGTAGTTCAGGGTGAGTCCTGGAATAAGGAATGGTGAACAGGCACCATTTCTTTTTTTTATTTTTTTAGCTTGGCTGCTGATTATCTATTCATATAGACTTTCCAGCAATTAAGGAAATTCATATATCATATTACTATGATATGACGCTTATTTATTTTACGTCTTAAGAATATCTCTCGTTGAATTTTTAATTTATCACCATTAAGATATGCACATACTTTATTAAACCATGCTTCATCTTTACCTAACTGCTGATACTGAAATTCAATATAAACAATTCGGTTAATAGAGTTGGTTTCAATATAATCATATACATCTTCAATAGGTTTATCATAAAATGTTTCAGAGAATTTACAAGTATTTTCAATAATCTCTAATGCATCCATACCTGCCTGGGAGTCGAGATCTCCAGGAGTACTTGTTAGTATCCGACAATGAATAGAATTGTTCCTTTTTGCATTTTCAGATGCCGTTGAATATGCAGGCTTTTTTATATTTCTATAAAAAATAGACTATATCTTCATCTTATATACTATCACCATATATAAAATGCTCTCCATTTCCATTCTTTTTCTTTTTTTATGAAAAGGAATGTACTCTACTCAGTTACTCTCATAAGTATTTCTCTTATGATACCTTTTCGATAGTCGTTGAACTGTATTTTAAAAATTATAATGAGCAGATATATTTTTTCTAAGTCTACGTTTTTTGACATGTCTCAAAAAATAATATAATTTTAAATTATCACCACATTTACTGTATCCAAGAACTTCCATAACATCTGGAACATCAAATCCGTCAGCAAATAATTTACAAACTTGATGTGTTAGCTCATCAGAATAAACACAAAAACCATTAGATTCACCATATAAATGATTTATATGTGGTTTCGCAGATCCATGTCTATACGAATGTTTATTATTTTCAGATTGTGTTGTCCATTCTAAATTTTTATAATAATTATGGTCACGAATTGTATCAAGATGATTTACAAAAATTTTATCGGTAGTTTCATCATACCCATCACAAAAATTAAAAGCAACTAAACGATGTAAATAAATATACATTGTTGTGCCATCTTCGGCTTTAAAAGTACCTCTAATATATCCATCTTGATCTCTGGAATTAATACGTTTAAGTTTACCAGTTTTTTTATTTCTGACATTTCCATAATTACTTATTTCATAATTATTTTTCAATCCTGGATATCGTGCATCGACAAACCTTTCAGGTTCATCATCAATAATTATATACATAACACATCATCCTATTCTACAATAATTTTAATAATAAATATCTGTTCATAATTGAATAATTTTTAAAATATTAGCTGCGGATTGTCCAATCTTATAACCTTTTTACTATACCTTTGGAATTACCCATCGCCACTAATATATCACTATATTAGTTTAGTAGTTATAAACTTAAGGAGTTTCCCGCAATTAAGAGAGTTATCACAATATAACAATTGTGAAGGCCCGTTTGACCCGATGCTGCCATAATAGTTTTAATATATGATATGAATTCGAATTCATCATAGTATTGAATAACTTGTGAAGAACCACGACCAATTCTTTCAGCAGATTCAATACCACGAGCTGAAGGTTTAGTAACAATACTATTACCATTAGAAGCGTTCTTTAATGTCTTAGTATTGTCAACACCTTTAATTTCTTTACCATCATCATCAAAAGCAATCTTGAATTGTAAGTATGCTGGCAATAATGCTCTTTGGTCTTTTACTTTAGTTAAGTTAGCAATTGCACGTTCTGCAGTAATATTTAAGAACATCATTTCTGCATTAGTAGAACCGAATAAGAATGCCCAGTTTATATTGGCAACAGTAGATTCTGTTTTACCAATCTGACGAGGAATAACTAAGTAATTATCAATACCATTAATAAAACACCAAGTAGCTGCTAAGTTTGCTCTATTTAAAAGATAAGGAACACCTTTAGGGTTGCCTTGGTCAGGAATTCTAGCAACTTCTCGTAAAAAGTACCAAGGATTGATAATACACTCATTAATAATACGAACGATTTGATCATCACTTAAAAATGGAGAATGTGGATCTACTCCTCTTAAAGAAGGATCATACAACTTTAAGAAGAACATGTTATTCTTAATTCCTAATTTCTTTAAGTCTACGGCAGTTTGTACAAATGAGATATTTGTAGTATTAACATCGTAGATAAAATTTCTTGACATTATTCTCCTCCTTTATAATATTTATCGATTACAAAAATGTTAAAATTATACTCTGTAACAAAATAATAATGAATAAAAATATATATTATCTATATAGATATACATAATAATTTTTGCTAATTATGGAGGATTACTATGTTATATAGGTATGAATTTGAATCTGGATGTGAATATCCACATACTGGAATTATACTTGGATTAGATGATATATTTGATAAATTTAATAATAATTTATTAAACACTATAGTATTTTTTGAAAATAATCTTAAAGCTCCTATTATATATACTGACATTAATGAAAGAGTTACATTTTATTTTACAGAAAAAGGTAATGAAAAATTTAATAACTGTATAAAAACAATTAAAGAAGAAGCTTTAAAACTTGGTATAAATATTATTAGATTAGAATTAGATAAAGATATAGTTAATAAAATCTATTATGAAGATGAATATCAAGTTGTTGTTAATGATAAATATATTAATAATAGTAAAGTGTTTAGAATATAAAATATTGAATGAGAGATAAGGATTAATTTCCTTATCTCTCATTTTTATTTATCCTTCATAACCCTTAGGGGCCCGAACCCAGACCGTTAGTTGTTTATCAATAATCTTAGTAGCTAATATATTTTTTCTAAGTTCTTCTAACTGTTCTTTCATATCAGTTAAAGTTCTCTTAGACTGCATAACCTTAGATCCTAGATCTTTATCAGCAGATTCAATATAATCTAAACCTCTATCGATTAATTCCATATAGGAATATAATTTATCTAATAAATAAATCTTGTCATCAACAGTTTCAATTCTTTCACATTCAACTGCTAAGATATCAATATCATTCTGATTAATTTTTTTCAGCTTACCATTCTTATCAAATAAATTACTAGCAGCTTCAGTCATTACTCTAGTAACAAATTGATCTAAAATCTGATCAGTTCTTAATTCATTATATTTATCTTCAGTTAATCCAGCATTCTCAGATAATAAAATTCTATATTTATCATTAGATTCACCGAAGAAACTATTATAAATATCCTGAATAACCTGTTTAGTTAATACACTAGGATTCTTTAACATTTCAACCTTTAATGCATTTCTTAAAGATTTCTTTCTAAACTCTAATTCAGTAATATTTAATACTGTCCAATTAACTACAATATTAATTTCATTTTCAAGTTCTTTATCAGTCTGATTAACTAAAGAATTACCTTGACTCTTAATTAATTTATTAATAAAAGAATCTAAGTCTCCACCATATCCATACTGAATAACAAATTTATCAGCAGTCTTTTCAGTTTCAATATTTGTGTACCTATAATTTTTAGTATGACAAGATTCAATAATTGCAATATTGAATAATTTACGAATCTTTTCAGTAGAAATTAATTGTCTTAACTGATAGTTTAATTTAACAATCTTGAACTTAATAACTTTATATAATCTCTGAGGAATAGTATTAGAATATACCACATGACCAATTTCATGTAATAATACTGCAGTAATTTCCTGAGGATTGGCATTAAGATTCATATCATATAATAAGATACTATCAATCTCAATATTCCAATCATTATTTTTTTGCCAGATTTTTAATACATCATCCATATTAGATTGATTATCAATAATAGATTCAATCATTAAATCCATTGTAGAAATAGAAGGAAATACATTCATACCGAAGAATGTATTTGAATTATTATTTACAATGGTTAATGTGCAATTAATATCAAATACACGTTTCAGTGCAAGACTGATTTTATTTAAATTATCATTGACAGCAACTTTATTCTTAATAGACATAAAGCACTTCTCAATATATAATAAATCATCATTTTTATTAATCATCTTTAATATTACTCCTTTCAATATACTAAATATTAATCCTTTTTCTATTATATTAAAGTTTAATATATTGTGGATAAAAATAAAAATGGACATAGGGTAAATTACCCTATGTCCAAATGTTTATGAGTTATTTATAAATATTTAATTAGTTAATGGTGTACTCTGCAGAGACAATGTTGGAAGCAATCATGCCAGCCTTAGCAGCAACAACCTTCAGAGTGCAAGAAGCAGCAACACTAATGGAAGCGTTCATCAGAGGAGAAGTACCAACGACAGGCTCAGTACCATCAACAGTGTAGTAGATGTTGACACCAGGAGTTGCACAATCAACAGTTACAGATTGAGCACCAGTGTATGCACCGGAAGCCAGGTTAATAACAGGAGTAGCAACCATTGCAGTTGCAGGAGAAGAAGGATTCTTCAGTGCAAACTGATTTTCAGAAATATGGAACTCACCCTGAACAGGCAGAACTTCAGTCGTAATGAAACGAGAAGTACCCATAACGTTGGGAGTCAGAGGAGTCAGAGCATTACGGTAAGCATTCTCAATGTTCAGGCTATACTTATAATGCTTGAAGGTGATGATTTCCTTAGTCAGAGGATATGCGACAACACGCAGACCACGAGACTTAGGACACTTCATGGAGCTAACAACATGGATACGGTTCTTGTTAGCGGTCATAACACCAAAGCGGTAATCCAGCTGAATACCACCAATCTTAGTATCCTCATCAATGACCCAACGGACATTATCCTGGATCAGAGTGACATTGTTGGGATGGCCGTAAACAACGAACATCAGATCCTGATTACGCAGCTTAACCTTCAGCTCATCAATGAAACGGTTCAGGTCAAACTTCATTTCAGAATCAATCCACTGAGAACGAGTAACGAACTTATTTGCAGGAGGCTCACAAGAGAAGTAACCCTCAGCAACAAAGCCATCAGTGTAACCGAAAGGCAGATCAACACGAGTCTTCCAAGTATCATAGCTATCATTCAGGAAGCCCAGAATCTCGCTATCTTCATACTGAGACAGAACAGTAGACATATCGGCAATGATTTCAGTGGTAATATCGAAATCAAACAGAGCCTTGTAGTCCTTGATCTTTTCCAGAGTCAGACCAGTGTTAATACGGACACCATCAGGAATCTTCCATTCCATCAGTTCACGCTCACGATCCAGCTCAATAGTCTCATTGTTATTTTCATTGGACAGATGACCACCGAACTCAACCTGAACAGCGATACCAGCAGTAGAACCAACAGAAACAGTACCATTGTAGAAGTCAACCTGACCAATGACCAGATCCTTAACAGTGGTAGTACCATTAGAAGCCTTAACCTCAGCAGTGAAGGAAGAGTTAGCAGCCAGGTTAGGAGTAATATTGACAGGAACGCGAACAACGGAACCCTCAACATTCATGTGAACAGCCTTAATGCAGAAGTCCAGAGCCAGAGAATCACGTCTAGCAATAGAACCACCGGAAGCATTCAGAATGTTCTCCTCATTCAGAGGCAGAGTGTAAACCTGACCAGTAACCTGCTTACCACGACCCTTAGCCATGATAGTCTTATAAGACTCATCATAGAAGATGTCAGGAATGTAATGCTTGTTACCCTCAGCGTCCTTCAGGAAACGACGCTCGTAAGCAGCCTTGATGATGGGCTTAGTGGGAACCTCGGTCATGACAATATCCTTAGAATGACCTTCAATGTAGGACTTCTTCAGGATAGGCAGAGTGATACCGACGATAGGTGCCAGTGCAGCAACACCAGACTCCTGCAGCATCTCCAGAGAAGAGTTCTCAAACAGCTGCTCCAGCTTTTCAGGCATGGTAGCATAATACTCATCACTAATCTGAGCTTCAGCAACATCCTGTAACAGCTCATTCTTATAAGCTTCCTTCAGAGTGTCAACACGTAAAATCTTAGAAATATCAGAAATTGCATCCAGCTGATAAGAGGACTGGAAACCCTCAAACAAATGCTTGATGCCCTCCTTGAAATCACGGTTCTTATCCTGGGAGAAAGAACCAATTACTTTACTAGTATTTTCAGATAAATATTCATACATATCAAAGGCACGTCCTTTCATTTTATTATTTTATATATTTGTACGGTGTTAATAAAAAATATTTCATGATTTTTACCAATAGAATATGTATAAAATATACAAATACTATCAGTAATAAGATTTGTATATTTTAAATTAATGTTTATGTTAAAAGATTTATAGTAAAATAAAATAGTAGTTTATATACGATAAACAACTCATTCAATTATTATTATGTACATAATTTAGTTATTGGATTACATTAATTTTTCGTAACATCTCTATATTAATTTTATATGACTGAATCATATAATTATAAACATAAAGATTTTTCACATACGTATCACTATTATAACTATTAGTGATATATTTATAGATATAATCACAAAGTGATGTTAAATTTTGTTTAACTTGAATAATTACTTTATTAGCTAAAGCTTGGGCATGTGTAATAGAATCAATCTTGTTACAGATGCCATTAAGATCATAATATAAATTGATAAGTGAATTTAATAATTCAGCTTTTTGTTTATTTTCTAAAATATCTTCTGGTGATTGAGCAGGTTGTTCTTCTTGAACTTCTCCTTCGGGAGCATTTTCATCATACCCTTCATCACCAGTTTCACCATCAATTTCTTCAGTATAATCAGTAGATTCTCCTGGATCTCCAGTATCTTCTGGATTATCTTCATTTTCTTCAGAATCAGGATCTACATCTATATCGTCAGTATAATCAGTAGATTCATCATCGGAATCATCATCAATATATTGCTCAAAATCTTCATCAGAATCTTCAGGTTCTACTTCTTCAACTTCAGCAGTATAATCAGTAGATTCATCATCATTTGTAGCATCGATTTCAGTAGGTTCTTCTACAGTTTCATCATCAATTTCTTCAGTATAATCAGTAGTATCAGTATTAGATACTTTTAATACTTTAGGTTTAGATGGGTTTTTAGCTTCTTTTAAAATATCAAATATATCCATAACTATCCCACCTTTTTAATTAAGATTATATTCAATTCTTTCAATATCTTTAATTAATTTATTACGAATACGCATTAATTCATATTTAGCTTTCTTATCATTCTCACTCTTAGCATCTTCAATCTTTTCATTAACAATTTCTAACTCATTCTTTAAATCAGTTAAAATCTGTCTACGATGTTTAGCATCGACTTTTTTATCAATAGCAACACCAACTAAAATACCAATAGCAATAACAATAAGACTACCTAATTTAGCAGGAGATGCTATTACACCAATAGCACCTTTAGCTAAAACTTTACCGGCACCAACACCAAGTCCAATAGAACCTAAACCTATGATACCTTTTTTAATAAAACCAATCAGCTTTAATCTAAACTGACCAGTGATAATTCTCTCAGTTCTTTCTTTTTTATCCATTTCTTTAATCTTATTAATAGTATTATTAAACATATTAATCAATGGATCTAAAGATTTTTTTACAGGTAACATAGCTCGTTTATTATTAGACTGAGAGTCTTTCATCTTATTGACACCTTTTTGAATGACTTTACCAGAAGCATGACCAGCTTTAATAGCACCTCTTTGAAATCTGCTAACAGCTTCATAAGTTCTACATAATCTAGCAAAGTTTTCTAATTCAGCATCATTAAGTTCTTCACCAGGATCAAAAATAATATCTGCTAAAGAATCTTCCATTTCAGCAATAATATCTTCCATTACACCCTCATCATATAAAATGATATCAGGTTGCATTTCAGTAATATTTTCACTGAGTTTTTTAGTATTCTTTTCAGAAATAACTCTCTTAGCCTCAATTAATTTTCTAACATATGTAGAATATAATTGATACTGAGCAGGTTCATTATTTTTTAACTCCATATACATAACTGCAATCTGTTTATCAAAAATCTTAATATAAGATTTAATAACAGTATCTGATAACTTAGCTTCAGATAATTTATTAGCAATTACTGTAGGCATAGAGGTTAATAAATCTAATACATCACCAGTTACTCTAATATCCATATTTCTAATTAAGTCAGTATTCTTAACTAATAACATAGGATAACTAGAGAAATATTCTGAAGTTTTAGAAACTTTAATCTTTCTAATAATTTGCTCATATTCAGAGATAGTTTCGGGAGAAGTATTAATATTATAAATCAATACTTCCAAATCATCTTCTAAATATGATTCAAATATACAAGATTTTTTAATTCTATCAATAGCTAAATTCATCAATACTTCTTCTTTAATTAATTCCATATCATTATTATTCTCAATATTAGAATCAATAATAGATATAGTATTCTCTAATCGAGAAGAGTAATCAATATTATTAGAATTTTCTAATAAAGAAGAAATATGAGATTTATATTTATTTAATATATCATCAGATAAATCAGCAACCTCTAAGACATGATCAACATAAGAAAATGTAATATCTGAATTAATATCACATAAAGAGCTTAAATTTTCAATGATAGTTTCCTTAGGATATGATCTATATGATGACATAAAATTAATAATATTAGTAGGAGTTTGATTAGATTTTAATAAATTAAAAGATTCAGTAATATGATCAGGTTTAGGAGTTTTATTTTCTAAAATCTTCTTAATATCAATATTTAAATACATATTTATTATTCACTCCTTTCTATCAGATTCAATAAATATCTTACAATAATGTTTTTATAAATAAAAGGATATACTGAATATCAGTATATCCTTTATAATATATTAATTTAATTAATTATATTTTAGATTTACAATCAGCAATTTCTTTATCTAAAAATTGTATAGCACCTTGAACCCATTCTTTCCACCATTTACGATAATATGCACGATTACCAGTTTTTTCATCTTTATATTTTTTCATTAAAGATACACCAGTTGTGGAAAGAATACCTAAAAATTTATCCCAACCATTATCATCGGGAATCTTATCTGCAGCTGCATTAATTTTAGGAATAAGTTTTTTACATTCATTAAATTCTTTAATTGCTAATTTATAATCTTTATCTTTTTTTGCTTTTTTACCTGCAGCTAAATGTGAATCATATTCTTTAGCTAATTCAGTACTACCAAATTTAATAGCTTCGGAGTATGAACCTTCATCTAAAATATCAGCAGTCATAATATCGACAAATTGAGTATCTTCCATTAAAGAATAAATTAAGTTATCCATATTATAATCCTCTCATATACGTATTTATATCATGCTTAATTTTTTCTTCCAGAGGAACAACAAACGTATCAGTTCCTTCTTTAATAATAACATGACGCATATCTTTACTTAATTTCATATCACCTAATGCAACTTCACATAAGTTAGAAATTAATTTAACATTAGAAGATTCCATAGAAATAAAATCTTTAATAGCTGCTTCATGTACAGGTACAACACTGGATTCATTTACAACATTACCACCAGCAGTAACCTTTTTAACAATCTTTTCAATAGGAGCAGATTGATCAGCATATGCTGCTTTATGAGAAGGTAAAACAACCCAGTCATAACAAACAGCATGACACTTAGACTGAACAATTGCAGTACCATCAGGTTTCTTAACTAGAGGAGCTAATGCACGAAGACTAAATGCAGGATTCATACCTTGAAGAATAGCTTTCGTCATCTGTCTACCCATATCAGTATCTAAGGTCTCAATAACACCAGTACACTTATAATTATTAACATTATGAGAAACGATTCTATGAGAAATTAATTTAGGATCAATAGTTAAGATTCTCTTAATATCATCAGACATAGGATGACCCGCTTCACCAAACCAAGAACCATTTCTCTGTAATTCCATAATATGCTCAGCATTTAATGAAGGAATCATAGCAGAACCCATATAAATTCTACCATTACGATTCTTTACATTAAAATCCTGTAAAGTAGCATTGAATCTTACATAAAAGAGATTATTCTTATCAAAGAACTGTACATTACTAGCCTGTACAGGTTCAAAAGATTCTTCCATAATAAGATAAGCAACAACTTCATCTTTCTGTAATCTCATTTTCTATATCATTCCTTTCATAATAGTATTATATATCGAATAATATTATTATAATGTACGAATAATTTAATTTATAAAAATCGTATAGTTAGTGATAATAAGTATATATTATTAATATAATAAAGAGAAGGAATAACTCTTAAAACCAATCAAGAATTAAAATGAAAAGAGGAAAAAATAATGGCACCTACTAATTACGAAATGATCTTCTGGGCAATGAGTGTAATCGGTACTATTTGTACCACACTGGTCACGATTAGAAATTACAATATTAATGAGCGCATTCGCGTGTTTGGACATGACTAATATATGAAAGGGAAAATCATCATGAGTAAGAAATACACCTTAATCGAAGCTATTGGATCTTGCTACAATTATATTCTGAAACATACAGATTTTGAACCTAGTGATGATCTGTATCAAGATATTGCTGCTGATTATATTGAAAGATATAATCGTGGTACATCACATCAGCAGATTTTAAGCAATTTGGTATATGTATATAAAAGACGTTATATACGTTTATCAAAAGAAAATTTACCAGATGCTTATATTGATCCTATTATATGTGATGAAAATGATCTTATGTTTGAAACTATTGGTAAAGATAATATTAAGATGGTTTTAGATGCTATTCCCGAACGTTGTAAAATGGTGATATATTTAAGATATTATGATAATCTTACATATGATACAATCGGTAAAATTATTGGGGTAACGAGTGGACGCGTTCAACAAATAGAACGGTCTGCAATTAGAAAATTAAGACATCATGATTGTCGTAAATATATTAGGGAATTTTATCGTTAATAAAGGGGGTACATTTCTGTACCCCCTTTTATTTTTTTATTTTATATAACAAAATCCTGTTAATTCTGCTGAATGTACTTCTACTTCACCACAAATTTCACATTCACCACTAATATCCGAATCACCACACACTATAACATCATCTTGTATTTTAGCATTTTCATACACCCTAGATTCATCAAATATCCAACAATTTCCTTCATGAGAAAGATTATCTTCAGATTCAATATATCCACCTTCATCTCCAGCTTCTACATATTTAAAATTAATTAATGATTCTATTCTATGAAGAATATGTCCATTAATTTCAATAGTTTCATCTGTCATTATATATTTTCTCATAAAATATATCTTCCTTTACTTATATCAGTTATATAAGTGTTAAAGATACAAAACTAACAAATTTATAATATATCCTTAATAGGAGGTTTTATATGATGAATGAATTATTAACTACTTTAATGGAAGATTCTCAGTTTGTTGATATTATGACTGCTGATATTCTTGATGAAGGTTTATTTGATAAATTTAAAAAGAAAAAAGAAGAACCTAAATCTAAAAATATTGATAAATCTAAAGTATTATCTGATACAATCAATATCTTTAAAAATGAATTAAAAGCAATAAAAAATAAATATCCTATAAAGAATTCAATATTTATGACTTCTAATGATGAATATTATAAAGATGATAAAAAGAATTTTATTGATGGTGAAAATGATTCATTAGGTATTGCTCAATATGATCTACATAAATTTAGCGATAAACCCAGAGATACTGATGAAAATAAAAAATTCTGGAAATATGCTAATGAGTTAACTAATAGTGTAAATGAAGAAATTTCTAAATATGGTGCTAAAGTTGTAGCAGATGGAGATTGGGATACTGGTTCATTTTATTTAGAAATTAAATAAAAAAATAAGAGATAATAGGGATTTTCCCTATTATCTCTTATATTAAAACTTTATTTCTTTTCTTTTATTTACAGTAGCAGTAATTTCTTGTAACATAATTGGGTATTCGATAAAATATTTATCATTAATCTTTCTTAATGCTACATTATCAAATTTATCTTTAATCTGACTAGTAATAACATATATATCTTTTTTATTCAATTGTGTGTACTGAAAATTAATATCGATACATTTATAATTATTTAATACATCATTCTTCATATCTTTCTTTAATATATTCAATAATAAATAAATATTATCGATATTATTACTAACTAATTTTTCATCAATAGCTTTCTGAATAATCTTATATATACTTTTCATTCCTAAACCTTTTATATTATAAATATTTCTATATTTACTACCTATCACAGCTAATATAAAAGGAATAAAACCTGATGAAAATTTGTATGATCCTTTACAATTGTAAAGATTCTTCAAATAATTAATAGTATTATTACTAGTACAGATAAATGAATTATCTCCTTTAGGAATAATAATATTACAATCATAATTTACATATTGTAAGTCATATAAATCTGCAGTAACAATAAAACTCTTAATATTATCAGAATCTTCATTAATTATGTGGGGAATCAATGAATTCTCAATTTCTTCACTTTTAATAAAATAAACTCCCTGTATATATTCGATAATTAATTGAATAAATGGAATTGTATCAATAATCATTTTATATAAAGGGATATTGCCACCACTCTCACTAAATTTAAAACGACTATACATTCTATAATCTTTATTATATAAATTATTCTTATATTTTTTAGTAGTTAATGATGGCACATATAAGAATACCTTAGATTCTATTTTATGTTTTGTGAAGAACATTCTGTAATGTGCCGCTAAATTAATAATATTAGCAATAAACTGCAATTTAGCATTTTTATTAACAGATATTTCTTCATTAATTTGTACACTACACATTTTTAATATAATGGTTTCTAAATTAATATAAATATGAACTATATCATCAGATCCTATATTTATATTATTATTTTCTCTAAGTAGTTCTAATAATTTAGAATACTTAACTTTATACATATTAAATAGTATATCCATATAAATCACCTAGCATTAATGATGATATTATACATTCCATTCTCATCAACTTCATCCAATAGTTTACTATCAATTTCATCAGTTACTGTAAAGAAATTTCTTTTTCTTTGTACAGCTTTTTCCAATTCTTCTAAAGTACCAAAATCATTTTCTAATAAGATATTAGTTAATCTATCAGCTTCCTCACTAGTTAAAGAGATACCTTTACCAATCTGCTTTTTACCAAAATTATAGTTTCTAATATCTATAGTAGTTTTATCTCCTTTTTTCTTTTCAGAAAGCCAATTAAAATAGGCTATTATTTTAGCCCAATCATTAGTTTCACTTTCTTTAATAACTCCAATAATATCACCAAGTTCATAAAAAGGTTCATTATTATCTTTTTCTTTTTTAGCCATTATATTTAACCCTCTTTCCATGCATAATGACGTCTAATCATTTTACATTTACAATGTGGACAAATTTCTGGTGTTTCGTAAATATATTTCAAATCATTATCTATTATAACTGGTGCTTCACCACCACAATTTGAACATGTTGCAGGATATCCAAGCATCCAGTATCCATAGTTATCGTCCATAATTTAATTCTCCTATTATCCAATAATTAATTCCTCTTCAGGAATTATATGATTGATTTTAATATTAGGAAATCTTTTATTAAGATATTCTTCAAAATCATATTTATCTAACCAATTAAAGATATATTCTTCCTCAGTATATGATTCACCATAAGCATCCTCAATTTCTTCCATAATATCTAAAAGATTCTTTCCAGTTTTAAAGAAAGACAATATTTCTTTATCTGATATCTTATCTAAAAATGCACGCTCTTTATTTTCAAATTCTTCCCATCTTCGTTGATATACATAAGTACCATTACTCATATTATTCTCCTATATAATAAAAAAAGAAGGGATACCAGAAATTAATCTGGTATCCCTTTTCTATTATTTAATTAATAATTCTTTCTCTCAATAGAATCAATCTGATGGCTACGCTTATCAGTATTATTACTAGTGTAACCAACGGACTTCATATTCTTAATAACAGAGATGATAGAATCTCTACCATCAGGATAAGCCATTGCATCAGTAATAGCAATATGATGATAGTTAGGGTTAGCTGCAAACATCATACCGATAACACGGAAGATATCCAGTCGAACAAAATATTCACGATCAATCTTGCCAGACTGAATGTCACCCTTACCACACAGAGGAATCAGAACTTCTCTGAATTCTTCAGTAATTCTCAGATTACCCTTAGTATCAACTTTGTTACGCAGCATTGCAGGAACGTTCTGAATCTCAGAAGAAATGAATCTAGAGTTCTGATCCATGAACAGATACATTACAACTTCAGGACGATTTCTACCTTCAGAACGAACACGAATTCTTGCATCAGAAACACCTGTAATATTCTTTCTATTCAGATATTCCATAACGAACTCTTCAATGGTAGAACCCTTAACGGAATAAATAACACCAGTGGGCTCAACCTCGACAATCTTGTCGAGAACACTATACTTCTTGTTTTCATTGCTCATGATTTAATAACCTCCAAAATTATTGTTAATTGATTTTTTCATGATAAGTTTTTTAATAACTATTATATCATGATTACTTAAATAATATATATTTAAATAATCTTTTGATTTTTCATTGCTAACTAATATTAACAATTACAAAGTTGTTTACATTAAAATACTTTTTAATAAATTCCTAATACCCAATATAGTCTCTTTAGGAATATTAACTACATATTTATCAAACTCAGAATCTTTATAATATCTTTCAAAATTAAAAGAAGGATCTTCTTTCTGAATATATGCTAAATATGTTTTAAAATCATTAATAGCAAATGCTCGTGCTTTAACGATATCTTTATCTCTAGTCTTATATTTAGGATTTCTCTCAATTATAGATATGAGTAAAAACATAAAAGCAACATTTTGTTTCATTGCTTCATAATTTTTATTTTTATAATTCTCTACTAAGATTCTATGAACTTCTGCATATTCGTCCATATAAGATTTCTTAGGATTAATAGAAATCTTAATATCACCATTTTCATTAATAGATAATCCTTCAGTGATTCGTTCTAAATGATAGTCTATATTATTACCTACATTAGGGAATGTTATATTAATAATTTTAATCTTAGGCTTAGAAGTATCACTAACTGCTCTAAGATAATCTATACATTTATCATCAAGTAATATTAATACATAATGTAATTTTTCAACATTTGTAGATTTACAAATAAAATATAGTTCATTATCTTTAATACCATACCAATAAATTACACCTCTATCAAATTTACTAGAAATGATACTATCAATGTATTTAGTATGTAATAATCTTACTTCATCCTCTTGTGAAATAACATGAGTTTTATATACGCCGACAATATTAACAAGTCTATTATCTTTAGTCAAAATATTCGATATAGTATCAATTCTATCAATAATATCTTTATTATCGATATGATATAATGAATGTAATTTTTGTATAGGAGACATAGGTTTTAGTGTATTATTAGCAGTAAGAATAAATAAATCATTTTCAAGTTCTTTTTTCTGTTGGATTAATAAATCTCTTATCATTTCAAACTGCATAATTTTATCATCAAATGGAAGATTATCTATATACCAATCCCTAAATTCAATTCTAATAGTTTTCAAATCCCGAACTATCTCAGGAGCAAACATATTTAAATCTAAATTTAAATATTCAATACCTTCTCCTATGCGGGTAATCAGAGTATGATATATCTCACTATTAATTCTATATACATAATACCAGTTATGATCATATTTAGTTTTTAGCACTTTACCTAAAAAATCTAAATAAAGTTTTTGTTCTTTACCGATTTCTATAGTTGCAGTATTAAAATTAATTTTTGTCATAATAGTTCGTCTAAAATCATTTAATAAAGGATAGTACCAATTAGTTATATAAAATTTAGAATTCTCATATTTATGATAATTAAAAAACTCTCTATATGCGATTTCAAATATATCATTAATATCATGAATAAATGATAGTAAATCTCTACTGGTATCTGTAGTAGTATTAATGATTTTATAAATATTTTTCTCAGCATTAATAATGAAATTTTCATCTGTATAAAAATCGAAACTATCCATAAGTGTACAAATATATCGATCAAACTTAGGATTCATATTGGTTCCTTTTATATATGAAAATGACGTAGCCTCATTTACTGGATTAAATGATTCTAATAAATATTTTTTATCAATATATTTATAAAAAGGATTCTTTTCTCCCACTTTTACTTTCATATCAAATTTCTTTAATTTTAAATTAATATTTTTAGCTAACTCTCTTCGTTGTTCCGGTTTACAATATTTAAAAAACCTAATAGCAGATTGAACATGAGATTCATCATTTATAGGATACTTTCTTTCTTTAGGAAGACCAAAATCTGAATCAGACAGTTCTTTTCTATGTTCCGTGGATAACTTTGCTTCTAATATATTCATAAAGGAATCTCCTTTCGTATATATTTTTTAGTATTAATAATTTGTTAATTTAATATAAAAATTCAATGTATAAATAAAATATATATTATTACTATATAACTCAATATAAATGGAGGAAACTATGAAAACATTTAAACTTATACCTTATATGTATGATGATAAGACTAAAATCTTTAAAAAGAAAACAGTAACCATTGAATCTGGTGTTACAGTCTTAGTTGGATGTAATGGATTCGGAAAAACTTCATTTTTGAAATGTATTAAGAAATGTCTAAATGATGAAGATCTTAAATATATCTGGTATGATAATCTACATGATGGAGGTCATAATTCTATTTCTAAAGCCCTATTTAATCAAGATTTTACTTTTGGAGCAACAGCATTCTGTTCTTCTGAAGGAGAGCAAATTGCTATGAATCTCCAGAAACTTTCACAAAATATTGGTTGGTATATTAATAATACACCTGACCAGAATGAATTATTTATTTTATTAGATGCTATTGATTCTGGATTTTCTGTAGATAACGTACAGGATGTTAAGAAATATCTTTTTGCTCCACTTGCACAATTGTGTGCTAAAAATGGAAAAACTGTTTATATCATTGTATCTGCAAATGAATATGAAATGGTTCGTGGTGAAAGATGTTTTGATATTTATACTGGTAAATATAGAGAATTTAAAACTTATAATGCCTATAAGAATTATATTCTAAGAACTAGGGATATTAAAGATAAAAGATATGGGATTACTGAAGAATCGTAAAATCAATTAATATGAATATATATTATTACAATAGAATCAAACAAGAAAGGAATCAACATTATGAAATCTACACAAAACAAAAATAATACTAAGAAAGGACATAAATATTCTATAATGGTACGCTTAAAGCGTAAATTGAAGAAGATGATTAAAAAGGTAACGTCTTCTAAAAATGAATACACTGGCAAATTTGATAGCGGAAAGAAATCCTTATTTGGTGGAAAAGTTAACAGATGTTGGGATGTGCGTCTTTGGGCACCTTTTATCATTATTCTTATGGTTATCATTAGCAATAATGATAAGGAAGTAGATCCTATTCCTATCGAGGATCCTGCTATTCAGGTTGCATCTGAAACTATTATGGAAACTGAACCCGAACCCACCATTGATCTGCGTACCAGTGAAATTACCGCTCTTGCAAGACTAGCAGATACGGTTGCTCATGGTAAGAGTGATGAAGTAAAATCTATCATCATGTGGATTGCCATTAACAGAGTTGAAGATAAAGCTAATGGTTATGGTATGGATCTTCAGGGTGAGATTGCAAGACCGAAACAGTGGCAGTGTTATGACCCTGATGGTGCATATCTTCAGGCTACATATGATTTGGCTGAATCTGTACATGATACTTGGATGACTGGCGGTCCTCGTCCTATTTATAATGATATGCTTTGGTTCGTATTTAATTCTGATGGTTCTATTACTGTCAGAAATCGTTTCGGTAATGAAAAGAATCGTTCTGAAGCAACTTTTGGTCAATAAGATATACCGGTATGAGATAATTTCTCATACCGGTTTTATTTTTTTTATTCAAAGAAATAATCTTCTTTTTTTATATTAATATATGATTCATTTGCAACTGTTAACGTAGGGTATCTATAAGAAGTATCTTTACCTTTTTTATTTACATGAATTATAGAATTAATTTTATCAATAATTTTAATTGTATTATTTCCTATGATCCTATAAATATTTTTAACTTCATTATGGATTTCCTGTGTAACATTTTGTGTATTACGTTTAAAAGGCACTAAGAATTTTCTTACAATTATTTCATATAAATCAAATCTTACATTCGGATCTGTATCGGGAAATAACTGAATAAACTCGTCATATAAATATTTCCAATCAATCAATGTAGTATAATTAACCAATTCAGATTCTTTAAATTCTTTCTTTTTCTTTTTAATAATATCTTTAAGAGAAGCTTCTTTTAATATATCAATATAATTAAAATAAAAAGATTCTGATACAATAGTAGTTTGTTGATTTTTAATAAATTCTTTACGAGCTTCTTCAGTCTTTCTAATTAAAACTGATTCTTTAAATTTAGGAATAGTAAAATCACCTAAATTAATCACATTAGGATTATTAATAGATTTAAGATCACCAGGAGCTAACATAATATCATTAAATCCTTTAATATTACCAGCTTTACACATATAAGATACAAATTCTGAACAGAACCATCTTTTTTTCTTATCTTCAGTATGTCTTTTAGTTTCTTTAAAATTAAGATAATACTGAACTAAACCTATATCATTATATTTAAACTTAGTATGGTTTTCACAGAAATAATCTATCTTAGATTGAATAGTATCTCTTTCTTCTTTAGTAACGAAAGTAACTAAAATAGTAAAATATCTATTCTTTTTATACATAGGTGACCATATGGATTCTCTAACAAAACCTGCACCAAACATATGGTCTTGGGAATAAGGAATATCAGAGAATGAGTACATATTATTCATAGTAGAATCTAATGCAATAGTAGCATGGGAATATTCAGAACCGGTAGCGGTTCTAATAAGCTTTCCAAAATCAGTATCATTTGAAAATAAAATAATATATACGGGATATAAATCATTCATATAATAAAAACACCCTCTCTATAAACTATTATTAAAATGTTAACTGTTTATTAATAATCGTATTAATACAAAAAATAAATATATATTATTACAATAGAATATAAGAAGGAAAACTTTATAACCAAGAAAGGAATTAATTTTTATGAAGTTTTATAAATTTAGATATGACAAAGATAATTATCTTTTGATAAAACTTAGATATAGCGCTCAGTCACTTTACGAGAATCGTGGTAGCCTAAGTTTTGAAATGATGCCTGTAACAGAATTCGATAATATGTATAGGTCAGTTAAATCTTTGTATAAAAATATTTCATTAAGACTAGTAAATAAACATATGGGATTTTATATTGATTTGTATTATGACAATTATGAACATAAAAAGTATTTCGAAGCAAAACGTATTTATGAATATCTCAATACTGAATATGATGAGGAAAAAATTAATTCTTTTGTTTTACAAGAAAAAGAATTAAAGAAAAAAGAACGTGAGAAAAAAATATGTGTTATGGAAGAGGAGAAATATAAAAAGAAACAAGAACGAGAAGAAAAAAGATTAAGAAAAATTGAGGAGGAACAGAAAAGAAAACAGAGACAGGCAGAACTAGCACCAATAAGGGCTAAAGAGCAAGAAATTTACACCCGTGAATGGAAAAATAGATTGAATGAATTCTTGAATAGTGTTATGGATGGTACATATAATCCTCCTGAAACTAAATATGGTTATATTGGGTTTGGTGTAGATAATATATCATCTGCATATAAAGAACATTGTATGTTTGGTGGTTATATAGATTATGAATCTGAAAGGATGTAAATATGTTTACGAAAGAAGAACTTGAGCTTATTGATACGGCTCTCACACATTACTGGAATTTTAATCACCAGGAGCATGAACGTAAAAAAGCTAAGGGTAGAAAAAATTGTAATTGGCATGTGACCGTTATGGTTAAAACTGCCAATCTTCAGTCAAAAATTTTCTACCTTAAGAATAGTATGAAATGATTTAAGAGGAGATAATATATATGACAGTTAAACAACAGGTACTGGAAATTATTCAGGATGAAATTGATGGTATTAAATCCGATCATCCTTTCACTCATGATGATGAAGTAAAAGTTGATAAACTTACAGATGTGTATAGTGAGATTGATAATCTCATTAAAGAAGATACATTTGCAGACTTCATTGAAAAATTCTGGAAAATCATCAATGACAATTTAGAGTATCGAGATATGCTCACTTTTGGTGAGATTCAGATGATATTTGACTCAATAATTGGAAATAATCGATATAAATTAATTCCAGCTTGGAGAGATAAAAAACTCAGATGTGGTTTTTGTGGAGATACCAGAAGTGTAAAATATGCGAAAGATGTATCTGTTCCTATAAAAGACAAAATTGAAATGAAAATATGTTTGTGTAATAAATGTGCCGCACGATATACATTCATTAAACTATTAGAAGAATAGATATGGGGATATCTAAATATGATGACAAGAAATGAAATGATTGAATTCATCAAAGAAAATCCTTATATTCACATATCACATCCTTTATTTCTTGATTATGAGTATATTTATTCAGGATCAGATGAAATTATATATGATGAATATGGATATATCTTTGAAGATTGGTATTCTCCTAATGATATTCGTGGGCGAAATGGTATCAGAGAAAGAATCGGTGGGCAATGGGAAACTGGATGGTACATAAAAGAATAAATTTGAAAGAGGGATAAAAAATGCATGAAGAATTAATTGATAGATTAATGTCATTTGCACGACATCATAATCTACAATTTGATTATGGATTTGATGAAAAGTATTCAGTCTATCAATTTAAGTTTCAAGACTATGATCATACTTGGGTATATACTCAAGAGGTTTCACAAGAACAGTTAGATTTATTCAATGGACCAAGCGAATATTTTGCAGATGAAATTATCCATAATCTGGTAAAAGATTATCAGATTGTATGATAGGAGATTGAAATGGAATTCGATAATGCTAAAATAATTGTACAAAAAAGAAAAAATGGTTTACAGCCTGCAATTTTTATCATAGATGAGGAGAATACTGTTCATATGGTTACCATTACACCTGATCGTAATTTTGATATCACAAATGAAGGTCATATTGGTGAACGTTATGATGAGAATGGTAACTGGGTTGGATATTCCAAAACCACTATCAATTTTGATAATACATTCTTTGTAAAAATGTGTAAACTTAGTTCATGGTATCCATATAGGCCTGATTGGGTTGAATGTATTATTCATTGTGATAGTTCATCTGAAAATCCATATCTAATAATTATTCCATGTGATGATGAATATGAATGTGTAAAGATGCATATTGTGAATTTCAAAGATATGGTATTTGATGGTAGAGCTATTGAGAATTTTGATAATAGGTACTACATCAATACATATGATTGTTATGAGCATTTATGTGGAGGAGCATATCTTCATCATTCTGCGCATTATATCGATAAGAAATGAGGGTAATATTATGTTATTATATAAAATTGACTTTGAAGTAGACGATGGGGCATATTATCGTAAAGATAGTGCTATTGTAATAGCACATAATAAAGAAGAAGCTGAAGCAAAGCTCAGGAAACTAATCAATTCAATTGATAGTGAAACTTGTGTATCTGAAATCTTTAAAACTACTCTATTTAGTGGAGATGTATTTACAGGAAATCATGGATATACTAATAAAATGACAATTTTATGAGGTAAAAAATATGAATGAACAATATGTGATTAGTATCAAGGCACGCAATGATATCTTCGGTAAACCCACAGAAGAATGGAGATTTGCAACAATTGATCGGTCTAGTGATCATCCTGATTGGGCTTTTTCTATCTATGACTGTAAAGTTTTTACAAGTGTAGAAAGTGCAGAAGCCTGGTTTAATAGAGTTAGGGAATGTCTGTTTTATTCTCATTATGATCGGTATAACTTCGACATGTCAACCCTTGCAATTCGAAAAATTGTTTATAAGAAATGCCTGCCATTAACAGTATAAAATGAGTATTTGGTTTAAATTAGTACGGTGTCCATACTGTAATATACAGAGGGAAGTAAAAATTACACAAAAGAAATGTAAGTGTCCTAACTGTAAAAAGTTTTATGAGGTAAAATAACGGATTATATTTAGTCAGTAAGAATTCTCGCTTATAGAGAATATTGTTTAGGAGGAATAGTATGGCAAATGTTGGAGATAAGTATATTTTACATTCGAGTAATGGTATAGATTATAAAATCGAAATTATCAATGTAAATAACTACAGAGATCCTTCAATGAAATACGGTGCAGATGTATATGATGGTAATGGAACCTATGCTGGAGATACAATGTTCTTTGGTGATGATTTTTTGAATAAATGTGAAAAGGTCAATTAATATGAATACTATAAATGAAAAGAATACTGGGTGTGACCATAATAGTAACTATAGCTATTTTGATATAAAAGATTATGATACTTGCTGTACTTGTGAAGATTTTTATGATAATGAAATCGAAACAAGATTTGAATGTCATACAAAAAGTCAATGTGGTGACTGTTATAAAAATAAATATGAAGATGAATTTTAAGGTGGTAGTGTGATGGATTTAGTGATTATTTTCGGAATTGCAATAAATATACTGAGCCTTTCATTTATTATTCTAATCGGCACATCTATGATTTGTATGATGAGGGATGGTATTCATTTACTGAGAAGTAATATTAATAAAGAAAATATCAACCCAATGAACCTATCAGCTTTTATCAAAAAACATTTTGGTCTTTGGAATATCATTGATGTTAAAACATTCGATAATACTTGCGGTTATCTCACTGTCAAAAATAAAGAAACTATAATAAAAGTGTATTTTACACTACACGGTGAAACACATTGGAGTGGTAATAAAGTAGAAGTGGATCATGTGGAGGCATTTTAAATAATATGAAACTAAAAAATAAAATAGATAAAATGAGATTTAAATATGCATGTCTCAAATGTAAACGATCTCATAAGAAAGTAATCAAGCATCAATTAAAAACTTTAAAATTCTGTTTATTCACTATTATTGATACTGGATATCCTATTAATGATATTGAGCGTGAGATATTAGAAAGAGCAGTTTCATTATATAATGAAACTGCTACAGATATGAATAAAGATGTTAAAAGATGTAATGAATACATCACAAACTATAAGGAGATAACTAAATGAATTTTACCTATAAAAAAGAAACTAATTTAACAATTGGTCAAAAATTATATGGTATCATTGCGGTTAGCAGATATACATATGATGGTATTCATACTGTTACTGTACATGATATCGATTATAATAACGAATGTGTTATTTTCAAAGTTGACCAACCTTGTGGATATGTATTTTGTAGTTTTGATGAAATGAAATATTATGTATTTGAGACTGAAGAAGAAGCAAAGACTAGGACACATAGTCTAGAGTTCGGAGAAGGACTCAATGCATCCGCTTATTATTAAGAAAGAGGAATAACTGTGGATATTAAAAATGTATTCTTTGATGCTCTACTATATGCTATGGAGGGTGAAGATCCTTCTAAAGCAATTGAAAATCAGGAAAAAAGAGGTCAGAAATTAGTTGTACGTAGATGTATGTTGCCCATTAAGACAAATGGTGGAATTCCTGATGAAATAAGATTCAATGGTGTCTTAGATAATCAACCTTATAAAGTTAGACACGCTATTGTACAAGATAATATTATCGAATTTACAAAGAATCAGTATGAAAAAATGGGAATCAAAATCATCGATAAAGAAGATGATTTATTCTATTCTGTAGAACTTCCTGAAGGTTGGAAAATTAAAGCAACTAGTCATTCAATGTGGAATGATCTAATTGATAACAAAGGAAGAACACGTGCATCATTCTTTTATAAAGCAGCATTTTATGATAGAGATGCCTTTATCAACTTCAATACTAGATATTCTTTTAGAATTGAGCCATTTGATAATTATGAATCTGATGCAACATTTGAAGAAAGGAAGTCTAAACCCTGGTATCTATATGTAGTAGATAATGGTAAAACGATCAAAAATATAGCAGAAGCTATTGCGTGTACTGATAAAGATTATTATCATATTGATGATAGGCTAAGGGAAATTGGTAGAAATTATATGGATAAAAACTATCCTGACTGGAAAGATATTAACTCATATTGGGACTAAAAATACGAAAGTGAGAAATAATTATGAAATTTAAATATATTGAAAGAAATTTTTCTGAACTTGCTCCTGGTGATGTTTATCTGGATAGTCCAGATAGCAATTATCCTTGTATAAAAATTAAACCGATACTTGATAAAAGTGATAAACTCATTACAGCTATTCGTCTTGATGATGGTGAATGTATGTTTCCTAGGGAAACAAGTGTAGTTTATCCATTGAATTGTTTTATATCACGCAATTAATGTAGGAGGATAATTATTAATGTTTACTACTATGTATGAAAAAGCGATTAATCCAAGATTAGCCGTAGAATTGGCGATTCTTCATTTTGATCCTAATATTTCCTCTAAAGATTTACTTGATATCAGGGAACGAATTATTCTTGAAGCTTTTAAGCAAGATAAAAGTGGTGTAACCGGTATTTATAATAGAGATTATTATCTCTATAGTAGAAAATGTTACGCATAATAAAATGAGGTATTAGTATGATTAGTAAATATGATATCATTCGGTATTTTAAACGAATGAAAGAAGAAAATAAAGATTTCCATTATTATCTGAATGAAGATGAAACAGAAATCTTCGATTCCAACGACAATATTCATGTCTGTTCTGTTGATACATATCTTAATGCGATGAGGAAAAAACTTCATTGTGATTTTGAAGTAATTTATGAAGAACATGGATTGTTAACGCTTGTTTATCGTTGTAAAGAATGTGGTACTGTCATCTTTGCTGGAGATGATGAAGAACGTTATGATCCAGCATTAACTTGTCCTACATGTTCTGATTATAAAACAAGGTTGGAATATTGGACAAAAGAGGATATTGAGAATGATCCTCAAAAACAAAAAGAAATTAATAGCTTAATTGCTATGCAAAAATATCAGGATGAGTATTACGAACGGCGTAAACGTAGAGGTGGATTGCTTGATAGTGAACTCTGGAAGAAGGAATTTAGATTTAAGAATTCTTCTTATACAGTTACACTTGAATGTATGAATCTTTGGGGTGAAAAACTTAAAGGTTTAAATCTTCATATCATAAAGTTTAGTCGTAAGAATTCTTGTGATATAAGCTTTAGTAGTGATTGGTTTAAAAGAATTCCTCTGTCTCCATATGCAGTGTATATTCAGTGGATTCTTCCATATAAAAAATCCACACATCCTAGTATTAGGAAATATCATTTTTGGCAGAAGAAACCTGAATAAAAAAATAATAATTTAAAAGGAGTATGTTAATGATGTCACCAGAATGGATTTGTGAATCATGTATAAATTATCCGCCTAGTTCTTGTGATGGGAAGCCGTGTTCTATATGTGACACAGATGATCCTATGCTAAATTGTTATTGTGAAAATGCATTAGAAGATAATCACATAACAAAGAATGATTATTAGGAGATATTATATATGAAGTGATTAGGAGCTTTCAGTGGTAGAATTTACACTGAAGAGGATTTTAATTCTCATAATATTAATGAGTGTTGTACACTCATTAATGATGATGATTCACAAAATAAAGAATTCATCAAAAATACTTACACAAGAATACATAAAAATTGTACTAATTGTCAAGGATGTCCTGAATCTATTATTGATAAGGTCACTTCAGCATATTTAAAACATACACAACATGAATAAAGGAGAACTATATGGCAACATACATTATCGGTGTTAAAGTAATTAAGGATGAAGATGGAAATCCTATTGATCCCAACAAGCAGTATTATACCTTCATGTCAAGGTATAATATCTTTATCTATAACAGCAAGATTGCTTTGGAATTTAAATCTGTAGAGGAAGCTGTAAGTTGGTGGAATAGTTATAAACTTAAATACCCTGAACGTATCAAGGAAACTTCTGTTTATGCTGATCTTGATACTTTGTCAGTTAGACGAGTGATGATTACATATAAGCTTACTGAAAAACTTACAATTTAACAATATAAAAGAAAGTGTGACATTTTGTCACACTTTCTTTTTTCTATGTTCCCAATAATTAAAAATTCGCAAACTTACATAATTAAAGTATATATTATTATTGTAATAATGAGATAATAATATATCTCTTACAAACAAATATAAGACAAGGAAAAGTCTATAAAACCAGAAAGGAATTAAAATTATGGAAATCTCTCTGTCTAACAAGGTCATCATCAAAGCTGTCAAATCTTTCTATTCTGTGGTCGATACTTATAAGGAAGTCATTCCTGAAATCGAATTCGACCATGATCCGGAAGCCATCGATATTTCCAAGATCGAACCGATCGTTCGAAAGTGGGGCACCCTGTATGTTAAAGATGATCAGCTGTTCATCAAAATCAATGATGAACTGCTTGAAGATCTCATCGAGGTCTTTGCTACCATCTACATCAAGTTTGCACCTATTGTAGGTGTAGCAAAATCTATGATCCCTATGTTGAAGGGTTATTTCAAAGACTACCAAGATGCATTTGTTCCTGTGGTTAAGAAATACCTTGAAGAGTACGACTATGCTGTCGAAGAAGTCAAGTTCACCGGCGTCAAGCATGGCTTTGTTATGCTTCGCAAAAACAAGAACGGTGGTAAGTGGACTCATATTGAGCACGACATCGAACTGGTTGATGAGTATACCAAGATGAGTAAGACTGTTCGCCGCCATATTTTCAAGGAAGCAATCCTTGAGACTGTGAGCGGATTCAATGAAAAGTTTGAATCTAATGTGGTTGGACTCGGCTTCAACATCTATCCTGATCAGACCAGTGCTACTGAAGCTATGATGACTATGAAAGAGGATATGATGAAGAATCCTGATGAAAAAAATAATGATGAGCCGGTAATTACTGTTCTGGATACTGAGACTGATTCTCAGTAATAAAATAGGAGGGTATGGATTTCTCCATACCCTCTATTCCTTTTATTTTTTTCCTTTAATAAAGTCTTCTTTTCTTTTTATTAAATAATTAAAAAATGCATCATATTTTTTATCTACAATTTTCAAATATTTAATATTCTTAAAAGAATTCATCATTTCATCTTTTAATCTTTCTTTTTCTCTATCAACCTGCATATGAGGATGAGTATTGTCACTTTCTTTAATTTCAATCTCCAAATTTAAAGAAGGAATCCAACAATCTGGAATATAAAATTTCTTCTCACCTTCATACATATAATAATAAGTATGAGGAGAAGGACTAAATACATCATCACTATCAAAATCCATTAATAAATCTA